TGCTGTAACTATTCAATTATCTATACTTCAAATAGATATTGCTATGTTTTCAGGAATATTTTCCGAATTGGCAGCTATTCCAACAATTTACATTCTATTAAAAGATAAAGAATTTGTAAATGAAAAATATAATTCAACTAAGGAAACAGAATTATATTTTACATTATAATTTATCTTTTACGTTTTATTGTTTGCTTTTTACGCTTTGATTTGCGCGTTTTTTTGCGTGATTTATTTTTTCTCTTTTTTGTTTTTTTCTTGTAGCGCCTTTTTTTAGTTTTCTTTTTTCTGTTCTTTCTTCTTCTTTTTCTCCCACCTCCAAATCCATCCTCCTCAGGATAGCCTACGAAGTCGTCGCCGCCGGGCTGGTTGGCAATCCTCTCTTCCTCTTCTGCTGCTGCAGCAGCACGCCTCTCTTCCTCTTCTGCTTGCTTGTCTAATAGTCTTAGTCGTCTTCCTATTTCTACCTGCGCCCTCCTGACTCTTTCTTCATACGCATTCTCATCCTCCCCTGGTTTATGAGGAAATTCTTTATGTAAATCAGCAATCTTCGCGTCGCGCATATATTCATACTCTCCCAGTCTTTCAGGGTCGAACACTTTTGGGTCTCCACGTCTTCCTCCAAAATCACCTGCATCCCTTATAAACTTCTTTACAGGTTTTATTTGATGAACTTTATTTTTATCTAAATCAAACGTTTCTTTTGGGACTTTTCCAATTGCTTTTTTCGCAGCAATACGAGCAATACGAGCATCATTTCTTGTATTACCAGCTTCCTTGTCGGCCCACAGTGTCTTATAAAATGGCCACACGTTCCAATTAAACCAGCCATGTTCCTTCTCCTTAAATTGTGGTTTGTCCGGATTATCCGCATGTTCATCGTCAAATTCCCTTCGTTTTATTGCTACAATAGCTTTACGTGTATCGCGCGTATCTTTAGGTTGACCCCGAACTTCTAAAGCCGCCCAATTAACACCCGGTATGGATCCATCATATGGTTTTGACGACTCGGTTGCTTGTTTATTCATCTCGTCTTCTAGTTCCTCATTAACTGGTCTTGATTCTACCGCTTCAAATCCAGGATAAAACGCATATGACTCCTCAGGTTCTTCACCATAAAAATCATCACTCATATATATATTATATCTATATTAAAAAATATAATTTCTTTTTCGGATCTCTTGTAGTAAATTTAAACAAGAGTTCGTCATATAAAAGAACAATTATAAATTATTTTTGTTAGTTATTGGTCCCTAGATCATCCGCCACCTCTCATTCTATGTCTTTTTCTACGCGTCTTACTTCTACGCCTTTTTCTTCTACGAGTCTTTCTTCTACGAGTCTTTCTTTTACGTGTTCTTCGTCCCCCACGTTCGCTTGGATGTAACGGGGACATTGGGGGCCATCGATTTCCTGAGCTGGGTAATATTTCCCATTTAACTTTGGAAACCTTGGGAACCGTGGGAGCTGCGGCGGTGACTGCAGTGGTAACTGCTTCCATACATCGCCCATACATATCCCTTTTACCAGCACAACTGAGTTTCTTCTCTGGTTTGTTATCTTTGCCCTGACCACCTCGTTTTCTTTTTCGGCGTCTTTTTGTACGCGTCTTACTTCTGCGGCTTCTTCCACCGGACTTTGCATATTTTGAACATGTCATTATAATATAATCAAATATTATTTTTGCCTATATATTGAATACAATTCATTTAAAGATAGATTTTCAAAATGTCTTATATTATGTATACATGGATAGTAGCTGTAGGTGGAATATTTGCCTTTTTTGCAGCTATGGGAATTGGTGCTAATGATGCAGCGAATGCTTTTGCTACATCAGTAGGGTCTAAAGCATTGACAATCAAACAAGCCGTCGTTTTAGCTGCAATATTTGAAACCGCCGGGGCAATTTTAATGGGTAATCACGTTACGGATACAATTAGAAAAGGTATAGCGGATTATAAGTGTTTCGAGGACAATCCGTATATTCTAATGTATGGTTGTATGTGGGTTATTTTGTCCGTTGGTATGTGGTTATTTCTTGCAAGCTATCTTGAAATGCCAGTATCAACTACCCATTCTTGCGTTGGAGGAATGATAGGAATGGCTCTGGTATTGGGCGGTTCTGATTGTGTAATTTGGTATAAACCAGTTGAAACATTTCCTTATGTCGGTGGTGTTGGTGGAATTGTAATGTCATGGTTTTTGTCACCTTTGTTCTCTGCTATGATAGCGATGGGTATATTCTTTCTTACGCGAGCATATGTGTTGAGGCATGAATTTACTAAATATAGATTAAATTGGGTGTATCCTATTCTTATTGGTTCAACTATTACTATAAATACATTCTTCATTATTTATAAGGGGGCCAAAGGTCTTGGGTTAGACAAAACTCCTTTGGGAATAGCTTTTGCAGTTGCTTTTGGAGCGGGAGGAGTAAGTGCTATTATTACCGTGCCCATGGTACCAAAAATTAAAAATTACGTAGCAAAGAAATTCGCCGAAGTAGAAGAAGTCGCCACAGATGAAATAGAAATGAAGGCCATTGAAGATGGAATTGTTGAAAGCAAAGTAGATATGAATATTAAAACAGAACAGGAACTATCTAGAGTGGTTGCGCTACATAAAACAGCAGAAAAGTTTGACCCTAAGACGGAAGAGGTATTTAAATATTTACAGGTTTTTACTGCTGTATGTGATGCTTTTAGTCATGGTGCGAACGATGTTGCTAATGCCATCGGTCCTTTTGCGGCAATTTATGCAATCCATCAATCCGGGGGCGACCTTTCCAAGAAAGCAAGCATGGGTGGAGATGCTTATTGGATTTTAGGCATGGGTGGTATTGGAATAGCAGTGGGATTATTTGTGTATGGGAAGAAGATTACTTATGCAATTGGGGAAAAATTGTGTAAAATCACGCCATCACGAGGAGTAGCAATTGAATTGAGTTCAGCATTAGTTATTATTACTGGTTCGCGATTAAAAATTCCTCTGTCTACGACGCATTGTCAAGTGGGAGCAACAGTGGGAGTTGGGCTACTTGAAAATACTCGAACTTGTTCAGGTATTAATTGTAAAGTATTCTTTAAAACTGCTGTAGGATGGATAGTTACATGTATAATTGTTGGTGGAACAGCTGCTTTATTAATATCCCAAGGAGCATATTCGCCTACAATATTAGGTTGGGGCTCTTGTGTACCGCACAACGTTACTCTTTAGCTTTATTAATATTTAAATAATTAATATATTAATAATGTAAATATGAAAATAGCATTTTTAATTCCATCTACAACTAGAGGAAGAAAATGGAGAAAAATGGAAGATACCTATTTATACAATATTTTTGCAAAAAGTTTTTTAAATACTATTAGTGAAGATATAGAATACACTATTTATATAAATATTGATATAGACGACCCAATATACAAACAACAAAAGGAAAAAAAGAAGTTGGAACTATTTATTGGAGAGAAAGCAAAAATCAAATGGATTGATGATGGTCGAGTACAAAAGGGATTTTTGACTTTAATGTGGAATTATTTATTTGAAAAAGCAATCGAAGATAACAATGATTACTTCTATCAATGTGGAGACGATATATGGTTTGAAAATAACGATTGGATTAAAGATTGTGTAAAACAAATGCAACAGCAGAAGGATATTGGTATTTGTGGCCCAATTAATCCGCCTAATACTCGAATATTAACTCAGACATTCGTTTCTAGAAAACATTATGAAATATTTAAATGTTATTTTCCTACACAAATTAAAAACTGGTGGTGTGATGATTGGATAAATTATGTTTATTATCCGCATCATGTGACTAAACTCAGAGATTTAACAGCCATTAATAAAGGCGGCGAACCTAGATATACAAGATTAAATACTAAAGAAAATGAGGCCTTTCGGCAATTATGTTTAAAACTAACAATTAGTGGAAAAAAACGATTAAAAACATATTTTTCTCAGCAGAATACTTAGTTTTTTTCATTTTTTATCAATTCTTTCACAGTAATATTTTCGGAAATTTGCTTTTTAATATTTTTATTTTGCGCAGGATCATCAATGGTTGCTCCCATATTGCATACCATGCGGTGCCATTTTTTTCTTTTTAGGTCATTGGTTAAGTAATCTGGATTTTGTTTTTCCCATTCTTTTATATGAAAAAACTGTTTTCTGGATATTTCATCAATAGTTATATCAATATTTTCGTGTTTTTCATCTTTTTTCCATTCATCAGATTCTTTAATGTAAAATTGCAATCGTTTTTTATCTGAACAATGAATAGGTCTTTCTGTGACAGCCATATCAGTAAGATTTTTTGTAAATATATTACTGATTCCCTTAGCGTATCCATGTTGATTTGTATATTCCAAATCTTCTAATGAAACCTTTATATTTTCTACAAAATCGGTCAAATTCATAGCATTTTTACAATGTTCGTTCAAAAACACATTAATTGATATTTTATTATTATTGTTGTTACCAATCTTGGGAATGATTTCTTTCTGATGATCAATTAATTTTTCAATTAAATCTCCTTGTTGTTTAATGGTATTTGTCAGTTTTTCAAACATTTCTTGGTTCGTTGACTCCATAGATGCTAATGCGTTTTTTGAACCAGTCGTTTTCAACACTAAAGAGTTGTTCGTTTCAACACACCCTTTTCGGTGTCTAGATAACCCGCTCTTATACTTATAGACCTTCCCACATAACTCGCAAGAAAAATCAACAATTTTGGCATGGTTGTTACCATCGGAGTTACCATTTGTTACCATTTTATGTTTTGTAGTGGATAAATGACGATTAAAATCTGTTTTGTTCTTAGAAGTAAAGTCACATTTTTTGCAGTAATATTTTTTTTGCGTTTTTTTGCGTTTTTTCATCTCTATATAATGATAACAAAAAAAACGCCTAAATTGTTTTTCCGTTTGTTGATTTTTTTTTCATGGGATACTGAAAAAAGTGAACTCCGTTTTTTTTCTTTTACAAGGTTCTAAGAAAAACCGAAATGTGCAAAAAAATTCACCCAAAAATATAGCCAAAATCTCATTCTGGACATTTTAAAAATGTCCAAATTCAAAAAGTGCCCCTACTTTTGTTCATTTTTTTGTGAGTACCTTTTTTTTAGTGCCTTTTTTTCAGTTACCACCCCATGCTGTAAACCCCATACTTATCAAAGCAGTACTTATATACTCTCCATTCTGGGAACGTAGTCTAAATTTGTCGTAATTAATGTTTTCTTGATTTGAAAATTTCCCCATGATACATTTCCCATCATAGTTGCTTGCTTTTATAAATCGTCGTGGAAGTTTAGATTTTTCTTCACAAAAGTCGAATATTTGATCCCATGTAACACTATGGGGCTCATCAACGCGTAAAATCAACGTGGATTTATTACCGTGAGGCAAAGGGACTTGCGAGAGAATGATTTCGACAGACATGGTTTGTGGATATTAAAAACTATATTAAATTATATTCAATTTATTTTTATTTAAATACTTTTTAATAATCCTAACTAATCATGGATAAAGAAATTATAGAGTTTTTGAAAAAATGTAAATTGCAGTTGGAAGACGAGACGCAATTGGACGGACAATTAATTCCGCGAGATATTTTACTTTCTCCAAATACTTATGAAGAAGTAAAAGCAGAAATAGCAGTTCTGAAAAAGAAATTCAGTAGTTCTGCATTAACTTCTCTCCAAAGTGGGGCTCAAAAGGAACAAAAATGGCCATTATTAAACTTGGTTCGTCAAATATTACGAGTTTGTAATTATAAGATGGAACCAGTTCGGCGTAGCGATGGATATGATGATGAGGGAAAAAAGAAATATAAGAGATTTTTCTTAGTGAAAAAGTTTAAAGCTGTACAAGCACAAACAGTATAATTCGTATTTAGGAATGGATTTATTTAAAATATGAATTATATATATATATATGTCATCGGCAGCAGCAGCAATATCAATAGAGGAAGACCTATTTAGTAACCCATGTAGTGATTTTCAAGCAGCGGTTGATCAAGCAACAAGAAATTCAACTTCTACTGAATTATTACAGCAGAATCAAGTACACAATGGAATTGAAATCCAGCAAAGCGACGGCACTATCACATTTCAAAGTGGAACAACTATTAGCATGAAAATTCCAGAAGTAGATAAGGAGACGAGATTTTGTTGTATAGATTCTAGTGAAAGTGGATCTCAGGTAGTTTTGAATAAACTGCCTATACCATCCATCATCATTGACCGAATTGGTATAGCATCATTAACAGCAGCAGCAGCAAGAGGTAAGATTACTGAAATAGCAAGTGTAGTAAAATCGAATAACCTATCTGATGTAATAACACAATTATTTAAAACCGAAAATTTTGTAACTTGGTTAACAAGTTCTATAGATCGTTTACATGATATGAGAGAATTTGAACCAGCATCTGTTGTAAGAGCTTTGTTATTTGAAAATTTTATGCAGGATTTTATTGTATTAGATGATACCCTAAAAATATCGTATTTAAAGCTTCTTTCAGAATTTTTGGAAAGAGCACTTGGTGGTGGTTTCTGGGGAACGAATTCCGGCAATGAACTTACATTCGCGAGTTATGTTCAAAATGGCGGTCCGGCCCTGGAAGCTACTGACGATTATACTTTTCCTATAAAGCCAGGGATGATGAATGAAGAAAAAAAGAAATTAATAAATCAGGTAGTAATTGATTTAAAATTATTGGGTATACCCTTAGTTCGTATAATTGATCCAGGTCCACTGCCACAATCTGCCCCTCCACCAGAATTAAAAGTACAGGCAATACAAAATATTAATATCCAAACAGAAGGCTCTGATCTCGAAGACGGTACATTGGCAACTTTTGCTAATTTAGTACCTAACCAAATTAGAGAGCTATTTTTACATTTTAGAGGTATGACTGCTAAAGACCAAAAATACGTAAATATTGCCGGTTCTAATGTGCTTCTTTTATTGGACGCTTATAAAAAACCATTTAGACACCAACAAGGAGCATTTCAAACTACACCAAATACTTATATTTCCGCGATAGATAAAGCAAATGCTAAAAAATGGACACCTGAAAAATATACAAATATTCAAGCAATTAGTCAAGATGCAAGACAAATTTTATTACCTGAACCCGGACAGTTAAGAAGATTTAAATTTACAAGATGTGATACCAAAATACAAACTGAACAAACGGCAACAGTACAACCGAGGCAAATCACCAATAGAAGTATGTATATACGCTCTGTTACTAATACGATCATATCTGTCCAACAACAACTCATAGCAGCAGGTCATCCGAACGAATGGTTCAATGCGCAGGTTCCTTTGGATTATAGGATGCAATGTCGCGCTTTTGATCAAATGTGGTCCATTCAAGAAAATTTGCAAGATATAGTGACCCTAGATTTAAATGGAAATCCAGTATCTGATAATACAAAGACGAAAAAATATAGAAAAGAGATTGTACGCGATTACAATAAATTAAATAAAATGTGTAAAGCATTGGACATGAGACCAAAAATTGATGATGACGATCATGAAGGACATTATGACGCCCTTCCTTCTCTAGAGGAATTAGATGAGGAAGCTGACGGTGGTACGGATGGTAGTGAACTTAGGGACATGTGGTTATTGGGAACTATCGATCAACCAGGTCCAGCACTGGCAATTTTAAATGCATCTCCTTCAATAATTAAAGTTGAAAAATCAAATATACCCGATGATGATGATATTGGTAGTTTAAAGAATGTAACAAATTGTGATGATTTTTACATGGTACAAGTAGTAGAGGAAGAGGAGACTGGAATAGTATATATTTCTACATCTACAGGAAGTTATAAACCTCTAACTTGTTTACTAACTTTACGACCATCAATACCAACTGAATCATATTTATATGATATTGAAGGTATTTCTTATATTCCATTAGCAAGTGTAATGAAACTCGAACAACAGATTTTAACAGTAGTGGCAAGAGACACAACACGACAATTACTAGCAGATCCAGGAGAGGTAGGACAAATAACAGTACAATTAGCCAATTACATTCGAACAAATGCTAATTCATTAAGTTTTTTAAGCAAGGAATATCAAACAGCTTTTCTGCAAGAAGTTTCACATCACGAATTAGGAATGTATAATGCTTCACCAGGGCAAAAACCAGGAGTATATGGTTTACCCCAATCTGTTAAAACGGCAACAGTTGCTGGACATATTTTCGAACCATCCAGTCATGTAGGAGTAGTTAGAAGAGGCGTCAACATTGAAAGAATAGATTCAAGTCCAGAAGATGGTGCCCCACCAACTCTAACAGAAAGAATAAAAGGTATGGATAATGAACATATTTTAACATCTATTTTAGTTGCTACAATGTCTATTGGTGAAGAAAAGAATTTGGACGACGTTAACACATACGTAGCTCCAAAAATAGAGTCAATATTTATAACTATTAATAGAGCAATAATAAAAACTTTGGTAAGCGTATTTGATAAATTAAGTGAAATGGATGAAACACAAGCATACAAACAACAATTAACTCAATTATATAATGTAACGATAGGGAATTTAACTAATAAAGGTACAACAAATGGAATGTTTCAGTTGGTAACTAGTATGTGCGCAAACCTAGTGAAGGATGAATCTATGGGACATATGAATTTTTTAGATTATTTATCTGACACATTAAGTGACAATATAATTAGAGAGTTAACACCTGTCAGCGAAATACTAGCACAGGCAGAAATTGGAAAAGAAGATTTAACAGATATACTTCGTGATAACTTACAAGAACATTTTGATAATACTACAATTGAAGAACTATGTCAAAAATTTCCACCCCTGCAGGGTGGTTTTAACAAAGAATGGGATAAATATGAAGAAAGTAGGATCGTGAGTCATAGTACAGAAGATGATCCGTATGTAGAATTTGAAACTTCATGGATTTTTGGTAGACGATTTTTGAATGCGGGTAGGGACGAAGCAGAAGAAGTGCCTTTATTATTGGATGTTATAGATAACATGGATAACGCTGACACTAGACCTCAAGTTCATTTGAGTAGTAAAATTTATCCAAATCCACTATTAGGAGGCGGTATGGTGGAGCAGATGTCAACCAATGCCGTATCTGTTGCTCAAGTACATAGAGTTAAATTTGGCTTTTATATGGAACTATTTAACGCGTTTCTTCCTAACCTTTCCCGTACAGGGTTATTTAATTTTATTTTTATACTATGGCAAAAACGCATGATTTCTGACGAAGGCGTGAATCCAGAAGTTTTGACTATGAAATTATTTAAACAAACTATTCAAGATGCTAAGAAACGAATGTTTGATACTCAAGGCGACCTAGGTGATGATGGCGAAGGTGATGATGATGATGAAGAAGGAGGTACACCAACAAGAACATTGGATGGCTTAACCAGCTCTACTAAAATTGGGTTTTCAAGAAGTTTAAATGGAATTTCAGATATTGTTGGTAAGTTTGACAAATCTCAAAGATGCTTACAGTATACCATAAAGTCTATAGCTTATAGTGTTATACCTTTAAGTTTAGAAATATCAAGCACATCTGTATCTCCACCGTTAACACAAGATCAATCGCAAGCAGCATTAACTTTTTGTGCTAAAGTAAGAGCATATGAAGGATTAAAAAGTTCGGGAGATTTATTACCTTTACTCGTTTCTAGATCAATGAATTTATGCTATGGTTTTCAAAGAGATCAGTTTGGCGTTCCATCGACAAGCATATTCGGTGGTGCTTCATTCGATAAACTGTGTGTTTTATTAGGTCATTTGCATCTTGTTCCAGATGTTATGATAGATGTAAAAGGAGGAATTTTATGTATTGGAGGTTTTAGAGGGAGAGCAAGAGGAGGGCAAAACAGAAACTTAGTAACGTTGGAAAATAACCGAACATTAGTTCAACAATTGAATCTGCAAGTGGCTAGTTGTGATTCTTATTGGATTGGAAGCATGCCCGGAGAGGCACACTCTCGTCAGAACACGGCGCGAACAATGCATTTATTAGTACTATTATTAGCACAGGTTTATCAAACTCAAGGACGCTTAGCTCAATTTGTCGGCGAGTTTCAAAAGTTCACAGGAGATCTGCGGTCTTTTATTATAATCGCTATTAAGCAATTAGGGGCTAGGGAAGGTAACATACCAATAATTACTCAAATTAATCAAGTTATAGAAGGGTATAATCAATATTTACAAAGCAGTCTAACTTATAGTTGTTCAAATTCACAAATCATTCTTCAGCGGCTTACAATTCAAAGTTATTTAAGAACAGCAGCGGTGAAGACATTACAAAACATTTTTGGCAGTGCTGCGAATGTAGAAGATGCTCTAACTCAACTAATAGAATATGCGAAAAAACTAACACCAATAACTAATGTAACATCACAACCAGCTATCATGTCGCCACAGGAGGTGATGGTACAACCACAGCAGATGATGGCACAACCACAGCAGGTGATGGTACAACCACAGCAGGTGATGGCACAACCACAGCAGGCAATAGGATCAGATCAAGCATTACAACAACGATACGAAGAATCACAAAAAAGAATAGAAGCGCTTCAAGAAGAACTAGAACGACAAAAAGCACTATTGCAATCGCGAGAACAACAAGCACAAGCTGCTCAAGATAATCAAGATACTCAAGTAGCAGAGAAACTGCGCGCAGAAGCAACAGCAGAAAGACAACGTATAAGAGCAAATTTAAATTTACTGATGGAACAATTTTTAGCACCAGGTAATCTATATAATTTAATGGTTCTAAGTGCTCCACGAGGAAAAGGGGAGATACCAAATCAACAAATTTTTAACCCTGTTGTTTTTGGTGCTGTTTTAAGGACTTGGCGTAGTATTGAAAACATCCGTCGTAACGAGGGTAATTGGTCATTATTAACTCAAAGTCAGCGAGACAAATATCATAAAATACAGTTCATGTTGAGTGCCTTTGCTAGTTATTCAGGTGTAGATCCGAATACGGAGGGTATTAAGGGAGGAGGTAGTAAAAAAAAGAGAAAACGTAAAAGAAAAACTAGAAGAAAGAAGAAAAAGAGGAAAAAGAAAACAATTAAACGTCGTAGAAAAAAGGGAAGAAAAACAAGAAGAAAATAAAGTAAATTAAAGAAATTATAGTATTTAATTATATAAAATGAGTAATTCAACAGCAGTTGCGGCCACTATTGGCGTAGGCGCTTTAGGCGTTTTAGCTTACTATGGATATCAGAATTTAGGAGGAAAGACAGAGGATGTTCAAGTCGGAGTATTATACAATGATATTAATAACAACAACAATAACGAAAAAAAGAGTGAGGAAAAAGACCTACAAACTCAAGCCAAAGAAGAAGTAGCAAAAGTAGTTGAAAATGCTACCAACGCATGGTCTGGTTTTTGGAAAAATGAATATAAAGATCTAAATGCTACAGAAAATACAGTTGTAGAAAATACAGTAGTAGAAGATGAGGCTGCGACCGCAGATCTACCCAGTAAATCAAGGGTTGGAGAAGAAGCAGATAGCAGCGATTTTAATTAAGAAAATAAATTAATATAATAAATAATTTATTTTTTCAATAATTTCATAGCCCAGACTAATCCCATAAAATATACAGGTGTCATGGTTAACACTGGTAGTTTATCAGGAGACCTCAGTAAACCTTTCACCATAAATCCAGTAAGAATAGGAATTCTGATGGCAGTATATACGAATTTTTGGATATTTTTCCATTTCATTAGTTCTTTGGGATTTGATTTAGTGTGAAGATAATGATAAACAAAATAAGAGGGTATATTTGATAATTCTCCCCAAAATAAAACTTTATCTGAGAAATATTGTTTTGGCGGGAAAGTGATAAAATAACTAGTAGCCAAATGATGATAGATATAAGCCAATCTTATCATATTCATTTTTTCATACATTAGTGTAAAATATATATCATACATGAAATATCCAGTAGACCAGTGTCTGCATAATGCAAATAAACTGGAGGTAGGATATAACATATGTAGTGCATTTAAACAAACGGCTCCGCAGGCGTGAGTACCAGCAGATAAATTTCTAGCTAATTTCTTATCTTTTACGAACGCGTAGCCAACCCATTCGTAAATATTAAATTTTAAGAAGTGTTGAAATATAGGATTGAACCAAATCATGATATATTTACTATTTATAAATTATACTTAAATAGATTAAATATATTAAAAAATTGAATTAAATGGTCGTGATACATATTGATAATATAGCATGACAAAGACAGATACAATTCTCAAGATGATGCAACCTAGCGCTTCTAAATTGGCTTTTCGCACTTGTTTTAGTAGTGTGAGTTTTAATGGTTATAAATTGGATATTTTGAAGAGTGCAGTTCAAAAATATTTGAGAAGGAGGGAATTTCACAAGATGGTTTGGTGTGTTGGAGAGATTTATTTGTTTCATGTTTATGCAAAAAGTGATGTTGAAAAACGGGCTACTAAAGGTATAATAAGTAATTTGATAAATAGGTTAATTATTATGTTGGATGAAGAAATGTTGTTTGCAGAATGTGAAAAGTATTTGTTAGTAAGACGGTATATGGAGGATTTTGAAAAAAGTGATAGAGGAGATTTTGAATGTTTATTTAAGATTTGTGATGTAATGTGTGGTGCGAGAATGATAAGAAGAAATAGTGATATTAGAGGGTATTGGTCATCGAGAAATAAGGCGTTGAAAATAGATAATAGTGTTGGCACAGATGAATATTATTTTGAAAAATTTAAAGAAAAGTTTGAAGAAAATGATAGTGAATGTTTTATTTGGATGTTTAAGATATTTTATAGAGGAGCAGAAGGTGAAGTGGTGCGATATAGAAGAAAAGAGAATATTTATATGATTTGGGAGTATTTGTTTAGTAGAGAAAATATTAAAAATAATGAAGTATTGAAGCGTTGTTTAGAGTATAGATTGAATGAATTTTATAAGAAAAATAGGGGAGAAAGGTTTATATTCTTGACTGCGGCTATAGATATTGCTATGTATAAAGGTAAGAAGGTTAAAAAAGATTGGTTTGATTGTAGTAAAAAAGTGAAATTTGATATAAATAAGTTGGTAAAAGCAGAAGATGAAAAATTCGCTGATGTGAATATTATAGAAAGTGTATATGAAAAATGGGGAAAAATGGAAATAGATGATTATGCTATTGACATGCATACTAGCGCAGGTAGGAGAATGGGGAAAAATAAAGTGGATTTTATAGCAAGTGGCGCAGTTGTTGTAGATGAAGATGAGGAGTATTTTGTGCGAGAGTGGAGGGATTGTTATAATAATGCAAAGAAGGCAAGTTTTGCGGCGGCAGTGGCATTGAGAAAGAAAAAGGAAGAAAAGAAAGCTAAAAAAAATGAAAAAGTAAAAGTTGTTGTAGAAGAAAAGAAAGAAGAAAAGAAAGTAGAAAAGAAAAGCAATAAAACAGAAAGAGAAAAAATAAGGGCGGCGAAGTATAAAAAAATAAAGAAAATGAGAGGAAAACCGAATTTTGATGAATTAGAAGCAAAATTAAACTATGTAGATGAAGTTGATGAAAGTAAAATTATATTATGTGGTGATACGACTTGCGGAAATAAAGTAATGTGTTTTGAATATGAAGGAAAAATTTGGAAAGAATCGCGTAAAAGTATGTTTTATAATAGAGATTATTGCGTGGTAGATGATTGTAAAGAATTATTTGGATTAAAAAAAATAGGAATGAAAAGAGTTTTGAGTAATTTTAGAATAGAAAAGATAGATAAAAGTAAAAAAAGTTGGAAAGATAATTGGCATAAAGTTTTAATTAAAAAAAATGAAGAAAAAGTAGTGTATTGTGTGATGAATAAAGTAACTAATTGTATGTGGGATGTTCCCATGGAAATTGGGGCAATTAAACATTCATTAGTTTATGGAGCGAAAAATGGTGGAAATGTTGGGCAGAATAAAGATTTATTTAAAGAATTTGTAAAAATTGGAGTGTATCGCGGAATATTTAGATGTAGTGATTTTAATTGTAGAAATGTATTAGTTGGATTAGAAGATCAGTTTTCGCCTCAGTATTTGGTAAGTATAGATGAAGGAGATATTGGAAAAAGGTTAGATATTTTGGGTAAAAGAGAAAAATGGCTAGTTGATGGATTAAATGCAGATAAAACAGTTATTAATGAAATTATGGATGAATTATTAGGCGGTAGTTGGCATTTAAAAAAAGAAATGATTGTAAATAAAATGAAAGAATATAAGTTTAGTGATGAATTGTGTAATGAAGTAGAAAATAATTGGAAAAATTTGCGAAAAGATTTGGAAGCAGAAGGTGTCTTATTTCAATAAGTAAATTAAAAAATAAATGATAATAAATTCTATCAATTATTTTTTAACTAATATTCCGTATCCACCGCCTTCTCCAATATCCCATTTTTTATCGCCAACTGACATAATAACTGTATCTTGAATAGCTTTTCTAGCTCGTAATTTATAACCAGGTACATCTAATTCTAAAGGAGGTCTAAATGCGATATTTTTAAACCCATTAATACCTAATGTATGCAATTGATAAAATGTTAATTGTATACCATATGGTATGCGAGGTCTAGCTGTTATAATATAAATATTATAACCGCGATTCTTACAATATTGGTAAAGTTCAAATACTTTGGGGATAATACGATGTGTTCTAGAGTCAATTAAAGTATCATCGATATCAAAAATAATAGCTTGATTAGGTGAAAAAGGTATTTTTTCTAAAACGTCCATTATATTTACTGGATTTAATAAATATAGTGATTTATTTTAATGTTAATAATTTAATTTCATTATTCGCAAGCATGAGAGTTTCAAACTCTTTAAAAAAATCCATTTTCTTATTATCTAGCATTTTATCAACAGTTTTAATAGACCATGGTCGTAAGTTTTTGTCACTCATTATTTTTGATAGTAAATATACAGCTAGATTTTTATCTAGTTCTTCGTTATTCAGCTCTTGATATTTGATTTTAAATTGTCTGTATAGGTGCATATAGGTTATAGAACATTTGATATCTAACCAGCTAGACATATATTTATCAAAAAAAACTTTGAATTTTTCTTCTTCTAATAGTTCTGTTAAATCTTTAAAGAAGTCATTATTGGCAATTTTATCTTTACCTATAGAAACGGCCGTGTCATGTTTAACTATTTCACTCATATATACATGTATAGTAGATTCTCTCCAACTACTTTATTTATTTGATTTTTAATTATTTAAATAGAGTAGTATAGATAATGTAAATGGAATCTGCAGGAACGAAAACGATGACAGAAGAAGAACAAAAGGCGAAAGCTGGATTTGATAGAAATGTTAACAGGTTGACAGAACAAGTAAGAGAAACTTATAAGCGTGCGTTTTTCGACCTATTGGAAGAGAAAGTATCAGCAAATCCACCGGATTTTGAGTGGTTAACAAGACTTTATGGAGAGATTAGAACAAAATTAATTTCACTTTTGAGGGAAGGGTCACCATTGAGAGTTGAGATAGAAGAATCGATGGATTGTGATTTTTTTAAACAGTTAATTAGTAATAATGTATTTAGTCCTGAGGATTTTTATACGTTGATACGTTATGTATTTGAGAAATGTAAACAGTTGGGTTCTCCGGCTAGAGACGCGGAAACTGATGCGAAATTAAAAGAAATCATTGATTTCGTGGATTCTGGTGATGCAACATTCGCTACGCTGGTGCCTATGTTTATTAAAAATGCGAATGAATGTTTGGACACAGTATATGAGGATATCAAAGCATTATCAGAGCGATTTAAAAATAAAAAATAGTTTTTAATAAATTAATTTAATTAATTAGTTTATTTGATAATTTACTGAGCCCATTGCCTGACAGCAAGCATTCGTCGCTTCAGATTTTCTGCCAAACTATTACGTTTGTTAGCTGTATCTAAATCTTTATACACAACAGTTTCCAACCATTCATCAGCTTTGCTTCTATTCTGAGTCTGAATTTGGCTCCGCCATGTATTGATAAGTTTAGTCCATCTCTCTTTATACTCGTTAGCAAAAGTATTAAAACTATCATCTTGAGTGATTTGATTTGGATAAGTATCGTAAATATCTGCAATCATTGCACCTGTGAATTTTGCTGTGTTTTGAAAGATCCCAGTGAAACGTTCATTCGACCAACGAGGAAGTTTAATTTGAATATGTTTGATAACATTAGCGATGAGAGCACTGACTATAAAGAATTTGGTTTTTGCATCATCTGTTAGAGGTGTATTTAAGATAGGAACATGAAGGAAATATTGCGCATTTGCATATTGTGGTCCGAAGAACATACCAGAGATTAATGCAACACCTTTTGCTAGATTTTTACGACGTTTTCCTCTTGGGTCAATATTTTTCAATCCAAAACAATTCTCATAAATATTGTTTTGGTCAACTTGTTCAATGGTAAAATTAACAATTGGGGAACCTTCAAATTTAAACTCTTCATCTGCTGCCCAGGCTGCGTATCTATCGCTTGCTGTTAGTGGCGTTCCCTCTTGAAGCAAACTGAAATTAGTACACAACTCCTTAAAATATCTACTGTCTCTGGTTGAGTCATTGGTTTTCTCAAGTAGCTCAACAGCTACCCGATAATCACAAAATACTTTTCGAACATCCTCATTTTCAATATCTCCATACTCAGTAGTAAATTTACCATCGTAAAATTTCTTGAGAGCTCCCAGTCGAGTTCCACCGTCTTCGATATTGAAGTACTTGGTATAAGTAGGTTCGTTTTGACCGTTTAATTCGGCCTTTTCCCATTTACTCATAACAACGCCGCCTATTGCTTTTCCTTCTAATACACTACAAACCAAAGATTGATTCCAAACAGTAGATTTATTAAGACCTCTTTGATAAGATGGTTTTCGATATTTTGTAGTTGCTTGTGCATAATCATCAGGATTAAAGTCTGCAAGAATATCTCCTAACAATCTTACGTCAGCGCTTTTACTCAAAATACGTTCAGGTAGTCGGGTTACTGTATGTTCGGACATGTTTTATGTTATGTGGTGTATGCCGATTTTCAGTACTAATTTGTTGCATCAATTTTTTCGTGTCATTCTAGCAAATTTAACGGCATCACATACTGCGGCATATCTAATTTTCTTTTTCTTTATTTTGCACGTTCTACTTCGTTTAGTAAAGAAAACATTATTAAACATAATGAAATTCTTTTTCGTTTTTCTGCGTTGAATCATACTTTTAATTTGTGCTAATTTCTTAGTTCCGTAATATTTTTTGTACCCCTTCTCTCCATGAATGCGTAAATAAGAGGTATTATTTGTGGTGGTTGGAATGTGAATTCCTGATGGTAGGTTACCTAACCAGTATGTTTTTTTCTTCCTGGTAATAAGTGTACCTCCCAAACACCAGCCGGCAGATTTGAATAGTGCTGTTACTTCTGGTGTAAACCATGATTTATCTCTAAATTCAAATACAATAGATGGTCCATTTTTGGGTAAATAGGATTTCATTTTTTTCACGCGTTCGAATGTTTCAGGTTTATTTTTAAAGGATGGTGGTAATTGTATAAGAATAGCTTTCATTTTATTACCTAGGGGTTTTACTCTATTCCAGAATACTTTCCATGCTTGCTTACAATTTTTGAGGCGTTTTATATGGGTAATATATTTGGATGCTTTAATAGAGAAAAATAAATCGGGTTCTAAGTTTTTCCATTTAGTGATAGTGTGCTTGTTTGGTAGTCTATAAAAGGTAGAATTAATTTCAATGCAGTTAAGACCAGGTAGGTCTAGCCATGTTTTTTGTCCTACCATAAAACCAGAAGTGCCTACATACCATTCTTTGCTCATTAATATAAGTATATAAAAAATACTATAGTATTTATATAAAATGCTAACTTTAGTTACTGGTGCATGTACTAGATATTTCGTCCAATTACAAGACCTATTAAATAATGTTATTAATGTAGCGAGTACTAATAAGATAGATATCCGTTTAATTGTATATGATCTTGGAATGAAAGACAGTGAAATAAGTAAATTAACATTATTATTTAAGAATATGATATTGGTTAAGTTTGACTTTAGCAAGTATCCTGAACATGTATCTTTACAAAAAAATTATGGTTTTAATTGTAGTTATGCTTGGAAACCAATAATAATCCATGAGGTATGTGAAAAATATCGTGGTTTAGTTCATTGGATGGATACTCGAACCCAATATTATAATTTTAAGACATTAATTAAAATATTACATGAACAATATATATACAGTCCGCGCTCGGGTAGTAGTGTAAAAAGGTGGACTCATCCAACAACTTTAAAATATATGAATAATTATAGATTTTTATCAGCTCAACAACGACAAGCTGGCGTTTTCGCGGTAAATTATGAGATTGATTGGGTAAGAAAATTAGTTACTGAATGGAAAGATTTGGCACTAATAAAAGAATGTATTTGCCCAGATGGTTCGAACAGAAGCAATCATCGTCAGGATCAATCAATTCTATCTATATTATATTATAAATATCAAGAAAAATACAAATTTAAAGATATAATTATCACAATACCTTTTTTTCGAAACCATGCACGTAGTCGTGTTGTCCAGAACCAGCCAGACGTAGTGCGAACAAAACACCTACGCCTACGGCGCCGTAGGCACCGCCGAACGGCATTTTCTACTATTTTACATTTTGGAAGCCAATAAAAATTTTATAGAATAATGAAATTTTATAAAATTTATTTTTAAGGTATATTTTTATATTAGGAATTTTAATTTTTTATAGGGAAGAAGTTAGTTAGTAAAGCCATAGTCTTTGAGGATTTCATCGGGCCAGAGCGTAATATCCGTTACAAAATTCGGCATATTTTCATTGAAGGCGATTTCCGGCAATTTGATTTTGCGTTTTTTCAGTTTTTTCCGGTATGCAGGATCGCGCTGGTTTATAGTGCCTGTAGTGATGAGTTTCATTCGGAATCCTTGGCCAGGTGCCAGAAATTCCGGTTTTACCTTGGGCATGTAGTGATAGTAGGCGCGAGTATGGCAGAACATGTAGCAGCGTTTACCTGAGGGCCATTGAAATCCAGGCATTTCGTAGCATAGGCCTAGCAGGTTGCTATCGTGCTTAGTTAGGCCTAGGTATTCGCGTGGTTGGTATGAGAGCACGTTCTCGATTTTGTCCATTTCGTACTTATCTATAGGGCTAATAAAGGCAGATAGAGCTGGCGAGTCGGCGATTTCGTGTGGGGTACTCTCTTGCCACATGATTAGCATTGGATGTTCATTGCAGTCCACGGTGACCATTCTTCGGCGCCCCGGGTAGTGCTCGTGCATCCAGGCTGGCGGTAGCTGGCAGCCTACTCCCCATGTAGTCTTTTTTTTAAGGCAGTATTCGTATAGGGGCCAGATATCGGCGTCATTCATGTCCCAGAATACGAATCGGCGTTGCCCTGCTAGGCCTACGATGGTAGCTACTTCGCCTGGTATTAGACTAGCAGTTTTAGCCTCTTCGTCGGCTTCGAATAGGTTTAGCCCTTCGATGTGTAGTGTATCGTCGTTAAATTTGAATTTCCTAGTATGGCGTAGTCTATTCGGAGCGTAGATAGCGCGTTCCTTATCGTAGAGGGCATTCATACTATCTCGCAGTAGCGGACTACTTTGAATTAAGGTATGAATAGGCGTACCGTACTGGTGTATGAAGCCACTAGCGGCGGAGGGTGCCTTGCGTTGTACTAGGGTTTCAGGTCGTAGCTTTTCTGATAGGGTAGGTTCTTGTACTTGATTTTCCGCGTTGAATACGGCGTTGGCAGTACGGTAGAACTTAGTGCTATCTAGTGCTAATATTTTATCGACGACTGCTACATCAGTAAGCGCTATTACGGCGACGCCATGTTGTAGTAGTATTGGTTTGATTTCCTCTGGGCTTTTGGCTAGGACCGTTGAGGTCGGGATAGCTATAGGGTTAGGGAATTTCGGCATGATGTTTGTTATTGGTAATTGTACTTAAGAAAAAAATTTTCAATTTTTTCGATTTTTTCTGAAAGTGTAAAAGTTAAAAATAATTTAATATAGTAAAAGCTACTGTACAAACTACTGTACAAACTACGCTATATATATAAAAATTGAACGCCATATAAGTTATTAAATAAAATGAAACTACAAACCTCTAATACAATGCAATTAACTCGACTCATCATTGTTATCCTAATACTAACTATGGTACAAACAACCTACGCGGGCCCCTGGGCCTGTGCGGCTTGTATTACTACTACAGCGGCTGGGTGTATCGTAACATGTGCTCCTCTAATTGCACCACAACTTGTCCTAGCTTGTTCTTTGGAATGCGAAATAGCGGCAGCATATGGTCCTTGTCTTGCTATATGTGGGGCTCCAACCCCTTAAACCCCAGCCATTTTCCGACCAACAGTAAACCACAAAACTAAAGATAATACCGTTCCAACTACATAACCATCAGAAAATCCATTTTTTTTGCAGAAATGATTACCAATAGTAGCGCCAATTATTGCTAAAAGTCCATAAAAGATAAGAATACCATAAGCAGTTGCATTGACCATTTTACATTATAATAATATAATTTATAATCAATCGCTGTGACTTTTTACTTCATTGAAAGCATGGGTTCAAGATTTAATAAATACATTTAGAGACAGGGTAATATTACACAATAATGTCTGAGATAAATTATTATTGGGGAGTACCTGATGCGTCTGTTAGTTTCTGTGAAAATAAGTATGAAAGATATTATTGGATAGCAGAATATCATAATACTATTTCGTCGTTATGTTATATTGTGGTTGGTCTATTAATAATGCAAACTAGATTGAAATTTATTGGGCAACTTTTATGTGGTGTGGGTATAGGAGCAGGGTTATTACATGCAACATTGCGTCATTGGGCACAAATGGGAGATGAAATGGCTATGTTAACTATGAGTTTTTATACATTAAAAGAATTGAGACCACGTACATCTAAGTATTTATTATACCCTATGTTAATTAGTTATTGTTTATTTAGTAGGTATTTTATAGTATTCTTTCTAACATTTGCTGGTTTACAGTTACTGATAGCAAAGTATGCAAGACGAAAAATAAATATTAAAAATAAAAAGTGGATACTTTTATATTTTATTAGTTTTATAAGCGGGTTAATATGTTGGCTTGCTGACCAATTCTGTAAAACAAGTCGTGGAAGTATGTTAGAACCTTACCAGTTGCACGCGTGGTGGCATCTTTTTACAGCATCGGCTATTGCGTTTGGATTTATTGCGTTGAATGATTAGTCCCAATCCATGTCAGAGTCAAATTCTTCCTCGTCGGAATCACTACCAGACCATTCATCCTCATCGCTTTCGGAGATTTCTCGTTTACAACGCATGGCGTTATCGATTGGTTCATTATCATCTACGATGAAGCCAGTGAGGTTAGCATTGGACTCCCAGTCATGCTTGCCATCTGTTACCACGCCACGGTCATAGCCGCCGTCGTAGTGGTCACACCCGGAGAAACCGCTACCAGACACGAAGGTTTCATCTTGAAGTCGCATGGGGGCAACAATGGTTCGACCGGATCTTGAAAATTTAATATCGAAAAGACCGCAGTCGGTACAGTAGGCTTGGAAGTTCCAAGTAGGCGGCGTGATAATAAAGCTAAGCAAGTGAAGTTTTAGGCCTGGGCCCATGCTGTCGGCATGCTTGTTGCATATAGAGGTGAGGAGTTTATGAATATGTTCATTAAATTTCCCGGCTCTGAGATTCCAGCATTTCTCTCCACGATGCATCCAGCATTTACACCAGGTACACATAGTAGGGTTTGTGATAGTAGTCGTCATAATTGTTTGATTTGTTGAAAGCACAAGTAATAGTTATTGGAATATACTAATAACTATTTTATAAAAAATTATTTCAATTTTTTTATGGAACATGTATATATAATGTGGCAATTTTTATGTGGATTTGGTGCTGGTGTCTATGTAGGAACAGTATATGATTGTAAACCAACATTACAATTTGTAAAAACATGTATTAAAAATTTTGTACCAGAAGATGCAATTCCGAAGAAGAAGGATGAAGAGGATAAATCAAATTAATTTAGAAGATGTTGGGTATAGTATAGTTTCCTGCTTCATCTTTTGTCCATTTTGCTATAATTGATGGATTTTTAAGATTTTGATGAATATCTTGGGGGTCATATACATTTCCAGTTTTATCAATAAAGTATATAATACCTTTTATATCTTGAGCCCATACTTCTATCTTCTTAGTAGTATCGACAACTTGTTCTCCAGCGGTAATTTCGCCATGAGGTGTGCCTTTAATATGTGTACCGCAAAATTTTTCCCCTGCTTTTTTTCGCCTGGTACACTGTTCGTTATTAGCCCTAAGAGCGCAGCATCTTTCGCAGAAGGGTACACTATTTTTGACGCGTTTTCGCTTTTGAAGATCCATTTTTGTAATTTCTATAATAGAATAATCATATATATATTGTAGTAATTCTTTACCTTGAGTTTTGTCTAATAGACCTAAATGCTTCATTTTATTTTTAATATCATTTTTAAAAGACTGCGAATGTGTATTGATTTTTCGGTTGAGACGTTTTTCCATGGTGTAGAGAGTATACTACTTTATTTTTATACATTTTTAAAATCAATTTTAAATTCTTATTTAAAAAGAATCTTAAACTGACCTACCACTCTGGGTAAAACAATAGCGAAAAATAACATAATATTAAAGAATAATTGAAATTGAATCAGAATAGGAGGTGCTCTGGGAACCATATATGGAATTAAACTAAAAATTACATTAATAATAACAAATCCTACAATAAGTAATCCAAAAAAGAAGATTTGATTCATATATATATAAAATATATATAAATTTATTCAATCTGATATCCAGTATATACTGGGTCCCATGTGTCTTTCAAACTCTTCATATCTACTAAATGAATAGATAAAGGTAATTGTTGTTCGAATTCATGTACTACATATCGTGGATTCATATGCCAAACACTACCATTAATTCTAGGAACTCTTCCCAAATATAAACTATTATAATGTTTTTGCCAACTGCTATTATGAATATATTTATCAACTTTACTGGTTTTGGTATCTAATAATACTTTTGTTTTTTCCATAAATAATGCGAATCGAATAATACCACCTTTGATAATTTTGCCATTTTCATCAGCAATTTCTTTTCCGTATACTTTTCGTTGTTTGTAGTTTTTAGTCCAACCAGCATATCTAAATGCACCAGTGTAATTAGTAAAGTAGAAAAATGGTCCGAACTCTAGATTGGGCCATGTTGTGGGTTTTTGACCCAATGATGCTATAATTGGTAAAAATTTATAATAATTTCCATAATAGCCTACAATAGGCAAATCTATATTTTTGGAATTTTGTCTGAGATAAATAAGAATAGGGTTTCTATAAAACAAAGAAGTTACGGATTTGTGAATGGGAAAATTCAGCGTTTTTTTATGATTACAAATCTCGTCCATTAATACCCACCATAAATCATTGGATTTTTTAATCAACTTTAACCATTGTTGTTCTGCTCTAGGAATAGCAGAATACTCATCAACTGAAGATAAATTATAAAAGACGTAGACGGTACTACCGCTTTGTAGAAATCCTGTTGGTTTTATTTTGATATCAATGATTTTTTTAAGTAATTTATTTGCTGTTTTTTCAACAGGAGCAGAGGATGTTGTTTTAACAAATGGAAATACTAATAGATTTTTAACTTTTTTATTTTGATCAGGATATTTATATAATAAATATTGTATATATGGTTTATACACACCGTAACGATTTCTGCACGTTGTAATAAAATATGGACAAATAGCGATATTTGAATATGTATTAGATATATATTTGAAGTTTGTATTAACAACATCAAGAATTGGATAATTAAATTCAGAGCAATCGTTTTCTGTTTTAACTCTTTCAGGTGTTTTTAATTTAATAGCGGTAGGTATTGGTGTCATTTTAGAAATGTCTTTTACTTGAATAGTAGATTTAGTACTCTTAGATGCTGAAATTTTATTTTTGATGTGTTTTTTGTATATAGATGAAGGATTCATATATATACTGTAACTAATATTTATTTTTTAATTTTTCTTCTAATATTTTCTTTTATTTTCTCTTCCCTATTATTCAAGATAAAATTACTAACTTCTTTTGCTTGTAGAGAGTCTTCTTTAAAGTACTGCATAAGACACTTCATTAGATGTTTTTTAGATAAAGATTTTTTGACTTTTTGCTTTGTGTAAATTAGTTTTCCACCATTCGAATCTAAATCAAAGCAATCGATTTCGTTTTCCCTCATGATTTTAACTAATGTTTCGGTGTTTTGTTTTTTTTCATTGCGTTTTTCCTTGATTTGTCGTTGTAATTCTTTTATTTCTTCGTCTAAATGTATCCAATCTTTAATATTTTTGATCAAAACTTCCTTATCCATTTATTTATATAGATATAATCGTATTTAATACTTTTTTTTTAGAAATATGTCTTCCACACATATTTTCATTTTTTTTACATTTACATCCACACATTTCACCTTTTCTTTTTCCAGATTTCAGTATAGAAATACACGATTTATAAGGTACTTTTGAGATTTTTTTATTAACATTCATCTTAGCTTTTTCTGCTAATTTTGCATGTCTTGGACATAATGAACCAACACACCATTTATCACATGGCTCACCCTTTCTTTTTCCAGATTTTATGATAGCGGTACATTTTTTGGTTTTAAGAACCTTAGATGGTGGCCAATTAACTCCTTTTAGTTTTGTAGACAATAAATCTTGCTCATAAGGTAAGACGCCATTATGTACTTTACGACAATAGGGACATTTAATTTGATAACTATTTAATTTTTGTACTTCTAAATTATTATATTTTCTCTGAATTTTAACTTCTTGAAGTAAGCTTAAATAATTAAATTTATGTTTACAAACTAATTCAATGCATTTATTATCAAGAGGTAAACCATCAATTAAACAAACATCTTCATCATCATCATCTTCTAATAATTGCATTAATTGGGTATTAAAATTTTGATTTATAACTTGATTCATTTGTTATATTTGTGGTAAATATAACAAAAACTCTTTATATCTATTATATATAATGTCTGGTATCGCACGATGGTCAAACCCTACTTGGATTTTTTTTCATACATTCGCTGCCAAAATAAATACAACCTTTTTTGAACAAAATAGGGCACAATGTTTACAGATTCTTAAAATGATTTGCGGATGTTTGCCCTGTCCAGATTGTACAATTCACGCAACACGTTTTATGTCACGAGTGGAAAAAAATGTTAAAACCAAAGATGATTTAATTGATATGTTATTTGCTTTTCATAACAAAGTTAATATCCGTACATATAAGGTTCCTGCTACAAGAGACATTCTAAAAACATATGAAACTTCTAGAATGGACGTAGCATATATAAATTTTATACATGGTTATCCAGCTAAATACGGTTCGATAATGTCTGGTAGAATATCTACTTTAGGAAAAAGAAAAGGGATTGCGAAATCTGTTCAAAAGTGGATGCAGCAGCACTGGCAGTTTTTTCAATAGATTCAAAGTTTTCTACATCTAAATTTTTTATTTGTAATTTTGCATCTATTAGCCCCACTTGTATCATTAAAATATGTTAAACTTAAATTCCCGTCATGTTGTGATTCAATGGCTCGCATTAATCCATACCATACGACACCCCAAATGATACCAAATCCCCAGCCTAATAAGATATCTATGGGCATACCACAATTTAATAATTTAACTCGAAAGAATGCGTTGACCACTAGAATTACTAATAACATACCTAATAAAGCCCAGTTAAAGTTATTATGAGCGGCCATGCCGAATATCAAGTAACTAGCAGTGAAAGCTAAAAACAAGGCATTTGGTCCTGGTGCACTATATTCAAACCCCCAACCAGAAGAAGAAAAGAGATTACATGCGGCTAAATCTGCATTTTTAGGTACTTTCCGACCCAAAGAAGACGATAAAAATTGTCCCATAAACATGATTATCATTGCTCCGCTCATAAAAACCAAACCTTTAATATCTTTATTAAAAGCAGAAGCCATTACCATAAATGCCGCGATGATCATGGGTGCATTTAAAGAAAAATATTTAATATATGCCATTGGGTTAAACTTAAGAAGCGCCATATATAATTATTCTACATTTTTTTTATACAAATACTAAATCCAAAACCTCATTAATATTACTTACAGGATGAAAGATTATATTTTTAACAATATCTTTATCTCCGTATTTTTCCAAAAACTTATTGAATGCCTTATCATTTTCTTTTGGGAAAATAAATTCGGTCACACCGGCTCGAATGCCTCCAAGAATTTTCAAGGTTAATCCACCAATAGCAGTAACTTTACCCTGTAATGTAATTTCGCCAGTAATCGCAATAGTATTTTTGATTTTCTTATGATTTAACATACTATAAATAGCAATAGTGATAGCGGTTCCTGCTGAGGGACCATCTTTTGGGGTAGCGCCTTCTGGACAATGTACATGTATTCCTTGCATTTGTGTTTTTTTGGTAGAGCCTAAGAATTTAGTTTTATTTGCGTGAGAAGTTAATTTCCAGGCAAGAGTTTTAGCAACATTCATTGATTCTTTCATAACTTCCCCTTGTAATCCAGTTAATCTAAGATCCATGAAATTTTGTGCAGGAAACTTATAACACTCGATAGGTATTATACCTCCTTTCCCTAAAGCATTTGCCCATAACCCATTCATTACTCCAATTTGCGATTCATCAGGAATTTTGGTATGTCGTACTTCATTTCTTTCTTTTAAATAATGATTTTTAACTGCCTCTTTTGTAACAACAATTGGAATAGTAATTTCATTGTCTTTATTTTGTAGAATAGATAAATTAATTTCACTAATAATTTCGAATAAAATTTCCTTGAGTTTTCTCACTCCAGGTTCATATGTATATGAATCAATAATGAATGTTAATACGTCATCATCTAATTTAATAATATCAGATAAACCAACATTTTTATAGATTTCTGGTAGTAAATAATTATTTGCGATAACTAGTTTATCTTCCAAAGATAAATGATCAAACTTTATTCGATGAATTCTATCTAACAAAATACGATCAATGGAATTTGGGTCATTATAAGAAAAAATAAAAAGTGCCTTACTTAAATCTAAGTCTACACCGTTGAAATATTTATCTTGAAAGGATTCATTTTGAGTAGAATCCACCAAATGTGTTAAAATACCTATAATTTCTTTACCATGTTCAGAACGACTTACTTTATCTAATTCATCAATAAATATGATTGGATTCATGCATTTTTTCTCCATCAAAATATCTACTATGCGTCCCCATGTCGAACCTACATATGTATAATTATGACCAGACAACGTACTACCATTGGAGGAACCACCGATTGGTATAAAAGCAAAAGGTCTATGTGTTTTGTTATTTTCGTTTAGCAAACAATGCGCAAGACCTTTTTTGGCCAATGAAGTTTTTCCTACTCCTGGCGGACCTTCAAAACCGAAGCAATAACCGGTTTGTTCACCATTCATCCATTGGCCAATAATACGTTTAAGTTGACGCTTTGCTGTTTTATGACCGTGTATTGCGGTGTCCAATACATCATTGATTCGTGTCATATTAGTATTAATATCTTCCCATTTGGTATTGATAGATTTAATATGTGTACCAATATTTTTTTCTATATTCATTTGAAACTCGCTAGGAAATCGTTTTTGCATTTCAGTAAAAATGACGGCATCGGTTTTTGAAGCAATGAGGAATTGTTTCATATTTTCTTTCATGTAAGAATTTTTTTTCCCGGAATGACATAATTTGGCAGTTTTAAGATTATGTTTTTTAATAATACCATTAATATAACAGATATTCGCTACCAAAGTGTCTCGTTTGCCTTTACAAAATAAATCTATTAATTTCTTCACTTGTTTTGATTGTAGTTTTGGAAGGAAATTTTTATGTATATTCGTGATGTGCTTATTAATTTCTATACATGTATAATTTTTCTTTGTAGATAAATAATTAGAGTTTTCTTTTTCGATGATACTGGCAATGTTATTAAAGTCGCTTTTAATGTTCTTCATGATGGATAACATGGGTTCATTTCGGTAAATACCAAATGGAATTTTTAATAAACCATCTAAATATTGTCTAGCTTTAGAGCCAGAATCCTCTGATTTTGCTTTTACTTCTTTTAATTTTACCATTGCTTTTTCTTTAACATTATCCGATGCTTTTAATAAACAAATTTGTTGTTCAATTGGAATTTTGCTACTATCAAAATTAGATAAATCCTTTGTATATTTTAACGTGGTTTTCATAGCGTCACGGAAAAACTTTTTAATATTCCATGGTAAACTATCAAATAAAATAGTTTGCTCAATGGTATCTGGACCATTTCCATTTCCATCATTCGTTAATAAATCATACAAAAGATAAGCTAAATATTGAAATTCAGGATCACTATTTTTCATTAATAACTGTATAAGTGTACGACGTTGGCCGTAAAGCTCACAACTAATAAACTCTTTTACATTTTGTGATATTGGTTTTTGTTTGATAAGATTTACTTGTGTTAAATATCCAACGAATCGTTGATATAATTCTTCATTACCATATATTAGCAATTCTTTAATAGTTAGAGTATTTATAAAACGGTCAAAATCAGAAGTCATAAATTCCGGATCTTTTGGTTTTTCATCATATAATGATGCTATTTTATCTTTAATAAACTCATAATTACTACAACTGACAATCATATCATCAACTAATCCTGAAATAATAAGTGTTTTCTTTTCTGCGCTATTTTTAATGGCCACCTTGATACCATATACCTTTGTATTGAATTTTCTACTAGTACGAGCTAAATCAAAGCATTCAAAGTTTTTAGCACTTTCAACAATCATAAAATCTTCAACGATTCTATTCTTAGCAAGTTTTTTTTTATTAGCACCATCTTTCTCTTTCCAAGTCATAGCTTTATAACTGATAGGATGTACGTATTTTTTAATAATTTCATATTTGGCTCTGTTTTCATCTGTAATTGTTTTCTGAATGAAGTCACTTGCAAATGCAACTGTAATTAAATCGCTAATATGTAAAGTGCCAAAATTTCGAAAGATACTAGAAAGTTCATTATTGATTTTTTGCAGACGAGTAATAATATCATCAAAATCTAAGTGTTTTTCGTTGTTTACCATTGTCTTTATAGTATTTAACTCTTCATATAAACTTTCTAGTCCTTGTATACATACATTTAATTCGCTAGCACCAATAATATCTTTCACTTTGTACTGTTGTACAGCTAAAATAGTATTGGTAATCATGTCTTGAAAAGTGTCAATCTTTTTTCGACAAAAATCCAATTTATCGAATTTTTTTAAAGATTGCGCGGCTGAGGGCTTAATTTTTTCGTTTTTCATAAGATATTGCTAAATAATATAACGATTTTATTTTCAAAGATTAAATTCAATTCCTAAAAATATTGATTTCTCATAAATTAACATAAAAATAATAAAAAAACATGGATAAATTTATAGGTTTTAAAAATATAGTTGAGATGCTAAAATGGTCAGCGCCTATTTTTTTATAATCGTTTAATTGCTCCCAGTCATAAATTCCGCCTCCACTAATAATTTCAACATCAGAATAATTATTTTTGATTAGAGAAATTAATGTTGAAGTATAAGGTACAATAGCTGTTCCACTTAATCCACCTTCTTTTATTGGTATAGTATTTGAACAATGAAATTGACGAAATCCTTGTTTGTAATAATTATGAACTAATTTCATATCTGTTGTTGGTGATAATTTTATAATGCACCAATCTCGTTTAGAATTAATAAATTCAGATAACCCATTATGTGCTAGTGATTTATTCACGTTTGGACAACTAATATTTAATTCTATATTTGTAGTTTCTGGAAGCATGTCAATAATTTTGGGTATTTCATGTTGATTTAAAATGGCAATACTTAAAATATCACGTTGTGGATTATAATGTGTAATACCATATGCTAGTCCTTTATTACGCAAACCTATTTTGTTTACCCATCCATTATATTTGAAGGAATAACGAAACGTTTTTAGTATTTGAGAAAACAAACCAGTTCTAGGTTCTAAGGTATAACTACCTTTAATAGATTTTGTATATGGTAAAGAGATATAGTTACCGAATGGTGGCGAAATAAATAACATTTGAGAAATTAATATCAAATAGAATTTAAATAGTTATTACAATCTATATGTAATATGGGAATACCGAGTTACTTTTCATTCATTGTTAAGAATCATGGAAAGATTGTAAGAAAAATTCATAAGCTGAATAAAAATATAGACAATTTTTATTTAGACAGCAACTCAATAGTGTATGATTGTTTGCGTGCATTAGATAAAAATTATAAGGACAATGATGAAGAATTTGAGCGATTATTGATTGAAGCGGTGTGTCGAAAAATCGATGAATATATTTCAATTATTCAGCCCTCAAATAATGTACTTATAGCATTTGATGGGGTTGCTCCAGTTGCAAAATTGGAACAACAAAGAAATAGAAGATATAAATCATATTTGTTGGAAATGCTTAAAAATAAATTTGAAACACAACCGAAAAAGTGGGATAAGACGGCTATCACTCCCGGTACAAATTTTATGAGTAAGTTAGCAAGTTATACAAATTTTTATTATAAAAATAAGGAAAAGCAGTATGGTATACATAAATTTATTGTGTCAACTAGTAATGAACCAGGAGAAGGAGAACATAAGATATTTAGTTTTATAAGAGACCATAGAGCGACTCATAGCAAGGAAGTTTCTATGGTATATGGTTTAGATGCTGATTTAATTATGTTAGCATTAAATCATTTGCCAATTTCAAAGCAAATTTATTTGTATAGGGAAACACCTGAATTTATTAAATCATTGAATAGTGAATTAGAACCAGGAGAAGCGTATTTTTTAGATATTCCAAAGTTAGCTCAAATGATTCGACTTGATATGACAGGCATGTCAGTTGTATCTAAAACACAGGAAAGTAATAGATTATATGACTACATTTTGCTATGTTTTTTCCTAGGAAATGATTTTATGCCGCATTTTCCTTCGTTAAACATTAGAACTGGTGGGATTCATATTATTTTGGCAGCATATAAGAATTTATTTCGTAAAACCAATAATAATTTAACAAATGGTAAAACTATTTTTTGGCACAATGTTAAAAAACTCGTAGAATATTTGGCGGAAGCAGAATACCAAAATTTGGTAAAAGAATATAATTTGCGTGCAAAATGGTCACGTCGAAATTATCCATCGGAAACATTGGATGAAAAAATGAATAAGTTGGATAACGTACCAACAAAACAGAGAGATATAGAATTGTTTATAGATCCATTTAGTACTGGTTGGGAAGTTAGATATTATAAGATTTTATTTGGTATTGATATTAATAATTATTGGAGAAGAAAGATTTGTATGAATTATTTAGAAGGATTAGAGTGGACTATGAAATATTACTCTACTGGTTGTGTTAGTTGGGATTGGTGTTATCATTATAATTATCCTCCTTTATGGAAAGATTTATTAAAATACATTCCATCATGGGAAACAACGATGATTGAAAAAAATGATTCCAAGCCAATATTACCGGAAATACAATTGGCTTATGTTTTACCAAGACCTAGTTTAAAATTACTACCAAGTGACTTTCATGAAACATTATTAAAAGAGAAGGGTGAAAATTATCCTACTAATTGTAAGATATTCTGGGCATTTTGTAAATATTTTTGGGAAAGTCATGTAGATTTACCCCATATTGATTTAACAGAATTAAAAAGGCTTTTTAAAAACAAAGTTAAAAATTAATTTATATGGTAATTTAAATGCCAGGAGAAGTAGTGTCTTTAACTACAAGAGATGAACTTTCTAATTTTTTAAGAACACACTCTGTAGTAATTGTAAAATTTACGGCGACATGGTGTGGACCTTGCAAACGTTCTACACCTTTGGTAAACGAATTGTATAGTAAAATGCCTGATAATTTTTCAATGGTAATCGTGGATATGGATAAGGGTAAAGATATTTCAAGTGCATTAAAGATCCGTTCTATACCTACAATGTATAGTTTTATACATGGTGCACCAATGGACAGCGTAATAGGGGGTGACAGTGAAAATATTACGTCATTTTTTAAGAAAACGTTGGCAAGAGCGTCATCTTAGAAGGAATAATTTATCATAATTTTTTATATGAGTGAAGTTGATTTAGATATAGAAAATTATGAATTAGAAGATATATTGAATTTATTTAGATTACAATATAATTTTGTAGAGGCTGATTTGAAAAGAGCATATAGAATGGCATTAAAGTTGCACCCTGATAAATCAGGTTTGGATGGGGAGTATTTTCGTTTTTACATGAAAGCATATAAGATAGTAGAAAATATATTTAACTTTAGAAATAGAAAGAAAAAGTGCGCATATGATGTAGTTTATAATGCAAAAGAAACAGATATAAGTGAAGATAAGGCTGTTTTATTGCATTCATTAAATGGTAAAAGCATAAAGGAATTTAATAAATGGTTTAATGAACAGTTTGAAAAGGCAAAAGTAAATGATGATGAGAATGATAGTGGATATGGAAAATGGATAAAGGAAAACGAGGTGTCTGAAAATAATGAGAAGGTATCATTAAGTGAATTTGGACGTGTTTTTGAAAAAAAGAAAACAGAATGCAAAGCTTTAGTAAAATATAACGGAGTTCAAGATACGGAGGGTGGTGGTGGTTATAATCTAGTAAGAGACAAAGTAGAGAGTTATTCATCAGGATTATTTAGTAAATTGTCGTATGAAGATTTTAAAAAAGCACATACAGAAACTGTCGTGCCTGTTACAAGAGAAGACTATGAGAAAAAGGAAAAATTTTCCAGTCTTGAAATGTACAAACAACATAGGGATTCTCAAAATACAGCACCTCCGTCCTTGCAACAGTCACGACAATATTTAGCAGAAAGAGATAAAAATGAAAACGTATTACATGCGAGACGTGCATTTAAAATCTTAAAGCGAGATGAAGAAATAGAAAAGAACAATAAAAAATGGTGGTCAAATTTACAAAGATTAAAGCAATAGTGGTAAAAATATTTAAGTTGACTATATATATATAATGTTTCGTTATTTCACACTTTTCATAGTTTTAACGGTAATTGGTTATTTATATGAAAAATACAAATTGAAGTATGTACCCGATGAAGAATTGGAGAAATATGACTTGGTTCGTAAATTTTTATTGAACGGAGGGTCTGGTTTGGGAAGTAAACCTATTTTATGGATTCATACATCTCATCCTATAAATCATAGATATTGGCCAAGTTTTGGTTCTAGAAATACTAAGTTATTAAATCAACCTTATAAGGTATCGTGCGTTGAAACAATTGTTAAACATTGTTCAAAATCTTTTAACATAGTCTTAATTGACGATTATTCATTTGATAAATTGATCAAGGGTTGGAATATAGATATGGACAAAATGGCTAATCCAGTAAAAGCACATATTAGAATGCTTGCGTTGGCAAAATTATTACGTGATTTTGGAGGTTTATTATTACCAAATTCTACTATCGTAACCAAGGATTTAAAATCATTATATGACAATGCATTAAGCACGAGTTGTTGTTTTAGTGTTAATATGATCAATCGTGGTGTAACAGCCGATTTGTCTTCAATGTTTCCTACCACTAAAATATTAGGTTGCAAGAAAAATAGTCAGGTTATGGCTAATTTTTGTAATTATTTAGAGGCTTTAGCAAGTACGGATTATACTAGCGAAAGTGATTTTTTGGGACAAGCTAATCGTTGGTTATATAAACAACATTCAAATAATAAATTAAATGTCATTTGCGGAAAAGTATTTGGCGTTGAAGATGCTGATGGCAGAGAAGTAAATATTGATAGACTTATGGGAAATAGTTATATTAAATTCTCTCCAAATCTACATGCTATATATATTCCTGGCGATGAAGTATTAAGACGAACAAAATATGAGTGGTTTGCTAGGTTATCACAACAACAATTACGTAATTGTGATACGATAGTGGCTAAGCATTTGTTGCTTTCTCAGGAATAAATATTGAATAAATAATTTCATACTTAGATTTATTATATTTCATTACAGATGTAAATGCAATATGATGGTACTTACATAGTTGACGAATAATAGTGATAAAATTTTTATAATTCATATTTCGTGTGATATAAAAAAGCTTTGAATTATAGTAATATGCCTTTAAAGATTCGCAAAAAGGGCGAATTTTATCTTCCATTTGTGCTTTTTTAAAATTTGCTTTGGAAAATACATATTTATTATTTGTTCTTACACATACAGCCTCTAAAAAATCAAATAATATTTTTTGAGGCGGCTCGTCTTTAAAAATTTGGCTAGACATATATAATGCACAAATATTTTAATTACTATTTACAGTACGAATTAGTTCGTTTGTAAAGAAAACCAATTCTATTTCGTGTTCATGCAAGGTATGAAAATAAGAGATATATTGACAAATATGATGTATAATTTTGTATTTATTCGTTTCATCAATAATATTGCATATTTTAATGAACTGAAAATAACTATCTAAAATATCCATGACGGAATATCCTTTATCATAAATATCATACATAATCTCAACGGATTTTTTCAGTGATTTATCTACATACCATGCATTGGTATATCTTTCAAAATCATAAAAACTAATATTAGTGCAAATTTTTTTGGCTATATCTAGGGTAATTTTTTCATTTAATAAACTAAATTTTTCCAGATAATTAATTAATAAGCGAATTGAGTTATTACAAATATTCATTATAAATGATTCTGCTTGTTTTGTAATATTAAGATTTTCTGCTGTTTTAATACGTGTAATGATTTTTTTTAACAGTTGTGTTTGGTTTTGCTTTAAATTAATAAGTGTGCATCTTGATTGAATACTTTCAATCGTTTTCTGTATATTAGAGCATGATGCTAAAAAATGAACTTTATGACTGTATTTATCAATACAATTTCGGAAGACTTGTTGACTTTGTTCATTTATAACGTCGATGTCATCTAAAATAATAAACTTTTTTTTTCCATGAATTCCAGATGATGTTTGACAAAACGTTTTAACTTCATTTCTATAATATGATATACCTTGTTCTTGTAAACTATTGATATAAAGTACGTTATTTTTAGGGATTTTGTCTAGTTGATAATACTCGCGTATAGTAGCTTCAATCAAGGATGTTTTTCCAGTTCCTGAATTACCGATTAAAAGGATATTCAAATTGTTCATATCAATTAATGTTTTAAGTAATTGAATATATGCTTCATCAATGACAAATTCATCATATTTTTTCGGTTGATATTTTTTTAAAAACGGTAAGTTCATCTTATTATAATTCGTTAATAACTATTTAAGTTTATATTAAAAGATTATAGAAATGGAAGACTATTATAAAATTCTTGGTGTACAATCGAATAGTAATCCTGATGATATTAAAAAAGCATACAGAAAATTATCATTAAAACATCACCCGGATCGAGGAGGAGATGCTAGTGAATTTAAAAAGATAAATGAAGCTTATCAAACTCTAGGATCTCCAGAGAAACGAAAAATGTATGATATGCAACAGAATAATCCTCTTTTTGGTGCAATGGGAGAAAGTATGCCTGGCAATCCTGAAGATATCTTTAATATGATGTTCGGAGGTAGTGGAATGCCTTTTCCTTTTGGGGCAATGGGTGGAATGGGTGGAATGGGTATGCCACAGGTGCGTATTTTTCATAATGGTAGACCAGTAAACATGCCGGGTATGAATAAACCAGCTCCAATTGTCAAATCAATCGAAATAACATTAGAGCAAGCATATTCTGGTGTAAACCATCCGCTAAAAATAGAAAAATGGGTAATGGAAGACAATATTAAAAAAATAGAACAAGAAACAATTTATGTTGAAATAAAACCTGGAATTGATGATAATGAAATTATTATTCTAAGAAACAGAGGTAATATGTTGAGTGAGAATAATATTGGAGATGTGAAATTGTTTATTAAGGTAATAAATAACACGGAGTTTACTAGGGATGGTTTAGATTTGCTATTAACAAAAGAAATAACATTAAAGGAAGCTTTGGTAGGTTTCCAGTTTGATTTTAAACATTTATCGGGTAAAACATATACTATTAATAATAAAACGGGTAAAGTAGTAACACCTTCGTTTGTTAAGGAAGTTCCAAATATGGGTATGAAGAGAACTAGGCCTCATCCAGCTTCTCCTTTAGTTGGTAATTTATTAATTTGTTTTAAGATCAATTATCCTACTTCTATTACTGAAGAACAACGTGAACAACTAGAAAAGATTTTATAGAGTATTATGAAGGCAAAATATAGTAAACACCAATAAATAATTAAGGTATTTACACTATGGTACGCTATTTGTTGTGTCATAGTTTAAGGTTTTTGTTAAAAAATTAAATTTTAGTCATTCAATTTTTTAACTTATCTTTTTCGACGCTTGCGGGTTTTTCTTTTTCTACGCTTTCTGGTTTTTCTCATTCTACGGCGTCTTTTCGTTTTTCGTTTCCTTCTTTTGTGTTTTATTGTTTTTCGTCCTCCATTGGATGGAGGTTTGGCTTTTATTTTGGTCAGCATATCTTCATATTGTTTTCTATTAGCTTCTATTCTTTGTTGTCTTTTTTGTCGTTGTTCTTCTGTTAATGGTTTTACTGTAATCGCATCTTCGGCTTTTTGAGATGGTGTTGGTTGTTTTTTTTGTGCTACTGGGAGCGTACTAAGGATTTCCCTCCCTCTATCTACTGATGCCGAAGTCCCCATTCTCCCCGCATTGTCGAAGTCTGTATTTTGTTTAACAGGATAACATCCTCGCGGCCTTTGGTGCAAATTTGTACCAACATATTCAGGAAGTTTGCCCCCTGGTTTTCTTTGATTCCATGGATCCGGAGTCCATTCTCCATATTCATCGGAACCAGGAACCCACAAACAATTCCTAATATTTTCACCTCGGCTACATTTTTCTTGTGACATATTTTTACACTTATTAGGATCCTGAATATTTTGACGCGAATAATAGTTTAATAAATTAACACGATTTGTTAAGTCATGTTCATGTGATTTAACAATTTCATATAACCTCATTATATCGCGTTTCTCGTCGTTTTTACTCTTAATTTTATACAGCATTCCATGTTTATTTTTGTAAAATTTACGAATGGCATTTGTGCCCTCATTCATAAATTCCTCCATTTTAGCCTGAAACCGAGGTTGGAGTCCATCATATCTTCCTCTATCAATGTGTTCTCTTAAAACATTCGCTCTATCTCGAATTTCTCCTAAAATTTTTTCAATACTTGACATATATATATATATATATATATTACTGCTAAAATATATATATACATCTAAAATTCTGGTTTATGGCGTTTGAACAAACATCCATGAACGCTCAAACCTGGAATGCTTGTAAGTTGAGTAGGATTTTGCATGGAACAATTTCTCAACCAAATTTTGACAATACAAAATGACTTTTTAGGTGAAATAGTAATTCCGTTAATTAGTTTCAATAAACGCGTATCGTTAGTTAAGGTTTCGCCAACTGTAATATAACTAAGTTTCTTCCATACTTGCGGTACAACTTTATTAGTTACCTTAAATGAAAAGCAGCCACCTTTGCTGTTTTTTGGATCTTCCCACATTGGCTTAATTCCATCCCGCATCAAGAACAACATACAATTTTTAACTAGCTTTTCAGGGATAACCGCATACAATGCAACCATCTCCTCAATACCAGTTACGGTCATAATTTTCTTATAACTCTTTAGCGACCAGTCTGTATCATGTGGTAAATGCGCCCAGAGAACCCATTTATCATATAAAGGGTGTGTCATTTCTTGAGAAGTAGCAGTGGTTTCCATAGTGCCTGAAGAATCCATTATAGTCATATATTACATCAATTTTTTATATTTGTTTTTAATTAAATTAATCATCCTGTGCTCCCTCGTATTCAGATGTGTTTGCTTTATCATCATCTGCTTCGTCATTGTCCGATTCTTCACTTTCCGATTCTTCATTGTCCGATTCTTCATCAATATTTTTAATTTTATATCCATCATCCGTAATCAATATATATTGCTGTGGTGTCAAAGTAAATAGATTAACGTCTTTATCAAATATCTTAAGTGTATAAGTATCTTCAGTACATCCAAGTATCAAAATTGTTTTTAAATACCAATTCAAAAATGCAGGAGTAAATAATGTATTTCCTTTAATGTAAAAGCAATCTAAATGTTTATGAATATCAATGCACACCCCATCTTGCACTAATTCAACTTGTACAAATTGTTTTTCTACTGTTTCCCAATTTTGTTTGTCAGAACTATTTAGTTTTTTATAATTTGTAAAGGTTTTAAACATGGTTTTTGAATCTTTTGTATCTTTTTTAAGAATAATTAAATCAATATTTGTTTCACTATCTTCCCACCATTCTTGGGGCAAATTATTATAATCGTATCCCATTTGAACTTCTAAATCTTTCTCGTAATTATAGTATGATAATAATGGTTTAATTTCATCGAAATCATCATTTTCAAAATCGCTATCGTCGGTAATTTCCGAAGTTTGCGCTAAATTTTCAAAATAAATACTGGCTTTTGAATAAAGTTTTACACTTTCCCATGCTACATTTTTTAAAATAGTGGATCCATTTTCAGGATTTAATAAATAATATACACCAAAGGCGCCAATAGAAATGAATGTAGGAATTACAAAATAATTAAATAAATCACTAAACATTATTAGTTATGTAATTTATTATTATTTTAAATTGTTTACATAACTAATTAGTTTTTTCACAATTAGAATGAAGGGGATCGCACGACAATCCGGCCCTTGTAGCTACCACATCATCCAATACTTGTTTTTGATCTTTTGATATATTTGACTGGTCATATCCAGTGTTAATTTGTCCAGATTCATTATATTTACGCCATTTAGCATATTCTTCAGCAGTAAATCTATCGATTCTATGACGTTTCTTTCTTCTTTGTCTCGCCAACGCTCTTGCGTCGGGTCTTGGTGGTGGTTTGTTTTTATCATAAGCAATAGCTAATTTCCCCGTGGAAGGATCAAGGCCGAACATAACTAATAACATACTAACAATCACTGTCATTAGAATAAATGGAATAAAAACAATTAACCATGAAACAACATCTAACCCATTTAAACATAGGTAATTTAACAACACAGTAAATACAAATGCAACCCATATTTTAACTAATGCTGTATTATAAGCTCCTTGTACAGTGTCAATAGAAACCTGAGTAATTGAAAAAATTAAATATATTAATGCGGGGGGACATATTTGTCTAAGGACCATTTATATTATATAGTTAAAAAAAAACTGAACCATTCTCTAAATGACCAACAATATCTCCAATCTCTCCATCTTCTAGATATTCAAATAATGAGCCATTTTTGGAATCATCAGTATAATAAGTTTTTCCATCAATTACCAATTCTTCTACTTCTACCTCCTCATCATCGTCTTCCTCTTCCTCGTCATTCTCGTTTTCACTGCTATTACCGTCATCTATAATATCTGTCTTATTTTTTTGAGCTATTAAAGCACCGGTAAGATATATAGGCGCTTCTTCTTCCTTATTTAATTGATTGTTTTCTGCGCTAGTGTCTATTTTTGTGCAATTAGATTCTGAGAACTCCTTGTTATCCTCATCCTCATCCTCATCCTCATCTTCATCCTCTTCATCCTCATCCTCATCTTCATCCTCGGATACTTCTTCTTCGCTTTCACTATTGTCATCAAGTACTGTAAATGAATTTAAAGTAAGGGTTGTTTGTTTTTTACCAGCCTTTTTAAATGCCCAACCTTTAATGCCTGCACTAGAATTCATAATATCAATTAATATATCATTATCTGATTTAGTACAATCTACATTACTTGTATTTTCATGAAAATTTACCCAATTATCAATAGCAAGTCTTTCATCCTCAGGAGATACGTCCTGATTCTTAGACTCCTTACGCAATTTTTCACTTTCAGAATTCTTAGTGATTTGTAACAAACTATTAGAAGAAATCGGTTGCGCATCATCACAATCACTTTCACTATCACCAATACCCCAAAGACCTAAAGATGGGGAGGAGCTTTCTTTGTTTTGCATAGATGATACAATTTCTTCCATAGAAACAGAATTATTTGTTGTTGTGCCAAGTTCTGTTATTTCCATAGTTATTTTATCATTGCTTTTAAATTGCACTAGTTCTTCTAGTGCTGACTTATATTTTTCTTGTAAAGTTCGTAACTCTTGCTGTAATCTCTCAGTCTCCAATTTTAATTTTTTAACAATAGGAAGTTGATTAAGAATTTCCATATTTTGAGAAGCGTCATTATTTTTACTAGAAACCTGTTCAATTACTTTAGTCAAATGTTTAGATATTACAGTAGTAATTTCGGCAACAGTATCACTGATGTTAAGTTTTTCATTTTGGTTCTCTTCCATTTTGTCATAATATTAAATAAAGTGTTTAATATAATTTAGAAAAATGTTATATTTTAATACATATGAGTGAACCGGAAAACGAAAGTGATTTAGTTGAGGTGAAAGACGCCAGTGGTGAATTGCAACGCAAGAGAGAAGAAGCAATGAAACAAAAAATAGAAGAAAGAAAAAAGGCATTAATTGAACTGATTATGAGGCAAACTGACTATGACGAAGAAACTGCAGCAATAAAGCTAGTACAATGGAACAATAATTATTTACATGTGATTAAAGAATACATGAATCCTAATTTTCAGGAACAAAACAAAGAAGATGTTAAAACTACAAAGAATCAAATGATTTATGGAGAGATTAGGAATTTTATGGATGGTGTAAATCGTCATGCACTCTGGAGAAAAAAACAAAAAGAACAAATGGAAAAGAAACGCGAGGCATATATAGCTTATTTACAGCAACAACAGGAAGAAGCTCAAAAGGTCAAAGTACAAGAGGAAGGATTGCAGAAAGACAAATAATCATCAGATCTAACAAGTTTCAAGATCTAATGATTCAAACCAAAATTGCTGGATAAACTAGTTAATTTACTATTACCAATTTGTTTTCTTTTGAGTCTGTATTGTGGTTGTTTATGTGTTGTACTAGATAATATATCATCAAATATATTTGGAAGTTCATTATTTTCCTCATATAGTTCTGGCAAAATTTTAGTCAATGGTTTATCTACAACTAATAGTAATCTATCTTTACTTAATAGTTTCCTATATTCTTGAATACTAAGATTACCGTAATATTTATCCAAAGTATAGTATGGATTGGGTGCAGGTTTAATATTTTTTTCATAATTATAGATCTTACTATAAATATTGTTTAATAATGCGTATCTTTCCCATAATACCGAACAATCGATAGCTTCATTTTTAAGATAAGCCACTGCGCATTCAGGACTACAAAAACACCCATACACTTCAATAATATTATTTCTTTCTTGTTTTGGAATATAAATTGGAGGATTGTCAAAATGACATGTACACCAAAAGCAATGTGAACGTTTATCAGATACTTCGTTAAGATGAAGTTTCAATTTCAAAATCCGTAATTTTTCCCAAATTTCTTTTATATCAGTATTATCGGTATTTGCTTGATTTTCAGAAGGTATTTTGTTTGCTGTTGGATTATACGTAATATTATTGTATTGTTCAAATTTTATATTTGTTTGTTTGGTGTTTTGAAGATTATATGAAGCTATTTGTTCTTGTGTCTTTGACTCAGCAAAAATATTTTCATTATGGGTTTCTAAATCTTTACTTGAACATTTCAATTGTAGAATTATGTTGGGTTTTTTAATGTCATCTTTGTTAATTTTTTCATTAACTTTTTTAATAATTTTCCCACCTTTAGGTTTACGCCCACGTTTTTTATGAACTTTTTTAGGCTCAGACTCTGCAGTTGTTTTAGTTTTTTTAGGTTTACGTCCACGTTTTTTAGGAGGCATTTTATACACAAAAAAAGTAATTGAATTTAAGTTGTTTTTATATAATGTTTAATGTACAGAACTATCTTTTATGACATTCTCTACAAACAGGAATATAATTTGAATTGCCTATTAATTTTTGTGACGATTCATTGGTTAACCTTTTTGTGAAACTTGCTTTTTTCCCGTTTCGACAGATAGCGCATAAGGCTTGTTTTTTAATGACTTCATCGGCCATGGGTATAACATCTAGAATATGGCCAAATTTTTTCATTTGAAAATCACCATCAAGCCCACATACATAAACAAATTTTTTCATTTGTAACAAAATGGCTACGGCATCTACCAAATCATCGAAGAATTGAGCTTCATCTATAACAATACATTTGTAATTATGTAGTTCTTTATCATCGAGCAAATGTGCTAATTTTACAAATCGTTTGCACGGAATCATTATTTTATCATGTGTTGACAGTTTTGTTTCATGATATCGCTTATCTTCAGCAAAGTTAACGACTAATGTGTTGATTTGTGCAATACGGTTATATTTGTAAATATTAATAACTTCAGTACTCTTACCAGACCACATGGGACCGATAATAACTTTGAGATAAGCGTCTGGTTGATTCATGATTATTGGTTTAATGCTTTTAGCCATTTACTATATCAATTTATTTATTTCTTATATTAAATATTTTCTATAATAATATAATTATATGAATGAGTTTTCTCCATGGGTTGAAAAATATAGACCGAATTCATTACAGGATGTCGTATTGGATGTAACAAATAAACAAATATTGAATAATATTTTAGAAAAGAATTACTTTCCAAATTTACTATTTTATGGTCCTCCTGGTACAGGTAAAACAACAACTATAATAAATTTAATAGATGCATATCAAAAAAAATATAATCAACAAAATAAAGGGTATAAAATACATTTAAATGCATCAGATGATAGGGGTATTGAAATAATCCGCAATCAAATACACCAATTCGTACATACTAAAACTTTATTTGGAAATGGGTTAAAATTCGTAATTTTAGATGAGGTGGATTACATGACAAAAAATGCTCAACAGGCATTAAGATATTTGATTCAAAAATACTCCAACAATATTAGATTTTGCCTAATTTGTAATTATATAAGTAGAATAGATACTGCTTTACAAAATGAGTTTATTCGATTACGGTTTTGTCAACTTCCTTCAAATGATATTTCAAAGTTTTTAAAGCAAATTATAATGCAAGAAAAATTAAATATTTCCAATAATCAATTAAGCTCAATTCAGAAATCCTTTAAATCAGACATTCGTAGTATGATAAATTATATTCAGGCAAATCACAAACAATTTGCAAGTTCAACAGAATATACTCATATTACCTCTGAATTATGGGAAAACTTAATCGAGAAAATGAAGGATGAAGATGAGAAAACAATAATAAATTATATTCACACAATAAGTGTCAAATATAATATAGATAAAGTTGATTTACTACATGAATTTATAAATTATCTGATAAAAACAAAAGATTATGCTCTTGGATCAGAGTGGATTTCCAAATTTAAATTTATCATACACAGTGAAATATCAAATCCTAATTATTTAATACCTTATGCAATTTATAATTTAAAAGAGCTTTTTAAATTTTCATAATATGCTTTCATTCTAAGCTCTAATCTGTTACAAAATAAATTAGGAGATGGTTGTGCAGGATGAAACTGATTTCTTTTTAGACAGTATTCTTTAAGAATATTATCTAATACATCAACTTCCTTCTTAGGATTACCACGTTTAAGTTGCCTCTTAGCAAAAGTACTCTTTCGTTCCATTTATTTAATACTAGAAAATAAATTGATTGGAGAATAACTTAAAGAGAAAAATTTAACAACAATAATGCTAAGCGCGGATCAAGAATGGGAAAATTTCCTAAAAGATGACACACTACAAGAATCAAAAGATGAAATAAAAGAAACAGCTACGGCTTTTATTCCTAAAGTAACACCTATTTACATATCTACACAAACAAAAATTGGTTATTTAAATAAGACAATAAATTTGAGAGATATTTTTTGGAAACTACCGGTATTAAACTATCAGACCATGCAGTCCGGTATTATAAAAAAACAAATTAAAATTAGCTGCGAATCAAAGGAGGAAAGCAATGTATTAAATGAAAAAATTAAAAACTCAGAAATGATAATAGTGGATATCATTAAATTTATTGATAATCCAACTGCTAGGAAACTTAAGTATAAAGATGTACGTAAAATTAATATGGGAATAGCAAAAAAAGATTTAATTAGTTACAGAACAAAAACCAAAGGAGCATTTTATAATTGTTTCGTAGTAATTCTGCGTATTAAATTCAATAGTGTTTATAAAGAAGTACATATAAAGGTTTTCAATACCGGAAAATTAGAAATACCGGGAATACAATCTGACGATTTTCTACATTTGGCTTTAAACAAACTGGTTGAATTATTACAACCGGTATGTGGGGATGATTTGTGTTATAATAAAAACAATATTGATACTGTATTGATTAATTCAAACTTTACTTGTAATTACTATATAGATAGAAACAAGCTATCTCAACTGTTAAAGTATAAATATAAATTACATGTCAATTATGACCCATGTTCGTATCCAGGAATTCAAGTAAAATTTTATTATAATACAGAAAAGAAAACACAAAATGGAATTTGTCTGTGCAAACAACGATGCGATAAGAAAGGATCAGGTAAAGGGGAAAATCAATGTTTAGAGATATCTTTTATGATCTTCCGAACTGGAAGTGTATTAATTGTAGGGCACTGTGACGTATTTATTCTTACCAAAGTATATGACTTCTTAACAAACATTTTACTAACCGATTACATTGATTTTCGTATATCAATGCCTTATGTTAGCAAAAAACAAGACAAGAAAAAGAAGGTACGAAAAAAAATAATTATAATGGATGTAAAAGCCAATTAATATATCTTAATGGCGACATTTCACTTAAATTCTTGATTGATTTATTATCATTAATTTTTTCTTTAATTCTAGTTTTAATATCTAATAATGTTTCTTCATTTGAATATTTTCGTAGTTTTTTAACAAAAATTTCGCAAATATTACTATATTTAATTGTATCAACATCGTATGTTTGAAAATTTTGGAAAACAAACAAACATAATTCAGTTTTACTATCAATCAAAATACAATTACCACTATTAAATAGCTTATCAATTATTGAAGCAGATTTGTCTACTGCAAAATGTATAATACTTTCCTTTTTCTCATATTTCAATCGTTCTTTTTGTAACAAATGAAATAGTGTTGCATTAAATAACATCATAATATTAGATATACTGTTCAAAAATTGTTGCTCTTTATTATCTAAAGCAAAGTTTTTTCTATATACATTATTAATATCGTATATTGTTTTCTTATAAACAAATAATGTGGCGTCTTTTGAATTCAACTGTAAATAAGAATGATGTAATGATACATCGCTTATTTGACCTATAAATTCAATATAATAATACAGCGCTTTTTTACATTGATAAATAGTTAATTCCAGATTTTTAGTGTACATTAGTAAAAACTTAAAACAATGCATTATCGTTTCAACACCTCTTCGAATTAGAAATAACAAATAAGTATCATCCTGTATTATCAGATTTTCTACTACATACAACATGTATTCATTAATTAATTCAACATATCTTGATACGTATGTTTTTGTTTCTGGAAATTCAAATGTTTTGTTATAATTCTCCACATTGCTAATAATTAATTTATCGCTCATATAAATTAAATTTGTATTTTAAATTCAAGCAAAAAACCTAATTATTTATTTTTGCATAAAATAAGTATTTAAAGATTATAGTAACCTTTAAGTTATAATGTCAGAGGAAAGTACGGCCACTTCATCTCAAGAACAAAGTAATTATAGACTTCCACATGGAACTACAATGCAACATGCATCGAAGTTAGCAATTGTAGAAGACAAACCTATAATGTTTGATTATTGGACAGGATCATTAGATAAAGAGGTATTGATTGGTGTTAGAGAATCAGGAGAAAAACTGTTGGTTAAGAGTGAGGACGAGTATACTAGTCCTATTGCTAAAATATACAAAGTAGAATCAGAATATATCATTATCACCGAAAATTCTATATATTTAATTAGTGCAGACGTGGATACTAAGAGAATTTCGTAAAAACTAATATAATATAAAAGTTGTTTTTATATTATGACTGATGCAAGTGGGGTAAATATTGAAATTAGTGAAATTTGTCAAATAGACACAAGTGATTTAAATGCTAAATCTTTAGAAGAATCGACATGTATAGATGTTAGTGATAACACTGGTAGTGACGATGAATCGTCAAATGAAACGAGACTTATGGGTATTTTTCCAAAAAAACATTCTTTAAAAAAAAGTTATGGTAAAAAACAAATGCGAAAACATAAAACTATGTTAAATGCGTTAAAAAAATATAAGAAATTAAAAACGGAAGAAGAAAATCAACCGATAGATAAACTAGGACGGTTTAGATACAATCCAGAAAAGGTAAGTTTTCAGGAAGTGGAGGAAGAACTTGGAGAGATATATCATAGTTATAATGAATATTTTTCATCAGCTATGGACATTCTTGCAAGTTATGTTAAAGGTCAAAAAATTATTTATATGGAAAGTGAATCACATTGTCAAAAACAACTTAATTTTCTAATGTTTCCTTCTATTTTTCTATCAACATTGGCTTCTGTGTGTTCTGGTGCATTCAACAGTGCTGAAACATGGGGTGGTGTCTTTCTAGCATCATTAAATGCTGGAATCTCATTTCTTCTAGCAGTAGTTAGTTATTTAAAGTTAGATGCTCAATCAGAAGCTCATAAAATATCCGCCCATCAATACGACAAATTACAATCAATTTGCGAATTTGCTTCTGGTTCTTTACTTTTGTTTACCGATATGACAGGATTCGATAAAAAAGGAACCGTAAAAGAAAGAGAAAAACAGCAACTTATAGAAGTAAGTGCGGTTATTAAAAAACGATTAGATGAAATAGAAACAAAAATTAAAGAAATAAAAGAAACAAACCAATTTATCGTACCAAGAACTATTCGTTATAGATACAAAATAGCTTATAATATTAATATTTTTTCTGTTATCAAAAAAATAGAAGGGCTCAGAAAATATTATATTACGTTTATCAGAGATCGAATCAATCAAATTAAATTTTTAAAATGCAAACATAATCTTTTACTTGATGATGGGGTAGCTATTACGGACCAGAAAGTTATCAAACTGCGACAATTAATAGATCAAGAATATTTTGAAAAAAGTTATGGATTTGAAAAAATATTGTTATTGCGTTCGGCATTTAGTATTATAGACCAGTTATTTTCTGATGAAATGGCATATGCGGATAATCTTAGACAACGAAACTGTTCTTCATGTTGTTATGAACATTTACCAAAACCAGAATACAAAAATACTTTGACAACATTGATTACAGACCCATTTGGTGCCCTAGATAAAAAAAGTAAAACTAGATATATTAATTATATGAAGAAAATGAAACAAAGATACGATACATCAGGAAATATATTTGAAGATACAATGGATATCTTAAAACATGAAAATACACATCCAGTAGTAAAACATGGATGTTGGGATTTTGATAAAAAACAAGAATTAAGTTGGACAGAAACATTTGGCATTCCTTTCTATAGTACACAGGGACAAAATGAAGTCAATGATACGTGTTTTAATAGAAAATGCTTTTATTTCGCTACTTTCATCGTAATAGCAGTTTGTGGTATAGGTCTGCTTACCTCATATTTAGCCATCAATCTCTCCAAATAATCATTATAACTTCGCTTTATCTATCACAACATAAGTTCTGTAAGTATCTTCATCGGTTTCTAACAAATTAATTATATCATTTATAAAATAAAGCTGGTGATATACTGGTGATATATGTGGTCTTGGTACAAAATGTATATGAAGACGCCAATAAGAGGGAGGAAAATGTATGAAATTTTCTGTATTTTCATCTGTTAATTGGTATTTCTGATACATGACTTTTTTAAGATTTTTAATGTATTTAAGATGCTTTCTCTCCAAATCAAGCAAAGACCTTATATCTTTTTTGCACCAAGCCGTATAATGATAATCTTTTTCGTCTACATGTTTGATATCTTTAACACAAATAAACAATTCATTCTCATAAATTACCCTCTTTTTTCTTTCTTCATTGTCACAAGTCATGTTAATATAACTAGCAACATCATCAGGAAGTATTTTTTTCATTTAATAATTAAGAATTCAAATCTTTAATTATTAATTTCGCTTTTTGCTTTTGCGTCGCTTGCTTCGTTTGCGCGATTTTTTTCCTCTCTTAGTGCCTTTTTTTCGGCGCGTTTTTCTTCCTCCCATTTTATTTTTTGACCTTTTTTTATCTTTCTCTTTTAGCATTTCCAATATTTTTCTCAGAACATCTTCATTTACATTTTGATTTTTTTGGCCTATTAATCCAATAACAGCCAAATACCAATCATTATTACACTGGCGCACACAATTTTCATAATTTATTTTTGCTTTTTTATATGATATCATTCTGGCCCTGTTCTTCTCCCTCCGTCTTCTTGGGTTCATCATCATCACCTTCTTAGGAGGACCCTTTATAATTTGTCGATAGTCTTCTGAGTTTTTACAATCTTCAAGACATTTTTCATAAGCAGCTTTGGCAATTTCAAAATCGCTCTTGGCCAATGCTTCATTAATTTTCTCGGCTATCTTTTGCTGTTTATTTTTATTTTGGGTTGGTGGTTGTTGTGTAACTATTGATGTCATTATATATATATAGATAGATAAGAATTAGCAAGAAGGAAGAGCTGCTAAACACAATTTAATATTCCCAGCAAAATTATTATTCTCTCCTTTTCTTTTTGCATCTTTTACACGATTTTCTTCTTCTCTTTTTGGTTTTTCTATTCTTTCTTTTTCTTCTTGTTTTACTAAGCTTTTTTCTACTTTGTGATTTACGACGTGTTCGTCTCCCACCATAATAACTGGCGTGCCATGCCGCACTTTCGCGTGCTCGCTTTTCAGCCGGCGTTTCGCGCGCTCTCTCCTCCGCTGCTTTATCATTCTTTCTTCTTTCAAAGTGTTCTCTCAGCAATTGTATTTCAGATGTCTTATCTACAGCATGAGCGACAGGATTGACAGTTTTAATACCTTTCAAAGACCTTTTCATTGTCTCTATTTCTCGGTCTAATGTAGCGCAAATTCGAGCTCTTTCTTCTGTTTTTTGAGCTATTAATCTTTCTACTTGTTCTTTTGTTGCGGGAAAGGGCTCTTCTGGATTTTCAACTTCCCGTACTCCAGGTAGTGCATCGTGAGAAAGTGCTGCCATTATATATATATAGATAGATAAAAATTAGCAAGAAGGAAGCGCTGCTAAACACAACTTAATCTCTCCGAGTGAAGCAACAGAGTACTTCACAATAAGAGGCAAATCATTCTCTAAATACATCTCAATCGTATTACACAAATTGGTACATTTGATAAAATAACCAAGATTTTTAAGCGAGAATTCGCCTTGAATAACATGGGACGCGCTTTGTTTCTGTAAAAATTCCATGTTACCGTCTGATTCTGATCGTCTAATTTCTGCCGTTGCAAAAGGTCCTTCGCATTTGAAAATCAACTCATTCCCAACTGATTTAATCTCTAGTCTCTCTGAAATATTCGATAAATCTCGAATAATCTTCTGAAAGTCAGTGGATGGAAGCGTGATGATAGACGAAAAAGGAACATCTGGTACTTGCAACTCTTCTTGTTCAGGTTCAATTAACTTAAGTTTCTGAATTTTACATTGCTTAATATCGCCATTTTCAAATTTTAATCCTAAATTATCAACTACACCTTCACTGTATTCCTTCTCTTCAATATAAATAGTTAATGTATCATCATTATCAATCGTATTAATGAGTTTGAATAAGTGGAACATATTTACTCCAATAACAATTTTTGGATATTTACAATAAAAATGTTCAAATTTTTCTGCATCCAAAAATAAATGTGCTAAAATAGTATGTGATTTATCCATATTAACAATCCTAATACCATCAGGCTTAAATACAATATTAGTTTCTAATAATATATCCTTTAACGCAGTCATAAGTGTCCGAAATGGAGCAATTTGAACTGTCTTTATTTCTAGAACATTACTTTCGGTCATATACTAATTTTTTAACGCGAATCTTTAAATCCTTATGTGTCTTTATAAACTAAATAAATAAATTTCAATATTATTAAATATATATGGGCAATAAATGTTGTCGTCAAGTTGAGGTTCTAGATACATCATATGAATTAACAATGCATATACCTCAGCATCGCTATATTAACAAAGAAAAGTTGGTTGAAGAATCAAAAATCAGTAGAGGTACATATAAAATGTATGATACAATCTTGCAAAAAGAAGTTACTTGTAAAAAAATAAAAATTACAAAAAGAGTGCGTGCAAAAAGAGAGGCAAATATTCTACAACAATTAAATTCGCCTTTTTTCTTTCCTGAATTTTCTGATTTTTATGAGGATGAAACATGTTGTAATATTTACTATTCATTTATACCAGGCGTTGACTTATTTACCTACATATTTAAAGATATTGATAAGATAAGTATAAAAGAAATTAAAATTTTTATAAAAAAAATGCTAGATTGTTTGATAGAATTGAGAAGAAAAAATTTATGCCATTTAGACATTAAATTTGAAAATTATATATTCAATAAAGATGAGAATAAGGTAATATTAATTGACTTTGAAAGCGCACATTCATATCCTAAAACAAATGCTTTAAAAACATTATCAACTTATGTAGGCACTAAATCATATATGGCTCCTGAAATATGGTTAAATTATTATCATAGAAATTCTGACGTATGGAGTGTTGCAGTATGTCTTTGGACAGCATTGACTTTACAATATCCATTCGGTGTTAGTAAATTGTCTAAACATACAGATAATTTGGAAACAAAAATTAGAAGGAAATATCTTTTTCCAAAAGTCAGACATACTATTTTAATGGATGAACTTAATTTTAATGATGATCTAAAGGATTTTTTTAACAAAGCTTTTTATTATTCTCCATCAAAGCGAATGACATTACAACAAATGGTAAACCATAATTGGTTAAAATTATCAACTTAAACTTATATAATTATTGTGTATTATATGAGTTTACAAAACATGTCCAAAAGTTTATCGGAACTATATGAAAAGTACAAAGAACAACCAGAAGTATTAGAAAAAATGGAAGAATATTTGAATAAACAATTTCCTCATGCACTAGAACTTTTTGTAAATAGAATTAATCGCAAACAAAACTTGGAAAAACAAAGTAAACTTTACATAGATACATTTTTAAATAATCCGGAAAAACAATATTTTTATATCCATCAATCAGACCTTTTTATTTTCTATAATGGAGAGAAGTATTCAATAATAAATGAAGATGCTATTTGGCATATCTTACTTTCCGATATTTCAACAAAAGACGAATTAATACCTTGGAAACATAAAATTAAAAATCTAGTTATCAAACAAATCAAAGAAAGACCACTAACACAAAGTATTCCAGAATCTATTACTATTCAATATGTAATACAGCATTTAACGCCTATTTTGTTTCGTTCCAAATCGGAAGCTAAATATTTTTTAACTGTGTTGGGTGATAATATTTTCAAAAAATCAGCTAATATTACTCATTTTACTCGTTTAGAAAGTAAAGATTTTTTAACATGTTTACAAGATCATATTCAATGTATGATTGATTCACAATGTAATCCTATATCAAGTATCAAATTTAAATATTATAACCAAGATTTTAAAAAATGCAGAATACTTAGTTTTAATGATTCCGTTAAAATAAGATCATGTTGGAATGGATTTTTAAAAAGTCATATTTTAGATTTAATAGCCGTAGCTAGCCATTATTCATGCCAGTTTCAAAACGCTAATAACTACATACAAAATCATTGTCAAAACAGCGAAGCAATTCAATCCATTACTTACATGTCTGTAGTAACTGCTGAAGATTTGATTAGCAAATTTGTAGATGAATGGTTAGAACCTTCTAATGATTCTGGAGAGATAAAATGGGTTGAAATGTATTATTTATGGAAAAGTTTTATCAGTGATTGTAAATTACCAATTATGCCTGTGCAAATTAAACAATTAAAACACAGATTAAGTACTAAAATTAACTATAATGATACATTGGATATATATACAACAATAACTAGTTCCAAATTGACATATGTAAAAACATTTCAAACTTTCTGGGAACAGACGATATCTGAAGGCGTAGATGAATTTGAAATTAGCGAATTATGGTCTTTATATTATAGTTGGATGCGGGAGAAGAATGCTAAAGTAAATGGAATAAATGAGGAGAAAATGCATTTTTTGATAGAGCATTTTGCCGGTTCATCTATTACTGGAAAATATGTAACTGATATAAAATGCAATCTATGGGATAAACAGGCTGAAATGGAAGATATTATAAATCAACTAAAGGTAGATTATAATTTTTGCCAGGAAGAAGATATATCTATTTTTAAACTGTACAAGGATTATTGTAAAAAAATATTAGACTCTTCCTCATCATCAAAAAGAACAGTGAGTAAGAAATATTTTGAAAAATACATTTCGAAGATTATTCCTTCGGAATACATTAAAGATAATAGATTATTGAAAGAGTATTGGACAGAGTTTTAATTTATCTACCTCCTCTCACGAAACGACCTGTGCGGCGACTACGTTTCTCACGAATAGTTACACGTTTAACTCCGGTGCGTCTGCGTCCTTTCTTGGTGTAAGGGCGACGTCCGTGTTTTCCACGTTGGCGGTGGCGACGACGATTGTAGTACTTGTCTCCTTTGTGTGTAATGAAATCTTTGCGTCCCTTGCGAGTGCGAGATGCCTGCCCCTTGTGAGGATGGCGACGAGAACGACGACCTTTGGCTGATTTCTTAACAGTTCCAAAATGTCCTTTACGGGTGAAATAACCTTTGTTGTGAAGTCTCTTCAACATCATAGGTCCTTTCTTGCTTTTAGCAACCGAAACAATACGTCCATGCTTGTTCTGCTTAAGATGTGCTCGGGTAAGAGCGTCACCTTTAGGTTTAACAGCAGAAGAGGTGGTTTTGTATGCTGTTCCATGAAAAACCTGTGCGCGGGAACCGACCAATTGGTCGAATTTTTTTCCGTTAATGTGGTATTTACCATCAGCTCCTTTAGTATGTCTTTTTACCATTATATATTGTCCTTAGAAAAAAAACTGAACGCAGATTATCCTAAATATTTCTAGAGAAAAATAAATGTATATTATAATGTTTATAGTTAAGAGAGATCAACTAAGAGATGCAGAAGATGAAGTTAAAGTTTTAGAAAATTTATTAAATGAAGCTTGGATGAGAAGAAGAAATATTTTAAAGCAAAAAGGTATACAAGGATGGTGGGATTGGTTATGCGAATTAGTCGGATACTAATTATTTCAAATTAAAATTGAAATAATTTAAAAAGGCCACATTATAGATACAATACACAATGAGTCATTCCGGAGCTACCGATTTGTCCACTACTTATCAAAAGAAAACACAAAAGGAGCATATCAAAGATGCACCTGATACATATATTGGCGCTGTTGAACCTGATCAGGTGAAAAATTGGTCATTTCAAGGTGAATCTATCACCTTTCATGATTACACTTGGACTCCTGGTTTCTACAAATTATTTGATGAAGCAATTGTAAATTGTAGAGATCATTATGTAAGATTGCAGCAGAAAATCAAAAGTGGACAAAAAGACATTATGCCTGTTACTCTTATCGACATCGCTGTTGATAAGGAAACGGGTGTTATTACACTTATGAATGATGGAAATGGTATTGATATTGCTCAACATCCAGAACATAAGTTGTGGATTCCTGAGATGATATTTGGTCATTTGATGACATCTACCAATTATAAAAAATCTGAAAAAAAAATTGTAGGAGGTAAGAATGGATTTGGAGTAAAGTTGATATTCATTTATTCAAAATGGGCGAAAATAGAAACAGTGGACCATATCAGAAAAAAGAAGTATGTTCAAGAATTCAAAGATAATTTGGATGTTTTGGGAAAACCAAAAATTACAAAAGCGTCTAAGGCGAAGCCATTTGTAAAAATTTCATTCTTACCTGATTACGAACGATTTGGCATGAAAGGTATTACGGATGATATGTTTGATTTATTTAAAAAGAGAACATTTGATATTGCAGCTATAACAAACCGGTCTGTAAAGGTGAGGTTTAATCATCAAATGGTTCCTGTTCGTTCATTTGAACAGTATATTAATATGTATATTGGTACTAAGACTGAAACAAAACGTGTTCATGAAGTCGCTAGTGAACGATGGGAATATGCTGTATGTCTTTCACCGGTAGATGAATTTACAGAAGTATCATTTGTAAATGGTGTTTATACATCTAAAGGTGGTAAGCACGTTGAGTATATTCTGAATCAACTAGTTAGAAAAATAGTAGCTTACATTGAAAAGAAAAAGAAAATCAAAGTAAAAGCCACAACGATTAAAGAGCAATTGATGCTGTTTGTGAATTGTGTTATTGAAAATCCATCATTTGATAGTCAAACTAAAGATTATATGAACACTCCTACTGGTAAATTTGGTTCAAGGTGTGAGATTAGTGCTAAGTTTGTGGAAAAAGTAGTAAAAATGGGTGTTATGGAAGCGGCTATTAGTTTGACTGAACTCAAAGATAATAAGGCGGCAAAGAAGACAGATGGTCGTAAATCTAAAACAATTAGAAATATACCAAAGCTTATTGATGCAAATTGGGCAGGCGGTAATAAATCTGACCAATGTGTTTTGATTTTGTGCGAGGGAGATTCGGCTAAGGCAGGAATTGTTTCAGGTCTTTCAAAAGAAGATAGAAACAAGTTTGGCGTTTTCCCATTGAAAGGGAAACTAATGAATACAAAAGATATCGTACAGAGCAGACTTAATGATAATGCAGAAATTACAAATATCAAAAAGATTATTGGTCTGGAAACAGGTAAGGAATATACCCCAGAGATAGCCAAAAAATCCTTGCGTTATGGACATGTAATGTTTATGACTGATCAAGATTTGGATGGTTCGCACATTAAAGGTTTATGTGTAAATTTGTTTCATTCACAATGGAAAGATTTGCTTGAACTAGATAATTTCCTAGGCTTTATGAATACTCCTATTATCAAGGCAAAGAAAGGTAGTCAAGAACGAAGCTTTTATAATGAAAGTGATTACAAACAGTGGAAACAAGCCAACAATAATGGAAAGGGTTGGAAGATTAAATATTTTAAGGGTTTGGGTACAAGTACAGCTAAAGAATTCAAAGAATATTTTGCTGAGAAAAAGTTTGTTTACTTTAAACACGATGGAGGTGATTGTGATAATGCGATTGATATGGCTTTTAATAAAAAACGAGCAGATGATAGAAAAGATTGGTTAGGAGAGTATGACCCGGATGCAGTATTAAATCCAGAAAATGATAATGTATCATTTGAAGATTTCATTAATTATGAATTGATTCACTTTTCAAAGTATGATTGTGATCGTTCAATCCCGAATATGATGGATGGAAATAAGATTAGTACAAGAAAGATTTTGTTTGCTGCTTTTAAAAGAAATCTAACTAGTGAAATTAAAGTAGCTCAATTTGCGGGTTACACAAGTGAACATTCCGCATATCACCATGGGGAGAAGAGTTTGGTAGAAGCTATTATTAATATGGCTCAAGAGTACGTTGGTAGTAATAATATTAATACACTTCTTCCGAACGGTCAGTTTGGTACCCGACTCCAAGGTGGCAAAGATCATGCTTCAGAAAGATATATATTTACAATGTTGAATCCAATCACAAAATATATTTATCGCCAGGATGATTTACCAATTCTTAATTATTTGGATGATGACGGTACTCTTGTTGAACCAGACTTTTATGCGCCAATTATTCCAATGGTGTTGGTAAATGGTGGTAAAGGAATTGGCACAGGTTTTAGTTATGAAGGATTGTGTTATAATCCAGTGCAAATTATTCAGTATTTGAAATGGATGTTAAAGGGAAAAACGGGTTCTGCCCCTGTAATTGAGCCTTACTATGAGGGATTTAAAGGTACTGTAACTAAGGTTGCTGATATTAAAGATGCAATGGATACTAGTAAGGTTTATAAGAAATATTTGATTAAAGGTGTTTATAAGATTATAGGCGTCGATAAAATACACATAACAGAATTACCTATTGGGGTTTGGACGGATGATTATAAAAAATTCTTAGAATCTTTAATTGATGATTCTAGTAATAAAAAAACTAAGAAAAAGCAAATTCTTAAAAATTATACAGATATGAGTACAGACACAGAAGTTGATATTACATTGAAACTAGTACCAGGTATAATGGGAAAACTGATGCCCAAGAAAGCGGATTGGGGTTGTAATCAACTTGAAAAGGCATTGGGCTTATATACAACCCGTACGACAACCAATATGAACCTGTTTGATTCTAGGCAGAGATTGAAGAAATTTACTACTGTTTATGAGATAATGGACTCTTATTTTACAGTAAGGCACGAACTTTATGTTAAAAGAAAAGAATATCAAATGGAAAAGTTGGCACAGCAGTTGGTGAAGTTATCAAATAAAGCTAGATTTATACAAGAACAAATTGTAGAACCACCAACACTTGTTTTGAGAAAGAAAAAGAAACAACAGGTTATCGAATTATTGAAAAATAAGAATTATGATGTTATTGATGGTGACGAGGAGTTTAAATATTTGAGAACTATGCCTATTGATAGTGTAGAGGAAGAAAATGTGGCAAAATTATTAATGGAGAAAGGAAATAAAGAAGCAGAACTAGAGGTTTTGAAAAATAAATCTATTGAACAAATATGGGATGAAGAGTTGTTGGAATTGAATCAACAGTATAATATTTACAGAAATGCCAGAATCAAGAGGGCATCAGGTGAAACTAAAATAAAAAAAATGCGTAAGCCTAGAAAGAAACTTATTAAAAATAAGAAATAAAAAAATTGACTTAGATGAATAATACAAATATATATATAAACACTATGGCACATCTTACATTTCATAACGACACAGTTTCTCTAAACCACCTTTGGTATGAATCTCATAAAAATCTAATTGCTACCGTTTGTATTAAACTGGGACAGCATGATAAAATTGCGGAACTAACCCATACTCTTTTGGGCGATCCACTTAAAATTAAACCTATGAAAGACCCTGCTAAGCCTAAGCGTCCTACATCTGCTTATCTCTACTTTTGTGAAGCAGCAAGACCAAAGCTTATGAAGAAAATGAAAGGCAAGAAGAATAAGAAGGTAAATCTAGGCGATATTGCCAAGCAATTAGGAGCGATGTGGAAGGGTTTATCTGAAAATGATAAAAAACCATATGTAGAGAAAAGTTTGGTAGACAAAGAACGTTACTTGGATGAGATGGAGAAATATAATGCAAATAAATAATTTGTTATGCTTTAAGAATTTTAATAATATTTGAAACTGTGACTAAACCTTTTTTATCGGTGGTTTCTATAAATTTTATACGGGTGACATCAATATCTAATTTTGATATATTTGAGTATTTAGAATATTTTTTAGTTAAATAGGCAGCATGTTTTAAAATTTTTTGATGAATTCTTTTTTTAGAAGGATTCACTATAATACAGTGCGGAGACGGGTGTTCTGATACATGTAACCAATAATCATCTGGTTCTGCATTTCTAACAAGCTCATCATTTTCGTCTTGATTTCTCCCAAGTTTGATGGTATAATTTTTGAATACTTCTTCAATCATATTGTTTATTTATGATTTTTAATCATAAAAAAATAATTCAATTTTTAAAACCACTTTCCAGTTCTCGAAATACCGTCTAAAGTATTATTGGAATATGTAGAAGTTGGTCTTTCAATGGGTACAACAAGTGTGCTTACATCATTTTTATACTTCACGTATCCTTGTGCTTCACCGTAGATTTGTGGAACACTGTAATCTAATACTAGTTTATTTAATGCTTGGACTTGACCAGTAATATCTGATGGTAAATTCATAGCACTTTGCAAAAAAGTACTTCTCATAATGATTTTAAGTGTATCTTCATCTTGATCACCGATAAGAAAGCGACCATTGGATAATTTGTATACACCTGCCTTTAGCCCATTTTGAATAATGCGGATGTTTTCTTTGCTGAAAAATACTTTGGATAGAGTATTATCGCTCCAATTTCCAGTAAGTGCATCTCTATAACCAGTAGAAGTACCTGTTGGTATTTTATCATGTAAACTAAATCTATCATATGGATTATAATTTAATATATCAACACGACCGTTTGTTTGCATTTTATATTTAATATAGAAAAAAATATCTACTAATTTTATATAATGGCTTTTCAAAAGATAGTATTAATAATAGCGTTAGTTTTACTTATTCTTGCTTTAGTTGTAATTGGTGTACTTATTAAATCAGCACAAACATCCGCTAAATTTCCACCAGAAACTAGTAAATGTCCTGATTTTTTTAAAGTAGATCTTCAAAACGGTAAAATTCATTGCAATAATCCTTTAGGTTTAGGAAGTTGCGCTAGTGGACTAACCCCAGTTGTTGGAAATGATTTGGATTCCAGAGTACAAAACTGTAAATTGGCTAGAGGTTGCGGAATTACCTGGGATGGTATTACATCAGCAACAGCAAACCAAGGCAATCCTTATTGCTAATCTATTTAAAGTTATTATTTTTAGATTAATAAAAATAATAAATCATATCAAATGTTGTTATCAAAAATATCACAATTACCTATTGAGCTTGTAAATATTATATATTTATACATTCCTCTCTCCACAAAAGGAGTTTTAACATCAAAAATGTTTGTTGATTATTACAATGAGAAAATGAAAACCATAACATTTTCAGAGTATTCCAAACATGATACTTATATACGTGATATGGTAAGAACAAATAGAACATATATTTTCAGAATGTTAATAAACAATGCATTATTAATATGGGAAAAAAGTAAAGTATGGCGATGGAAAAACATGAAGTTTCCTGATTACTTAAGTTACATCAATTACTTAACTATTAAATATAAAAAACCACAGATTAAAAGTATTATTGATATTAATAAGAAGTATTTGAGTAGAAAAAAACCTAAAAAAATAAGTAGTAGAAATATATTATGGAACAGTTAAATTTAAATACTATTCTAAATCGAGATACTGCAGAAGATAAATTAAAAGAAATTTTAAATTTATTTGAAAAAAATAAACATCTAATGACAACACGTCGTGGTATTTATATCTATGGAAGCCCCGGGTCAGGTAAAACATATTTTGTAAAAGATATTTTGAAAAAGTTAGATTATGATATAATATTATTTGATGCAGGTGATTTTCGTAATAAAACAGTCATTGATACTATCACAAAACACAATATGTCAGACACAAATATATTAAGTTTGTTTAAAAAAAAGACCAAGAAACTAGCTATTATTATGGACGAGATTGATGGAATGAACAGTGGAGATAAAGGTGGTATTAATTCATTAATCAAATTAATAAGACCAAAAAAAACAAAAAAGCAAAAAAAAGAAGATATCACAATGATTCCTATTATTTGTATAGGAAATTATCACATTGATAAAAAAATTAAAGAAATGATGAAAGTATGTGTTCCTATAGAATTAAAGACCCCTACATCAAAACAAATAGAAACCGTAGTTAAATTATTAATGCCGAAATTAGAAACGTGCTTAATGAATAATATTACTACATTTATCCAGGGAGATTTAAGAAAACTAAAATCAACATTTGATATTTATACAAACCAGCAAAGTATTCTGAAAAATAAATTAATACATAATATGTTTCAACCAAAAGCTTATAATGAAGACACTAAGGTAATCACAAAAAAATTATTCAATAATGCTTATTCAATTAGTGAGCATATAATTATAATGAATGAGACTGACCGTACAAGTGTAGGATTGCTGTTTCATGAAAATATTATTGATGTTATTAATCATATTGATAAAAAAGAAAGTATCCCATTTTATCTGAAGATTTTAGAAAATATTTGCTTTGCTGATTATATTGATAGAATTACGTTTCAAAAACAAATTTGGATATTTAATGAAATGAGTTCTTTAATTAAAACTTTTTACAATAATAAAATTTACCACGACACATTTAAAAATCCTCCGGTGTTTAATCCACCGGATGTACGGTTTACTAAAGTATTAACAAAATATTCCACAGAGTATAACAACATGCTATTTATACAAAGTTTATGCAATCAATTAAATATGGATAAAAAAGACATGTTTTCTTATTTTATCAATCTTAGAAATAAAAATTCCATTGAAGAAATTTATGAATTATTTGATAATGAAAATTATAGCATTAACAAACTAGATATTAATAGGATATATAGATATTTGGATTCATATACAATTGTAAATTAATTATTTTCATGACAAAAATCTAATAAACCTTGTGCAGTTCTTGGTCCGTTATATGTTTTTATTTTATCACCATTAGAATCTACTAGTAAAATAGTAGGAAATCCTTCAACACCGTATCTTTTAACTAAAGATTTATCTTCATCTTTTTCAACCGATTTAGTTGTAATAGATGTATCATTCATTTCCGTAAATTTATCCCATTCTGGCATAAGTTTAACACAATGAGGACATCCTTCCATATGTAACAACAACAAAGCTTTTCTTCCTTTGAATCCTTCCTTTTTAACATGGGGTGTTAGTAACATATGAACAATAATTCCAATTAGCAAAATATATAAAACCGTTTTCATAGATTTTGTAAGCTTCATTTATACTATATTTATAGATTTTATTGTTCTGTATAAAATTTTGCCATTTCTTTATCACGAATAAAATTGCTTAATTGCAGTCGTGTTTTCTTAACATAATCGGGGTTTGGATTTTCCAATAAACGACTTTTATCAAATGTATTAGCATCATGTGCGAAACATAGAATACTTTTCATAGGATTTAATTGAACAAAAGGAATAGTGTAATTTTTTAAGAAATGTTTTTCTTCAGCCATTTCGGCATCATCTTCATACGATGTTTCTTTTAATAATCTACGACGAAATCCAAATGTACCAGCTGTGGCATGGGCTGGACCATAAGGACCAAACAAATAAATTTCTTTTTGTTTTTGAAAATAAATATAAATGGCACTACTACCACAAGCTAGCGCTCTTGGTTGTGAACGTAATCTATTAACAACATGATTAACTCTATCGGGTGGATAAAAATCATCATCATCCATATAAACAATGATTTCTCCCTTAGCCAAAGTATGCATATAATTACGTTTTCTTCCCAATTTCATCTTTTCCTCTTGATAATAATATTTAACACCACTAACATCTTGAAATAAATCTCCAACCGGATCAGTACCATCATCAACAACAATCCATTCCATCAATTGTGGGGGATAATTTTGTGCTTTAAAACATTTAATTAAGAAAGGAATAAATTTGCGTCTGTTATATGTAGGAGTACAAATACTGACAAAAGGTTTACCATTAGCAGAAACAATTTTTCCTTTTTTCTTTCTATTTTTTTTACCCATATTGTTTTAAGCTATTGTATAATTATTAAGTAATTTATTATATTAAATAAATTAGTTAATTATTTTTGTTGACTCAATAATGGATAAAACGCCGATAGAACAACTCCTATAAATGCTATAAAAGCGGTGGTCAATACAATTTCGCGATATCCGCCATTTTTCATTGAACGCCAATTAGCTTTGACCCATGTTCGTCCACCACGCAATCCAGGAATTATAAAGAATGAACCAAGTAATTCTAATGGTTGAATAAACATATTGAAAAGAATAATAGCCCAAGTACAGAAGAAACCCCAGGTCATTCCTGCAAAATTACCCTTAAATATATGCTGTAAAAATCCACCCCATATGGTGGAAATGACAGATACTAACCATGCCCAGGTTAACATAGTGCCAAAGATAACAGGTAACAATGTTGTAATGATACCTTTCATTCCCCAAGACATAGTTTCTCCCATTTCAGGATTCATTAAATTAGCTAAAAATAAGAAAATTCCCTGAGCCACTTGCCTTGGAATAGACCATGATTTAATCTGTGAAGAACCTAGCCAGTAGTTGAAACCAAATGGGAAATCCTTTTTAACTTCATCATAAGGCCAACCTATATTATTACTATAAATATCAAATGGTTTCCAACCCATATCTCCAATTTGTAAATTAAATTTAGTTAGTTCATTTGCCACATTACCACCTTTCATACCTCCTTTCATAACAGGCACTGCAGTAGCAACTGGTAGTTTTCCACCAGGAGGACAGCATTTAACGCCTCTAGATAAACCAATTAAACCACCGCTAATTGTACTCATAACAATATTAAGAAATGCTTGAAATGGATCCATATCGAACTTTCCTTTTCTAGAACTGTATGGTGGAGCATTTTCATTGCTGGGATAGGGACAAGGTTTATCTGAACGATTTTTATACAAACAATTTACAGTTTCTACAATAACGGGCAATTGCCAAGAACTGAGTGTCCATATAGCTACTGCTAAAACAATAGCAAATAACCCTTTAAATATTTTCTTTGCTATTGTACCGGGACTTTTTGGATCTTCTTTTTCTTGTTGATTTCCTCGTAATGTTGTATTTATGTCTGTCATATATACATTCTGATAATATTAAATTATTCCTTTTTCAAAAATATTAAATACGAATTGTTTACTATTGATATAATGAAGATTGATTATACTCCACAACTTGATTTCAATAATGTCTTAATCAGACCTAAACGTACTGTACTCAATTCACGTTCAAATGTTAATATGGAAAGAGAATTTAAATTTCCACATTCTAAACAAGTATGGCAAGGGGTTCCGATTATTGCAGCCAATATGGATACTACTGGAACATTTGGAGTATATGATGTCTTATCAAAACATAAGATGATAACATGCTTGCACAAATTTTATGGAGAGAAAGATTTCAAAAATAAAGAGCTAAATCCTGATTATTTCATGATTTCAACAGGAATTAATTTTGACAAATTAGAAGAATTAAAAAGTATTCTTACTATTACACGAGCTAAATGGTTATGTATTGACGTCGCAAATGGTTATATGAAAAAGATGGTAGAGTTTTGTCAATTAGTAAGAAGTACATTTCCAAATTTAATTATTGTTGCAGGAAATGTAGCAACTAGAGAAATGGTAGAAGAATTAATCATTAATGGAAAAGTCGATGTAGTAAAAATAGGAATTGGTCCGGGTAGCGCATGTCTTACACGGATGAAGACGGGCGTTGGTGTTCCTCAATTATCAGCAATCATAGAATGTTCTGATGCGGCCCATGGATTAGACGGATTTATTATTGGTGATGGTGGAATTACCTGTCCAGGAGATATGTCTAAGGCGTTTGGTGGTGGGGCTGATTTTGTAATGATGGGGGGTCAGTTTGCAGGCCATGACGAAAATCCAGGCGAAGTAATAGAAGAAAATGGGAAACAAATGAAATTATTTTATGGAATGAGCAGTGAACACGCAATGAAAAAACATTATGGTAAAATGGCGAATTATCGTTCCTCAGAAGGAAGAGAAATTAAAATTCCTTACAAAGGACCATTAGAAAATACAATTTTAGATTATTTAGGGGGCGTAAGATCAACATGTACATACATTAACGCAAAATGTATTAAACATATTCCAAAATGTACGACATTTATTTTAGCTACCCAGCAATTAAACGCACATTTTGTTTAATATAAATTTATCTGTGGGTATATATATATATATTATGAATGTTGTCAAATTATTTGTTAGTTTAATGATATTATTTGTAGCAGTTAATTTTATTATAGTAATTTATAGATTTGCAAATAGAAGATGGAGAGAAGGTTTAGAAAACGCCACATCATGTCCTTCCGGTTGTACTGCCCCAAAGGAATTAAGTGGAAATTGTGGATCACTTCAAAAAGACACCGATGGTAGTTTTTTCAAATCATGCCCTTACGAATGCACAGATCCCGGAGAAGGGTGCCAATATGATACAGACTGTTCACCTTGTGGATCAAGTAAAATTACTGGAGACTGGGATAAAAACGGTAATTACATTGGTACAAATGAATCTGTACAAAAATCATCAGCAAGTGGTGTAGCAGATAATGCGCAAGCAGCAACAGCTTCAGATGGCACAATGGATAGTGATACAGCGGCTGCATATAATCAAGCTACAGGCGCAGGTACTTCAAATACAGATCCCTCGAGTCCTGCGGCAACAACGACTACTTGTGATGTTTTAGCTATTCATAATAAGTCAGCGCATACTTCAACATACGGACAATGGTTTCCAGCCAAAACCGATAAATTAAATTTATCACAGACAAATTATGAGCATGCTGGTAGAAAATTTTTAAACGAAGAATCAATTAGAAAAGGAATTAGAACCCCTTTAATTATGGATTCAGAAGCTGAAGTGTTGGGAAGATTATTATGGAAGGTCCATTTAGCAGCAATTACTCAAAATTGCATGAAAAATACTGCCGGTTCTGTTAAAACTACGATGCATGATGAATTGGCCTTAATGAAAAAGGTTCATGAAATTCAAAATGCTAGTGCAACATCGTCTTTAAAAGGATGTGATATTAACAGAACATGTCATCCAAAACAAACCGCAAAATGTCCTACAACAGGTATGATGACTGCAAGACCATCCGGTTCTAGTTCAAAAGATAATAGACCAAGTGCTACTACTTCTATTAATAGTACTATTCCTACTATGTTCACCAAAGGAACATATACAGGTTATTCAACAGATTATAGACCTAGAAATCCAAATTTGAAACCAAAACCATATAATTCGATTTGGGACATATTTTAAAGTATTTATTATTAATATATGAATAATAAATATGATATAGAAACAGGGCTGTCGCCTCCATCTAGAAAAGTAAGAGGTCGATATGACGATGAACATGTATTAGTAGATGTTCCATTAGATAATGAAACACCACACGCCACTTGGAAAACTAAGTTACAAAACATTCAAAAATCTTTAGTCAAAGGAACGCTTTTATCCAGTGAATATACACCTATTAATTTAAAATTAAAGTCTAATTCTTTGCCTGCTCGTAGTAGTAAATGTGATAAGTGTATTATTTCTTAACGGGCAATTAATAATCCTATACTACCGTTTTCAATTACAATCATGTTATATCTTTCTTCCCATACTCGAAGATCAAAATTCCATTTATTTAATCTCCAAGTATCTTTTCTTACACCAATAATACCGCCAGAAGGGTCACATAAAACTTCTACATTGTTATTATCAGGATCTAGTGGTGGTTGTATAGTATTAAATTCAAAAGTAACATATTGCCATTTATTCATATTTTGTGCACCTGAAGGCTGATATCCATCGCGATTTGTTCGAATTGCAAAATTATAAGCATATAAACCATCTTTGGCTATACCATCTGTTCTAATCCATTTTTCTACTAAGTTATAAACACCCGATTCTAAAATAGTTTCGCGATATTCTGATCCGAGTAAAATACCCATATCTAACAATATATCTTTCAAATTACTCGAATCGATTAAGGGTCCTGTTTTTTTAAACCAATATGGATTATAGGAATGTAATGCAGGAGTACTAGTACAGTTATTAGACATGTCCACTAGTTGTACTGCTTGTACGCCGTCATATGGCCAATTACTATAATTAAACCATTCATTTCGTTCATTAGCATCGCTTCTTCTAAATCGAAATAAGAAACTAGGTACCATATCTCTACAAGGTATATCTACTCGCCGTGAACCAGCTGTATTTAAAAAATCATGTTGAAATGTTTCACGTACTAAATATGTATGTTTATTGGCAGCAAATACACGTCTTTCATCTTGACTTAGAAAAATGTAACAAGACATTAAATGAATATCTGCATCCCAATTATTTTTTTTTATATATCTATTTAAATTCTGTTGTTGTGCTGTAGATGTAGGATTAAGTAATACACCAGAAGGGTCTTGTGGTGGTTGCAAAAACCAATATAATTGATCAATAGCACTAGCAGGATTAGGTGCTTTTCTTGCGCCTCTGCCCTTATTATTGGGATTCGGATTTTGTACATCTCTAATAGTATATAACTCTTTAATAGAACGAAAACGTATTTTAATATGAATTTCTTGATATTGCAAAGCTACAAGTGGTAATGCAGTTTTTGCACCACCATATGTAAACCAAGCTTCTAAAGGTATATACAAACGTCTACCTTTAATGGATGGTTGAACATCAGAGCCACTAAATCCATCTGACGGTCTATTATTCCAAACAGCATTTGGGTAAAATCCTCCGTTTTGAAAAGCTTTTGCTGGATTTGTATATGGATTATTTGCTCCAATCATTCTATTCCATAGAATTTTTTTTCCACCATCGTCACGTTGAATAGCGGCTTCTAGATATTCTCCGGAATATCTGGATAAGATATTGGCTCCCGAATAAACTGTAATTTCATGTATCATCATAGCGCCCAACTGTTTAATCCACTGAAATTCATAGGGTGTTTGGCAACCACTAATATCTTCTGTCCAATATAAAGGGCTCCAAATATCAGGTAAATTAACAACTAAATAAGTATCCCATAATAATTCGGCATATCTGGGAATTTTAAAAATCATTTCTGTTTGACTGTTGAAATTTAATGTACGCTGACCTTCGAAATCAATACGAAACCGCTGTAAACCAAAATTCGTATATTTTTTATATGTCGCATTGAAAAATGTTTTTTTTGGATTTCCGGTTAAAATTACATTTTCTGCACCATATGCGGCAATATTTAATAATCCTCCTGGCATCTTAAAATATTATGATATAATTATTTTAACTATTAGACAATGAAAAAGATTTATAATTTCTATTTAGGATTACAAATAAAATATTAAATTATCTTATATATATATCAATGGCAGCACCACAAGCAATAGCAAAAGGTATGCAAAATACAGTGAATGAATTTATGAACAATCCACAAAAGGTTCTATTAAAAGCCCAAAAAGCAATTGGCAGAATGGCAGCTGAATATTTATGGGTCGGCATTGTGTTAATCTTATTAGGAATAGCATGGTACTATCGACGACAGTTAAATAAAAAAGCCAATGATAATTACGCAATGGAATCTATTTATAATGATAAAGAATCCGTAATTGGTAACATTAATTCAGCTGATGCCAACTATAAATTGGATCCTCTAGCTGGAACGGGTCATTTAAGAGATTATTACATTGCTAGTAGTTATAACAGTTGTTGTGCTGGTGATTTTCAAGATAGTTATGTAGATCTGGTTCCATTAAAAGAAGTTATACATCAAGGGGCACGAGTATTAGATTTTGCACTTTATTTAGTAAATGATGATGTTGTTGTAGGTGCTGGACCAACGGACTCAGATAATGTTAAAGGAACATACAATTCTATTCCAGTTAGTGGTCCAGACGGTATTTTAAGTACTATTAACAGTTATGCTTTTCAAGCACCAACACCAAATCCAACAGATCCATTATTCATTCATTTTAGAATCAAAAGTAAATCCAAACCTCAATTGTTTTATAAGAAATTAACTAGAGCTATTAAAAATGCATTTCAATCACGATTGCTCGGTCCTGAATATGGTCATGAAGGTCGTCCTGATGCACAAGGAAATAGTAAAAATTTAGCCAGAGAACCAATATTAAACTTGAGAGGAAAAGTTATTATTATTTGTGATCAAGAAACTAATAATTTTAGAGATACACCATTTGAAGAATTGGTTAATATGTCAAGCGGATCTCCATTTTTATCAGAATATAGAAATTATGATGTGCAATATACACACGACCCGGATGGTTTAAAAGAGTATAATAAGAAAAACATGACACTTTCTATGCCAGATTTAAGTGCTTTAAATGATAATGTTCCAGCTCAATTACATTTTGCTTATGGTTGTCAAATGGTTTGTATGAATTATGCTAATTTTGATTCAAATATGAGATTTTATAGAGACATGTTTAATGGAGCACGAAGTGCATTTGTGTTAAAACCCGATAATTTAAGATACAAAATAGTTACTACAACTGCACCTGTAAAACAAAATCCAAAGGTCCAATATGCAGCCAAACAAATAAATTTACCAATGTATCAAAGTACTATTTAATTTTTTTCACACATTATATTAATAATGAAGTGTGAAAAAGGACTTACTTTTGAAGAATGTGAATTAGCAATTCTTCGCCACGCAGTAGACAAAATCGAGAAAAAAACAGGGAAAAAAATGATTGGAAATCCTGTAATTCAAGAAATTATTTCTATTGTTGAAAAATTTCTCATTAAAACACAACGCGTTTGTTATGGTGGTACAGCAATTAACAACATTTTACCAGAAGAAGACCAGTTCTACGATAAATCTATTGAATTGCCAGATTATGATTTCTTCTCTCCGGAACCTCTTAAAGATGCAAAAGATTTAGCTGATATATTTTACAAACACGGATTCAATGAAGTAGAAGCAAAAGCAGGCATGCATGCAGGTACATTTAAGGTATTTGTTAATTTTATCCCTGTAGCTGATATCTCCTTTTTGCCAAAAGAATTATACAAAAAAATCCACAAAAAATCTATTGTAAAAGCAGGAATTCACTATAGTCCCCCTAATTATTTAAGAATGTTAATGTATTTAGAATTGTCTCGTCCTCAAGGAGACGCTGGTAGGTGGGAAAAAGTTTTGAAACGACTCACCCTTTTAAATAAAACATATCCTTTACGTGGTAAAGACTGTGATTTTATGGAAATTCAGCGTATGTTTGATCCTGAAAAAAAGTTACCAGAGGGTTTAGAAAAGAAAGTATTTTATATTGTACGTGATTCTTTGATGAGTCAAAAGGTCGTTTTTTTCGGTGCAATGGCAAATCAAATGTATCTCAAAAATATAAAAAAATTCAGACATAAAAAACTACCACCTATTCCAGACTTTGATGTGTTAGCATTGAACCCGGAAACTACTGCTAATATCGTTAAAACACAACTTAAAAGCGAAGGAATTAAAAATGTTAAAATTAAAAAACATAACGGAGTTGGAGAAATTATTGCGCCACATTATGACGTACAGATTAACGGAGAAAGTGTGGCATTTATTTATGAACCTCTAGCTTGTCATAGTTTTAATATTATTTCAAAAGGAGGACATAAAGTTCGTGTTGCTACATTAGATACCATGCTTAGTTTTTACTTAGCTTTCTTATATGTGAATAGACCTTACTATGATCCACAGCGTATTTTATGTATGTCGCATTACTTATTTAAAGTTCAACAAAAACACCGTTTACAACAAAAAGGTCTTCTTAGACGATTTAGTATAGATTGTTATGGTGATGAAAAACATACTAAAGAAAAAATAAGAGCAGAAAAAACAAAGAGATATAAGGAGTTGAAAAAACATAAAGGCGGAAAAGAATGGGAATATTACTTTTTAAATTATAAACCTGGAGAGAAAGATAGTAAAAAAGAAGATAAAAAGAAAACCAGAAAAAGCAAACGTGGTAAATCAAAACGAAAAACGCGAAAAAAACGTAAAAGAAAAAGAAGAAAACGTGGATTTTTTAATTTCTAAAGATAAAATTGAATTTATTTAAATATAAGATCTTGTATTTAAATACAATATGAGCGGTCCCTGGTATGAAGAAACTGGTCCTACCACCGATGAGGTAAGGAAAAAATTAATATCAGTATACTTAATGCCCAAAAAAGCATATAAGTTTGTTAAATTAGAAACCATTAAAAAAACTATTGACGAAGTAATAGCAATAGAAGAAAAGGAGTATGGAGGATGGGGGTCCTATAGAGGTTATTATACATTCACTCATCACAAATTGGTTAAGACAGTCAATAAAAAAGTACAAGCCGTGATGGAAATCAATGCGCGTAAAAAAATAAATCAGTTTGTAATGAATAGTCCTTGGACACAACATATATTATATCGACCACCCAGCGACGATAAACCAACTGGAAGAATGTATCATGTTGCTCAAGAAAATTTTACTTCCCTCTGCAATGCGAACAAACCCAAACAATGTCATCTTGAGATTTAAGCAGAATTGAACCCATTGTTTCATCGTGAATATGGAAATCTTTTTCCTTTAATCTCTCCAATAATTGTTCGAACTTATGTAATTCCAAATGTGTTTTTAATGTATTTGTAACTTGATTAACTATTTCTTCAATAGTTTCAAAATAATCCAAATCTAAAGTTACTTCGTATCCTTGAAAATGTTTATCCGAAATTTTAAATGTCACTATAGGCATTTATTAATTACTTAATAATAATCTTAAAGTTAAAATTTTTATTAATAACAAATGGCACAAGAACCTAGGAGTAGATTAACTTTCGACCAAATGTTCAAGAAGATTCTTTTAGCAACCGCCGAACGTTCCCCCTGCCATCGCCTTCAAGTTGGATGCGTCCTAGTTAAGGACAAACGCATCATTAGTCAAGGATATAATGGATTTTTACCCGGTGCGGCACATAAATCCGTTGTACGAAACAATCACGAACAAGCAACAGTCCACGCGGAACAAAATGCTATTTGTGATTGTGCAAAACGAGGGGTCAGTTGCGAGGGAGCTACTGCTTATATTACACATTATCCTTGTATTATTTGTACGCGTTTATTATTGGCTTCAGGAATCAAGGATATTAAATATTTAGAGGATTACAAAAATGACGATTTGGTTAAAGTTTTTACAAACGAACTAAATGTTAAAGTGAAGAAATTAATTTAATCTATCTTATATATATATTATGGCTGGACTACAACAAGCAATAAATATGCCGTCGAATAATAAACGCGCTCGAGAACTAAAATATACAGCTCTTGTTACCGCATTAGGTAGGGTTCATGGTGGTTTAGATGGTGATGGGGATATTGACTTTGGAGAGGATAATCCGATTTACAACGTCGGAAACCCGAGATTTAACGGTGAGGGATGGGGTGGCGCTACCGGCAAGTTTCAACTACTGAAAGCTCCAGAACAAAATGCAGTCTTAAAAGAAGCCATGAGAGTGGCATCGATGCATTTACCCAGAAACAGGTCGGACGATATGGATGTAGATATGGGTCCTCTACCTCAATCTATGAGTCGCGAATCAAGTCTCGGTCAGCAAATGTTCCACCAAGCTTTTCCACAAGAGTCAGCGGGGTCCATACAGTTTGACCAGCATAACGAACTTCCTCGAGGTTCAAGTGTACCTCCTTCACCGAATTATGGCTTTCATTCGCCGGGTTTGCAGCAGTCAGTACCAGTGCAAATGTTCGATGCAACAAGCGGTGATTCAGGAACTTCTTCTGCGTTTCGACCGGTATCGAAAACAGATGATTCCGGTGGAGGAGGAATTGGTGGCGGACCACACTCTGATTTAATCCAACAAAGAACAAATATATTTCATGCTTATCAACAAGAAATTATGCGCTTGGTAGAAGGAATTCGTCAGCAAACACTCGAGTTACAAGGTGAACGAGATCGGAGAGCGTTGATGAAAGCTGTTGAAGAACATGTCTACGCTCTCTTTTTTGGCCATCTGGCAGATGGCACCCGGACACCTTTTTATGAGGAACATGGGGCCGCGCCCATTGCAGGCATGAACGCTCAAGAATTAGCATATGTTGCTGGAGTTGCAAAAAGTTTAGATAGACACCTGACTCAGCATAGCGAAGATGCATTGGGATTTTTGCGCGATATGCTTGCAAATATTACGCAGAGTAACCGTGGTGCACCATTCAACTATATATATGAATTAATGAAAGCCGTTATTGGTGTACATGAGGCAGCACAATCTTTAATAAGTGCTAACCCATTATTTGCTGAACATCGAAATCTAGTTGCACAAGACGGGGGCTATGCTGTACGAACAATCCCACAACATATAATGGCATTATTATTAAGAGGAGGCACACAAGCTGTGCGTGGTATATTTACTGCGGTAGACCGTAGTGTAGGTACATCCCTAGCTCCAAGATACAATAATTGGGTTAGAGCTGAAAACAGGGATGGTGGTATGGCAATTGATGGATTTCAACGTGCTTTAGATGTTTATGACAGGGTTTATCAAGCGATGCCAGCGAGATACGAAAATTTTTTGACACTACCTTTCGCACCTGGTATGGCTGAATATGATGCTACACAGGACAGAGTAAGTAATAAACCTGATGGAGATAAAATTGCCCAGGCGCGACAAACGTGGAATCCACATGTAAACGGTGGAGCTTATCCAGACGCGGCGGCGGATTTGGTAATACAAGCTAGAGGTTTTGTATTAGAAAATCCGATTCCTTGCTATCCAAGATTTCTAACTATGCATCCTCCAAATGAACCCGGACCTTTACTTGCATATTTCTATGCATTACACGGTGGTCAACAACAATATTTAGCAGAAGGTCGGAAGTGGTTAGAGAAGGCTTTTGCCACACTCGGTCCAGAGGAATTTGCACGCCAGATAGAACCTTTATTAGGAACCTTGGAACGTATTCATCAAAGAGCTCTTTCGCAGATACAAGCTGGACAACCCCTAGTAATGACGCCACGCACGAAAGCGGACGTAGCCCGTGGTGGTACAGCACTCTTGCAAGAAAAAATGGAAGCTTTGGCAAAACCCTCCGCTAGTAGTTTGCGTGCAAACCAACCGTTCGTAGTTGGGCATGATTATCGTCAGCAGCCCACGCGTGCCATAACTTCTGGTGCGCAACTTCTCGCAGCATCCACCCCTGCTGTACCGTTGGCTGACACACAAGCACAACTACGACGTAAAAGAGAAGAATTAGTTCGTAAACAACGACAAACAGAAATCGCAAATCAGGCAATAGCTCGCCTTCAAACTGCTCAAGCTGGAGAATGGAGAGAAAATCTGGCAGAAAACTTAAATACAGCCTTACGCCAGGTATTCGACACACAGAGACAAGGTGGTACTGCCGCAGCTAAACGGCTAGGTGACCACGTTCAAAATTTGGCAACATTATTGAATCGACGAATTAATGTGCGCTTCGGTGATGGTAGAACAGCAAACATTCCCTTACGTGCAATTATAATTAGATTAACAGTGAATAATATAGAAGATATTCTAATAAAACGTTTAATATCTCCAGGATCTATTCGCGAACTCAAAAGTAATCATCCTTTAATGGTGTTTTTAAATAATCGTATGAATGTTGGCGATAACAATCCTGGAAATTCTCTTGGAGTGAGATTAATGATTGGTTATGCCGCGCAGGCTTTACACAAAGTAGCAGTTCTAAATCAGAATATGGGATTACCATACGCTGACAGTCCTTTCATTCCCATTGATGTATTGAGAGAAGTAGTCAGAATGCTTCAAGACGACCCAGTGGTAAGGAGTGATGTTGAATACTTTAACAGGGCACGAGGAAATGCATCAGGTCGCGCTAAAAAAAAACAAGGAGGAAAAAGAACACGTCGTCGTAAAATGAAACGCAAACGAACACGTCGTCGTAAAATGAAACGCAAACGAACACGTCATCACCGCAAAAGAAAAAAACACACTCGTAAACATTAAATAAATTTATTTTAAATCATCAAATAAATTTATACTTCACTAAGGTAATGGGTTGCCTTGTTAATTCCATAAAATAAACCACCAAACAATGCGGTTTTAACTAAATAACCAGAAATATTATTCTGTCCATCTTTCAAAAACAATCCAGGAAATAATTTCATGAATTTCTTATTGAAAAAAGGCATTTGGAAAACGAAAAACAATGCCATTACAATAATTGGCATCTGTAATTCACTATATAATAAATCTAACTTATCTTGTTCTTGTTTGGTACTTTTATTTTGCTGCATTAATGACTGAATGGTATCATGTTGGTCAATGTAATCGGTTTTTTGGGGTGGCGGAGCAGGCACATAATTAGGTTGAATCTGTGGATCCTGCATATGGGGTTGCGTTTGCATAGGAATATGACTAGTAGGCAATTGTGTCATTCCTGTAGAGGATGCTTGTTGTAATCCAGTAATAATTTTATTAATTGAATCAGAAGACAATTCAGTTGGTGCATTTGGAGGAGCATTGTTAGCTGGTGGAATTTCTGATTTCTCTAATACAACTCTGTTTTGTTGTTCAGCATTATTTCCACCGGGTAAATCGGCAATACTAGTAGAGTCTGAAGCCATATATAATATCTTATATTGATAGATGGCTCTTATTACGCAAATTCAACCATTTTTTTTGCATTTTTACAAGTTTCCGCTTTAGGTGTGAATTTATAGCATTTATTATCATATTTAAATATTTGACCTTTGATTTTACTCAAAGGAGCAGCTTGAAAAATCAAACAATTCCTTTTATTACAAGCTTTTCTAAATAATGTGGCTATTCCAAAACCTAACAATGCGGAAATGATAATTTGACCTAAAGGACTGTATAATAATCGTTTGAAATTGATATTCATATATATATACATTACTTATTTAAATTTCTTCCTTCTTGAATGGGGTATTCTCTTATTTGTTGTTTATCAGCGGGACAGGTAACTTCATGGGATTCAAATCCAAAACAAGTACCACTTCTGTCTTTATACTGCATTTGGTCTAAATTATCAGGAGTAGGATAAACATAAATTACCGAAGGTCTAGGATTGCCCACATATACTAAAAATATACCTATAGCCAAACTAATAATAAATACAGGAATATTAATAAATTTCATATATAGTATAGTCTTATTTTTTATCAGAAATAATCTCTCCAAATTCATATTCAAAATCCAAGTTTTGCAATAATACTTTGACTTGCTTCATAATAAACATTCCGCGTTCTTCTGTAGTATCCATCATAGTTACAGCGTATTTGCTTTCACGGATATTTTTCATTATAGGAATTATGTCTTCTGTATAAATGTTAATCGCACGTTTCATTAAATCTTGCTTGGTTACAACATCATCTTCTTCCATATACTCTTTTACCAGGGATTTAAATGTGCTAACGTGATTTTTAAGTTGTCGGTTTTTAATATTAATATATTCGTCAATTGAAATGCGTCTCACTGACTCTTCGGCTTTAGTAGGACCAGCAATTGATATTTTATTTTCAGACTCAATAACACCTTCAATCGTATCTAATTGCTTTACCAAACTTTTATAATCTCTTTTTTCGTTATCAAAATCAGTTGCTATTTGTTCTTCTGTACGTAAACCGAAAAGTAAATCCAATTTTAAATCGATTATTTCAGCTTTGGTATTTTCAATCTCTGTTCTAGATAATTCGGCCGCTTTTGGTAATAACATCCATTTTCCTCGTTTAATCTGTATATCCAAGGCGCATGGAGATTCTGTATTTCCACATTTTGCAGTTAAAATACCATCTTTATTAGTAAAAATAGTACCTCCATTTTGTTTACAGTTAATACATTTCATTTGCATCGATCGCAGTTTTTTCCTTATTTCATTCAAATCTAATCCACTTTTAGTAATTTTCTTTTTAGCATTATTATATTTTTTATCATAGTCACCTTTTAATTTGTAATACCTAATTACAGCTGCAGTCACTACTTCTGAATTTTTTGATGGTGAAGGAGATAAATTGGGTCTTTGTTGCGGAAGTGATTCTTCTTCTTCTTGTTTAGGAGGACCATCAAAAGGATAATCTGGAGATTCTGGCTCTGCAACCTCTTCTTCCGGTGGTTTATCAAAAGGATAATCTGGAGATTCTGGCTCTGCAACCTCTTCTCCTGGAGGTTTATCAAAAGGATAATCGGGCGATACTGGTTCAAATTCCGGAGTTTTACTTTTATCTTCATCAGAAATACCAAGATCTTTATCACTCATTTCTATCAAAGGGCTATCATCACTCATTTATATTTATACAGCATAATATTTTTTATGTAATACTTCAAAATCACTTTCAAATTTAGGAAGATTAGTAATAATTTCATTATTTATCTTTTTTCTTTCTTCCCTTAATGCTTTAATTTTTGACATTACGTGCGCATGATCCTTTTCTTGTTTTTCTTTTTTTTCTTCAGGTGTTAATTTATGTCTTTTTCTATAAGACAGAATAATACCTATCAATACAAGCAATAATAAAAAGAATCCACAATTCCATAATATATTATAATATTCACTTCGTTTATCGTGACATTGTTTTAAGGTTTCTCTTAAGAAATATTTTACTCCTGGTTCTGTTAAAGTGGGCGACGCAACATAATCCATTAATATAATAAAAGCAAAAAATGAAAAAAATAATACATAAATACTATATAAATGATATCAGCAGGATTTTCAATTGGTATTTTTATATTTTTAACATTCACATATTTTGGATTTAAGTTTTTTTTAGTTGACAGAAAGGGACCTCCTATGCAAACAGGTATGATTAAAACAGTTTTATCATTAGTTTACATTATAGCAATTGTTGGGTCACAATTAAGTATTAATATAACAAATTCTAAAGAACATTGTCACGGTGTACCACAAATTGTATCAGCAATGATGTATACAATTTTACCTAATTTTTTCATGTTAGGCCTAGTTATGATTATACTTAAAGTATTCCCAGGATGGAAAGAACCATTTTCAAATACCATTGGATATGGTATTGTATACTTAATGGGATTAGGTGAAACATTTTCTGAATTATTGAGACCTAAAATGGTGGGTAAAGGAAAGAAAACAGGCGGTGATTTGATTTCGATGATATGTGAAAATAAATCCATTATAATAAACCAAATAACACCATTTAATTATGAATTGTTTTTAGACAGAATGAATAAAGAAGGTGCATTAAAGCCTGGATATAAAAAGAAAGAAGCCTACAATAAATTATGGATGTTGGTCAATGCAAAAGATGCTATCGCAGAAATGATATGGTATCTGCTTACAGGAGCATTGGCTATATCCACCACATTTAATGCGTTATTAGATATAGACTGTGATATTCCAACGGCACAAAGAAAAGCTGCTGCTGCTAAATTTGAAGCAGAAGTAGCTACATCAGAAGAAAACAAATCCAAAGAAAAATATTTCACTATACATGATTAAAATCTAAATTTAGGAATTGCTAAATAATATAACACAAAAAGATAACTAAAAATAGCTAATATCAAAGCAACTAGCCAATTTGGAATAACAGTTTTTTTCTTATATCCTATACCAAATTGCCTTAGAGAACCATCTTCATTATATAAAAAATGTGGTGCTACCATTTGCATAGCACAAAAAATGATAACAAAAATAATAATAGCGACTGATGTAATATTGCGACGTATAAATGATCTATACATAATTAAATTATATATAGATTAGTTTTTATTAGTAAATAATTTAATATCCTTCATCGCCGTCTCTATCACCATAATCGTCATCATCGGGCATGGCTGCAAAAACTGCCATCATTTCCGCATTTACACGCTCACGTTGGACTTGTTCTTCGATTGCTTCTAAACGATAAATTTCACGATTTCTTTCAGTGACCTCATCATTTCTATTTAATCTTAATTCCATTAGCATATCATCTTCTATTTCTTGACGTTCTTTGTCGTACTGGTCAGCATCATATTCATATAATGCGCGCGTTTGTCCAAGACTCCAGTCACCGAGACGTTGATTTTTCAATATATTTTCTACTTCACGTTCTTCAACCGTTAAATCGCCCAAACGTTTTGTAATTTTATTCTTTTCTTTTTCCTTAGCTTTCAATACATTTTTTACAATATCTTCATTATTTAAATCTAATTTTTTCTTTTGCGATTCCATTATGGATATATAAGTACCCAATAAGGTTGCTATTTTCTTATTTAATTGGTCTCGCTTTCCGGCTATTATTTGTTCGCGCACACTATCTTCAAGACCACCATCGTCAACTAAACCAAGCAATTCAGTAGCCTCATCTTCATTTACTATATTTAATCCTGTATCTATAGATTTAACGTAAATATAAAAACTACATAACACATAAAATTTTACCAATTTATTAATTATATTACCATTTATGATAGTAGATTGTATTGTATCATCATTCAAAATTATATCTGCAAATAAATTTGTTGCATTGATTAATTCTATAATATCGCGACTATGTTTTTGTATAAATTGTAAAACTGGGAATAATGTTTTATCTTTATAAAACTTTTGTAATGCGGATGTTTCGCCAAAAATTAAATCGCGAACATCTCGAACATGTCGGTCACTTATCTTCCAATGCTTGGGAATAGCAACATCTTTATACTCAACACCTTTAATTATCATATTAGGATAAATCTGTAAAATATTCTTAATGAATGTATCATAAAACGTAAATACTGTTACACTTGTTTCATCTTCTCTAGTTAAATAAATATCTTCTCCACGCATTTTCCATGTAGTCATAGTGTCTAAAAATCTTTCTACTCCCCTAGTAACATTATTAAGATTTAAAAAGCCAACGATTTCGTCTTGAAAATGCTCAATATTGCTATCCAAAAATGTATCCATAGCATTATAACTATCATCTTCGCCTTGTCTTATTGTATCAAATGTATCAATTAATGATTGAAATGCATCAAGTATTTCTGGATTACATATAACAGGTGCTTTCTTTTGTTTCAATTCTTCGATTTTCATTTCTAGTAACCGTCTTTCACTTAAAATTACCGGATGTAAATTAATATCTACAATATTCGTTGCATTAACCGCATTCAAAATATATCTAAAATTATCACGATTAATATCAATGCCTTCTCGTTTTAATTGTTCAATCTTATCTTTAATTGAATCTAAATTACCAATTCGTTTTATAACAGGATTATCACATATTCGAGAAATTGTCTCATCAAATGGAATATTAAACTGACAAAATCTTAAAAACGAAATAAACATAGTTTCTTCTGAAAACTGTTCCGATGGGTTTGGATAGATTAGATGAGTATCCAATGGAGAGAATATATAATTAATTGTTTCATAATCCTTCACAATATCTCGTATTCTTTCCAAATTTTCCACCATATTATTATATCTTCGAATACCACTCTCCTTATCCGCAAAATATAATAATGTTTCCCTAATTCCTTCATTACAACACGCATTTTCTAACATAGGTTCATCTGATAGATTTTTAAGTATGGGTGCCTCCCTATTTATAACACGTTGTATAAGCTCTTGAACATGAAATGAAAATGCTATTATTTTTCCACCTAGAGTATTTAATTGAGCATATTGGCCTTCATTGCCATTTTGTAAATTAGCAATCAATGTATTTTCAAATGTTTTGCTTATATTTGAAACTTGCTTCATTTTTACCGGGTACAATGGTGGTAAAAACGTGTTCCATTGCCTAACATCGAACAAATCTGGAATATCATCTTCTTCCACACGACGTTCCAAATATTGTTTTTTACTTAAAAGTTTCTGTTGAATGATTGAATTATCAAGAATACCCAACACTCGTTTTTTTAATTTTTCAGCATATTTTGTAGTAACACTTTCTTCCTTCCTTTTATTTATTTTTGGTAATGCGGACCATGGTCTACTACTCTGTCGCAGTTTTAATACCACACATACTAAATAAAGGAGCGCAGAAGTTTCACCATCTTCATCCAATGGAAATCCTATAAAAGACCGTACACAACCAGGAAAGGTTTTCTTTGTAATAATAGAAGGTATCATTGTTTGAATAGATATTAAGTAATAAGCCAATGTAAAAACTAATAATGTATCATCATGCGCTTTCTCATAAGGTATAATTTTCTTTCCTGTTTTAGCTTGACGAGCCTTTTGTTTTTCCATATATTTACTCTTAGAACCTATATAATGATTAATTTCACCAACTACTGCACCAATAACAAAATCATATTGTGATTCAGTATTAATTCCCATACTTTTATCCATTGCCGATAGTACTCTATAAATCATTTCCGAATCTTCCGATTGTAATTTTGGCATTTCTTTATAACTCATATCAATTAGTACTTCACCAATATCTTTTTCTAACACTTCACGACTAACAATACGATAACCAGCTTCATCAAAACCTTCGCTATTATCATATTCTATCGTTCTAATAACATAACCACTATGTTTATCTACAATTTTATCACCATCGTCGCTTATCTGGCCTCTATCAGCACAAACCTTTTCTAATACTGATAGATATTCGCCTCGTTTGAATGCCAAAGCAAGTGTTTCAAAGAAGGTTGGTAACAATTGTGTATTAGTAATTTTGCAATAAAACCATTCTAGATTTTCAGGGTCTGTTGGTGAGTAAAAAGGGTCTCGGCAAAATTTATCTACAAAAGTTAAAATATCACTTTGTTTTTTAACAAAATCACTTTGAGAAAGTATATGGTCTCTTAAATTAGCATAAGGAGAAACTACAATTTCTCTTGCTTGTAAAGTGTCACCAATTTCTACTTTCAATAAATCTGTTTTAATAAATTTATGTATGTTAACAAGTCTCAAAGCGGGTAGTATACTTGTATAATATTCTATATTATCATTTAATGTTGATATTAACTGTTGATATTCCATATTTAATTCAAGATCAAACTGATCTATAATTTCCTTTGTTAAATCACCCTCCACTTTGCTTCTATTTAAAGCAACGGTTCCACATTCTTTATTTATTTGCAAACAACTTTTTTTAATATTGCAAAATACTTCAGCATCAGGAGGTAATCCATCCAAACTAGTATCTCGAACCCACGTGTTATCAGCACTTCTTTTAAAATATGCAAAATATAAACCACTGGAAGTTTCAATATAAGCATAATCACCTTCTGTAACCCTGCGTTTACCTTTTGTAATTGCTTCTGATTCAATAATGGCTTGCTTATCACTTAAGCCTACATTTTCCATTAAATGTCGAAAAATAAAATCTCTATATGCATCATCATCTAATGCTTCGCGTGAATCGGCAAATTCATCACCTATATCATATCTAGTAGTATCATATTTTTCATCAAAGAAAACATCCGCGGTACCATCATCTTCTCGTAATTCATCAATATCAATATATTTTTTTGCTAATACAAAATTTTTGCATTCTGTATTACTTGCCCTTTCTTTCTCTTCATCTGCTTCATTCTCATTTTGAACACCTTCAATAATACTCTGTACATCTATTGGTTGATATAAATCTTTGTCTTGTAAAGCAAGTGATGTAGTAAATAAACGCATGTTATCTAAAGCAGTCATTGTATTCAACATTTTAACTGTATCTACATCATTCATGTTGAGACCGTATAAATCAACTGCATTGTCATCCCGTCCAGATCGATAAGGCAACAAACTTAATAAAATACTAAGATTTTCTCTAGGTATACTACCGTATGTTGATCTCAAAAACTTTTCTATATCAGTGGTTCTAGTAACAAACTCGCGTTTAAAATTTAATATACGTTCTTCCATAAATCGCACGATGGTTTCATATTGTTTAAATGTTATATCATCAGGATATACAAGAAATGGTTCCAAATATTGTACATTTTGTAAATATGATACACCGTGACCACGTTTAACTATAAATTTCTTGATTAAATCAAACAGTATTCTAGTCTTTGGTACCATCTTTTCCAAAAAATCTTTGTATGTATTCTCAGTTCTATCACCATACCCTTCTTCTTCTAAAAATCGAATGGCCTTATAACCTTCTAAAAAGTTATCAGCGGTATATTTTGGACCTTCATCGCTAGTCTCTGAAATAGTTGCTTCAGTAATACTTGTGTTTTTCTTTAAAATAGAAAAATAATTAAACATTATTTGATTGAGTTGAGCTTTCAATAAAATCGATGATGTTGGTAAATTAATTTTTGAATAAGACAGAACGGATTCAGGCAATGTCAAAAAACCTGTAATATCCATTTTATCAGGATTAGTAAAAGGCACCCGAGTTGCCGTCTGTAATGTTTTCTTCAAATCAGTAGAGTTTAAGTGTGTAAGACTTTGATCATAACCACCTAATACAAATCGACATCGAATAGGGACTTCATTTTGAGCTACGTTTGTATAAAAGTCTTCTAAATTATCAATTACTGCTAACATATTTGTATCTACTGGTTTTTGTATAATGACGTTAGACCGGTCTAGTGGAAAAGTAAAGGGTGTTAACAAATTGTTAAGATTGCGCAATAAATAAATATATTTATTTTGCCCATCTGGTACTCTATTGTTTCTATATTCTTCAATTAATCTTCTATATTCTACTTGTGTTTCGGCCAATGTTAATGAAACAAAATCATCATTATCATCGTCTTCATCAACATTAATATCATATAGTTTTTTTCTATTTTTCACAATAGGTAAAATCCAATATAGTTTTTTGTTTAATTTTTCTAATCTCTCCACAAGAGGTTTATATTGCGCAGTTCTTACGATTGGTTTATCAATTCCTTCTTCATCTATTTCAGAAAACATGTTTTTTAATTGTTTAAAACGTTCGATCATATTATGAAGCTTATTTAATACAACTGGTGTACGTTGTGCAGTTGGAATAGAAGATAACAAATCATCCAATAAATCGTTTGTTTGTGTTTGCATACCGAATCGTTTCTCTGTTTCTTTCACAGGAACTAATTCAGTAATTGCTTCTAATTCTTCACCAAATGAAACTGCGTCTGCATCTAGTAATACTTGTTTTAAATCGGCTTTAACGTCAATAACCGGTTGTATATCCATTACATCTTCTCCTTCGATGTCTTCGTCTTCTTGAGCTTCAGGAGAAATTTCTAAATCTGGAATATCTTGTTTTTGTGCGGGTGGTTCAAAAGCACGTATATTTTCAATCGGTAAATCTAAAGGAATTCCTTTATAACCAAAATCAATATAAATCTTCTTATTATCACCATATGTTGTAATTTCAATCATGTCTTTCTCTAAATCTGTAATTTGTCCATTCACAGTCAAAGGTACATCACCTCCAAATTGTATACTTATCCATGCACCAGTAGTTAATCCATTTTGTCTAGCATAACCTACTTCCTCCGGACGACTTAGGATTTCTATACTCTTTATGCTCTCATCTGTGAATTGACCATCTAAAATATCTAGTACAAATTCACCTAGAGTATCAGGATCAATAATAGTTGCTCTATTTTCATCTAAATAATCAATATAAAACGTTTTATCATCTAAGTCGCTATTATCAGGTGCATTAATTTTAATAATATCTCCCAATTCTAAATAAAAATCTTCTTGTTGTTCTTCTGTAGACATTACCTTATAATTATAGTAGAAATTATCTCAAGGAACGAAAAAATGATTTAAATCTAATTAAAGAAATTAACCTTTATTATATAAATTATGACAACCTTATCCATCGATCTCCAATACCACTTCGACTTATACTCCCTACCAGCTGTACCAGAAGGTTTATTTGCTAAAAAAATATCAGTAAGCTATGATGAAGAATCTCAGGAAAAAACAAATTGGTATTTTGTACAATATCTTAAACATACACTTTGTCAAACCACATATAAAACACATGGTTTATTCCGTTCTGTTTTAACAGATGGAAAAACAATTCAGGTTTTTTCACCACCAAAATCAATCCCGTTTGCTTTAATGAAAAACGAAGATTATAATGATTTTCAATTAGAGGAATTAGTTGAAGGTACAATGATAAATTTATTTTGGAATAACTATTTGAATGATTGGGAATTGGCTACAAAAGGCAGCATTGGTGGAAGATATTCTTTTTATCAGGACAATAAGAAAACGTTTAGAACAATGTTTTTGGAAGCATTAAACCATCAAAAGATGGAATTTGAAAATTTAGATAAAGAGCTGTGTTATTCTTTTGTTTTGCAACATCCAGACAATAGAATTGTTATTCCTTTCAAAAATCCACGCGTAGTATTGGCTGCTTTGTACAAGATAGACGGAACAAAAATAACCATATTAGATAAAAACAAAAGCAATATCCCAAATGCTATATTGCCTAAAACACTATCCCAATATACCGATTATAAAGGAACAAATTGGGATGACCTGCAATCATATTTTAATCAAATGAATTTAGATTACCGTGTTGTAGGTGTAAATATTTATAATCCAAAAACCGGATTTCGTAGTAAATTAAGAAACCCAACATATGAGCATGTACGACGTCTTAAAGGCAATAGTCCTAAGATACAGTTTCAGTATTATTCATTACGACAGGTTGGAAAGGTGAAGGAATTTTTACAATATTACAATGAATTCAGGCCAAAATTTACAGAATTAAGAAATGATTTGCATAAATGGACAGACCAATTGTGGAAAAATTATGTTAGATGTTACGTACAAAAGGAAAAACCGCTGTTAGAATTTCCTAAGAAATTTCGTGCTCATATGTTTAATTTGCATCAAATTTATTTGAATGATTTACGTGAATTGGGACATTACATATCAAGACAAATAGTTATCAAATATGTAAATGCATTAGAGCCAGCAAAACTAATGTATGCTGTTAATTATGATTTGCGTCATTGTGAGATAGATGAAAAAAAATCTAGGAAAGAGATAAATGTACAATAATTTTATATGGTTGTTATAAATTTAACTAAATTCAGTCATAATATCAGACAAAACTTGAATAGCATCATTACAAGCTGAGCGTGTATTTGCTACTGCAACCTCCCTATAACCTTCATTATCACCTCTATCTACCATACCTATTCTTATAACACTATCGTCATCGTGTGGATGATTTTTTCTAAAACCAACGTATGTTAAATTCTTATCTTGTGTTCCTTGATAATTGTTTTTATGAAGCATAAATTCAATAATCTTTCCTACTGTATAACCAGTATTTTTAAGTTTGATATCCATTGAATTAGGAATAGTTGTAATAGATTTTTCGATAACACCTTCATTTTCAATAGTGTCATGAATGTTTTGTAGTTTTGCAATGAGTATCTCGCATGCCTTATGCACTAATTCTTCATTTGTATAAACACCAATTGTTTCAAGTTTAAAGTCAAAACTATCGCGTTTAAAATATCTCAAACCTTCGTGATTATACCAATTTTGCTGAAGTAGCGCTAAAACATCTGGATCAGCTTTTTCTTCGGAAGAAATTTCAGCTAACTTGTTTTGCCAAATTTGGTCTTGCTGTAATTTGTCTGGAGTAAATTTATACGCACATGTTGACGCCACATTAAATGTACCATCTTCACCCGCAGTATGCAATGACATTTTTGCACTAATAGACAATTCTTCACCTGGTGCAATGGTAGATACTTTGGGTCGCAATCTTGCAAATACAATATAATCTCCCGTAATTGGACAAGGAGGGAATATTTTTCTAACGGCTGAATCTTGTAAATATTTGCCCGATGTGATATTTTTAATTTTAAAGTGTTCTGTAGTTACATCAATTGTGTTCTCTGATTCATTTTTCATATTAATTTCTACTACCAATTCTTTATATGGCAGAGAAAGATCGGAAATATGAATAGGAATACAAGATAGTCGTTGTTTTAAAACTTCATTATTTAATCGTGTCGTGTTGATATGAATATCTGCATCGTTTTTGTCATGTGGGAAGCAATTAAATACTAAAGCCGGAATATCAGACAAAATAGTACGTCTAATTCCGTTAACAAAGGAAACATTTATACCTTCAATTGTGAATGTTAAAATACCATTTTCTTCGCCTTTAAATGAAAGCAAAGTACTACTTTTGGGTTGTAAAGGAGTAGCAGCTATAGAACTCATGATTTACTTATAAATAAACAATATATTATTATATCAATTTTTTTGTGTTATATATCTATTTTTCAATTACTTTAATAATATTAGATGAGCTCGGTCTTATATTATAGTAAATTTTGTAATCACTGTAAAGAATTAATAACTAGAATCGCAAAAACGAAAACAAAAAATGATTTACATTTCATATGCATTGATAACCGAGAAAAACATAAAGACGGAACTATTAATATTATTCTTGATAATGGACAACGAATATTATTACCACCTAATATTACAACTGTTCCGTCTGTATTACTTTTGCATCATGGCAACAGAGTTTTAGGAGGTATTAAGGAGATTTTACATTATTTGAAACCTGGAGAGACAACAATTATGAATCAAGCGACTAATTTTAATGGAGAACCACAAGCCTTTTCTTTTTGTGAAATGGGTAGTAGTTTGTCTGATAATTATTCTTATTTAGACATGACACCGGAAGAATTATTAGCAAAAGGGAATGGAGGACTGCGACAAATGCATAGTTATTGTACTATTAACCAAAATCAAACCATAGCAACACCGCCAGATGATTATGAACCCGACAAAGTTGGGGCTGTAGATTTAGGTAAATTACAAATGCAACGTGCAGAAGATGTTAGACAAAAACGTTAAATAATTATTTAAAAAAATCATTATATTTATCATATAATTACGATGAGTATATTAAAAGCTTTTACTGGACATTTAATGGAGTTCGTCACTGAAATTAAAAAGGTTTTTCCTGAAGACGCTGATTTAAGAACCGGGTACTTTTTTTTAGAAGGTTTAGTGAAAGTAAACCCAAAATCAGTTATTCTTGGTTGGAAAGAATGTGTAAATGAACCGTACAAAGAAGAAATATTAAGAGGAGACGTAGATTACTTTATTAATAAGGACTATGATAAGGATTTAGAAGGTTCACAAAACAAAGGTAAATTATTAAAAACCATTGATTCTTTTCGGGAAAGAGTGAGAAATATGGGCGAAGATAATAAAAAAAAATCCATCAAATATGTTCAGAATTTAACGAAATTGTGCGGTATGTATTTTCAAAATAATTAAAGTTTAGTTTCACTTAAATAATTTATTTGATTTAGATATATAATGTCTGAATCAAATACAGAAATTCCTGAAGAATTTTGTAAAGTATGCAAAGATTTCGTTACAGATATTTTAACGACATTTCCAGAATACCAAGGTACATTACATGAAGGGTTAATTGATATTCTTCAGGATAAAAATGATACGGCTAATGTGAGGGAAATATTTGATTATGTTAAAACAGTATATCCTGAAAGGTTTTTTGATTTACTTTATCAAAATGAGGATATTTATAGTAATGATGAGATAAATACAAAATTTCTTCCTAATATAGATTTTGCTGATTTATGGAAGCAAGACATTTCAGAAAAAACAAAGCTCATTATTTGGAAGTATCTTCAATTAATTTTATTTTCAGCGGTTAATAATGAATCTGATGGTAAATCTTTTGGAGATACCGCAAAATTATTTGAAGCTATTAATGAGGATGAACTTAAAAATAAATTAGAGGAAACAATGGAACAAATGGCTAATATTTTCGATATGAGTGGAAACTCGCCTTTTGCAACAGACATATCAAATATCAATCCAAACGACCTACCTGATCCAGAAGAATTACATAGCCACATTAACGGTATGCTTCAGGGTAATTTAGGTAAACTTGCTGCAGAAATTACAGAGGAAACAATGAAAGAATTAAATACAGATGTATCGGGTGCCGATTCTGTTGGGGATATTTTTCAAAATTTGTTTAAAAATCCTGGAAAACTAATGTCGATGATTAAAAAGGTTGGTAGTAAACTTGATACAAAACTTAAATCGGGTGAACTTAAGGAGAGTGAAATTATGCAAGAAGCTATGGACCTAATGGATAAAATGGAAAAAATGCCCGGTATGGCAAATATGAAAAATATGTTAAATCAAATGGGAATGCCTGGGATGGGCAAAAATAGCAAAGTAAATATGGGTGCTATGAGAGGCAAATTAAATCAAAATATGAAAGGAGCAAAACAACGCGAAAGAATGTTACGAAAACTTGAGCAACGAAAAGCTGCCAAAAAAGATGATCAAATTAAATTATTACAGCAACAATTAGCAGCAGCAAAATTAGCTAATCAAAACGGCATGCAAACGAATCAAGTAGTAGAAACAGCTACAAAGAAGAAAAGACGAAGAAAAAAGAAGAAACGTCCGAATAAAAAATAAATAGAAATATATATATCATGAGCGATACATTTTGGTTAAATAATCCATTAATATTAGTTGATAAAAACCATATTACAGAAATATTTCCAATCGGAAAGTTAAGTTATGTTGATAAATTAAACGCATTAACAAGAATTATCATAATTCTCTCCATTTTAGGGTATTTCATGACAAAATCTAGTAAAATTCTTATTAGTGCTGCCGTAACTATTGTCGTCATTGCAATTATTTATAAAATCCAAAAACACAAAAACGCAAAACATCATGTAAATAAGAAAGATTTAAAAGAAGGTTTCGCTAACTGTGCTAATTATGAAAAACATAAAACAAGATTCACTAAGCCAACCAAAAACAATCCTTTAATGAATGTTTTATTACCAGAAATAAGTGACAAACCAAAAAGGAAACCAGCAGCTCCTTCTTTTAACAGAACCGTCGAAAAACAAATTAATGAAAAAGCTGGAAATGTGGGTCCAGACCCCAGATTGTTTTTAGATTTAGGCGATAGTATTAGTTTTGAACAATCCATGAGAAATTTTTATTCTACGCCAAACACCAAAGTATGCAATGACCAAACAGCATTTGCTAAATTTTTATATGGCGATATGCCGTCTTGTAAAGAAGGAAATGAATTCCAGTGTACCAAAGACAATCAAAGATATACGCTTTTTTAAAAATATAAAAAATAAAAATCTTCTATATAATTATATAACAATGGCAACTGTTTCTAATTATATGTTTAACAATTTGTCACGCATTGGAGATGATCAATGTGGTATTACAGGAAGAGATCAGCAAAACAACGAATTTGGTTCATACTCTACTACTAACTACTTTGCTAATTGGTGTGGTATGAAAAAACCTATTGAGTTTGCTACTAACCAACCAAGTATTTTCTACAATGGTGGCTATGGTAACTATTGTGGTGCCGGTGGCTGCAACATCGACAGTGATTCAAAATTGAAAATTGGTTCCATCCAAACTAACCCAAAATGCAGAATTAGTCTTTATCAAAGACCTTTTGCAACTGTACCATTTTTAGGAAGAGGTCCACCTAGACCAGTTATCGAATCTCGTATTCAGCAAGGCGCTTATAATGCAGAAACCAAAAGCTGCAAAACTGTTACGGAAAAATCATTCCAAGATTACGTTGAAACACCATTGGTTCCTACTCTTCAAGCTACTATCCAGAACCCAGCAAATTTGGTAGAGGGTGTAGCAGCTAATGGTTGGATCAGAGGCGGTCTTCCAAGTCGTGAAATCTCTCGCGACCGCGATTATCTATCTCGCCATAATTAATTTAAATACTAATAAGTAAAATTTATTATATGTATAATTTTTCATATAAACTCACATATAATGAATCCTCAGACGATGATGTATATAGAAAAGAATTATTAGATGTCTTTTTTTTAAATGAATACAATGGAGACAAAATAAATCTTTCAGTAAACAATATTATTACACCTTTAATAAAACCGCATTTTAAAGAAGTTTTTGAACTAATGAATAAACATAATCAATTACCAATTCCTTTAGATGATTATACTTGCATCATTCTTTTATTAGCATGGGAGTATTTTTACTTATTTCATCGATGTATTGGAGAGATTAAAACAAATAATATTACAGATAGTATCACAAGCCTAATTTCTGAAATAAAAAAAAATGAATAAAAAAAATCTAGTTAATACATATATGAGTTCAACAAGACTAGTAAATGATAAAGGCGAATATTGTCAACAGCAAAGAGATTCCAGACTAACAGAACAATTTATGTTATATAAATACAAATGTATTTCGAATGATAGTGCTTTACCATGTGTTGGAATTAATGCGCCTATGATGACAAATGGATATAATAATAGCATTCTCTCCAATAACGCATCAGATATTGAAAGTGCCTTATTTGGTATTGGTGCAACTAATTTAGTAAAATCAAAAGAGCCAGTTGTAGCACAAATTAATTGTCTGCCAAATAAGAAATTCTTCAATAGACCACAATCATTTTTACCAGAACCTTTAGTTGTTGAAAAATTTCAAAGACCAGTTGGTCCTTTTTGTTAATATATATATAACTTTTTAAAACAATATATATATATAAATATGAATCGTGGAAGATATCCTAGCTATGGAATGTATTACAATAAACGTGTAAATAAATTAAATTGTTGTTGTGAGCCTGGTCCCACTGGCCCAATAGGACCACAAGGAGTACCCGGAACAGCTGTAAATACAGGGGCAACTGGTCCCACTGGTCCTGCGGGTGGTCCTCCCGGTCCTGTAGGTCCCACCGGCCCTCCTGGCGTTGGTATTGTCGGTCCTACTGGCCCGGGTGGTTTAGATGGTGCAACTGGACCTCCGGGTGCTGATGGAGACACTGGTCCACCGGGACCATCTAGCACTGGGTCTATAGGACCTACAGGCCCTGCTGGTGCAGACGGAGATACAGGCCCTGCTGGTGCAGACGGAGATACAGGCCCTGCTGGTTCAGACGGCCCTACTGGAGCCGATGGTCCCACCGGTCCAGCAGGTTCAGCTGGTACTGGCATACAAGGTCCAACAGGACCACTAGGACCAACAGGTCCTAGTCCTTCCGCAGGATTAAATGCTATGATACCTTATGAACCATTTAATCAAGATAATGTTGATAGCTCTGGTCTTATAATGAACTGGGGACATATTTACTTTATTCAATTTATAGCACCAAGTACCGGGTATTATACGCGTGCCACTATGTTACATGCACTTGCCACCAGTTGGACCACCAGCACTCCAGGTTGGATTGGGATGGCTATATATGACAACTCTGGAGGACTTCCGCCAACAATACAGATAGGGGGACAGCATAACCATGGTTGTCCCTATCAACGAATAGGTCAAGGTACTGCTGGACCAACTTATTCAGGTTTATCAGATGACAACCAATACGTAGATGTTATATTTGAGACACCAGTTCCGTTAATAGCTTGTGAAAAATATTGGTTCGCATTTGCTTATAGAACAAATCAAACGACCATCAATCCAACTTTAACTGGTTTTTTTCCAATAAATCCAGATTATAACTCGACTTATAATTCTGTTATAACTTGCTTGGACCCCAGTGGTTATGGTGCAGGTGGTACCTTTGATTTTAGAGATTTCTTATCACTTACAACACTACAGGTACCCAATACCTTTCGTGGTTATAATGCTGCGTGCTGGTTTCATTTATGCGACCCTAGTTCATCGTTTTTAGTCGGACCACAAGGACCAATGGGACCTACTGGACCCAGCGGTAGTGGTTCAGGTGGAACAGGTCCTACAGGTCCTCCAGGAACAGGTGGAATATATGGTCCTCCGGGTGGTTATGTAACTTCTTACAAAGGTACTTTATTCAACATCACCTCTTGGCCGGCACAAACTAATAGGGTTATGACGAACAATCCAGCAACATTTGCTAGCAATGGAAACTTTAGATTTAGTTCAGAAGGTCAAACATGGCCGGGTGTTGTAAATATAGACTATGAAGTAAATAATACCGCTTATTCTTCATTTAAAACTTCATGCGATAATCAAGGTGGAGGACAGATTTTCTTTAGAATATTTGAAGCACAGCAACCGAACGAAGTAAATTATTATAAATTCGATTATAATGAAGTTACTGTCACTGGTGGCGGGGGTGTTACTGGTCTTGGCATGCTGATTGATAATGTTATTTATATAGGCGGAACTGGTCAGGCTGATTTCATAAATCCAGTTGTAGGTTGGGGTATGCCAGGTAGTAGTGGTCTTGATATCAGTGGTAATCTAGATATGTCTTGTAATTCAATTGTAGATGTTAGTAGCATCTCTTTTTGTGATGGAACTTATATAGGACCCGGTTCTTCTTTTGACATTTCTACCAATGAGGTTTTAAAAATAAAAGTAACTGATTCATCAAATGCACTTGTTGTGGATCAAAGTGGTAATGTGGGCATGGGAACTGCTGATCCTTCATATAATTTGGATATTCATAATCTCTCTGGAGGAGAGATGTTAAGGCTTCGACACGGCGCATCGGCGCCCACAGATATTGAAATGATTCTAGGAACTACTATAGTTGGTGGTACAATTGATGCTGCTGTTACAACACAATTTACAGGAGGAACAAATTTATATCTTCAAGCTGGAGGAAATACTGTCGCTACTATTACACCACTTGCTAATACAACATATACAAGTGCTTTGGATCTAACTTCTGAGAAACTTACTATTGCTGGAGTTGAAGGAACAACCGGTCAAGTTCTACGAGCCAAAGGAGATGGATTGGGTGGAGTCGAATGGGGATTACCTGGAGCAGATGGCTCTGGAAATGGAGCCATGCCATATGAACCTTGGAATTTGAATGTGGGGTTAGTAGCAACTAATGCAGTGGATAGAACTGTACATTATGTTCAATTTATAGCTCCAACGACAGCACGCTATACAGACATGACTATTTTTTGCGGCCACAACACATCTTCCCCTTATAATGGGATGGTTTGTGTGGGCATTTATTCAGATGTTTCTGGTGCTGCAGGAGGAGTATTGCCTCCTGGCCCAGGAGTGCCCGATAAACTCCTAGCTCAAGGGTGCCGTTCCTCAACACTTGGCTCTTTGCCAGTTGCCAATAGAAACAGTTATATTCACTTTGATTTATCTGGTGGCGTTGATTTAAGTGCCAATAATTTATACTGGGCTGCTGTTGGTCATCGAAGTAGTATTATAAATCAGGACATTTTCACACTGATCGAACATGTAGATTTTCTCACCCAATCTGGAATTGTGTTGCAAGAACCAGGAGGAGTTACTGCCACAGGGTTGCCAACCACAGCAACTGCGCTAAATAATAGTCCACTTCCTTTCTGGTTCCGTATTTATAACGAAAATAATCCTTTCCTATCCGCTCCCGAACCTACTTATTTCTTACATCAATGGTCTTTTGGTGCTCACATTCCCGCAAACCAAGTTATAACTACGAATCAATGGTATTGGTTGTATCCAGGGTTCGGGGGAAATTATGATCCTGCTACAGGTGATATATCAGGTGCATCATTAATTCCAGCAGGAGCGACAATCACGCCACCAGTGATATCATCAGGATTTACTTCAGCAGAAACAACTGGACCAATTGGAGGTGGTAGAGTATCTTATACTATTAATAATAGTGTACTTGGTAGTGGTTTGGGCATGGATGCAAGCGGTACAGCAGTAGGATTTAGAATTCGAGTGTATGCTTATTGTAATATTGATGCCTCAGGAATACCAACTGGAGCATCAAATACTTTAACAGCCACTGCAAATGCTGGTGTAGATTGTGAACCTTTAAACTTCGTAGGATCTCCTTTAATATGGACAAATTCCGGTGTAGTAAGAAACGGCATATCCGTTGCAATTTCTGCTTTCGGTACTAACATTACTCAAACAGCAAATGGCAGTAGTAGAAATATCGCGATATCTATCCCTGTAAAAGTGGCCATGTAAATATTATGTAATATTTATTCTCATCTTCAATATATTTTCCAATTTTATCATTAATATTCCTACTCAAGTTACAATGTAATAACTTTAGAGAATTTGGTTCATTTCATAATTAAATATATATTCATTCAATATATATATAATGTCAAGTTGTAAAAAATGGAACTCATGTAATAATAATTGTAAAAGAAGTGGCGGTGGCCGCGGTGGTGGTGGTGGTGGTGGCAATGGTGTCATAGGAAAAGATGGGGCCACTGGACCAAGAGGTCCGACCGGTCCAACAGGTCCAGCACCAACTGGTTTAAATGGTATGATTCCTTACGAACCCTATAATCAAAATAACGCTGCTCACGAAACCGAAGGCCGTGGTTCAATACAGCTTAAATCAAATGATACAACAACATATATTCAGTTCACAGCTCCTTCAACGGGATATTATACAAAAGCCAGAATGCTAACTAATGATATCTCAGGTAACCCGGACATTAGTGGCAGCGCAACTATTCATGTAAGAATGGGAGTTTATGACAATTCCGAAAATTATGCCCCCTTTTTTCCTGCTCCTCCAAGCGGTGCACGTGGTAATCAAGGTATTCCATATAACATTTTAGGTCAAGGAGTCCTAAATATTACTCCACCACACAGTAATTGGAGTTATAGATTTTTAGATATTTCATTAAATCCACCGGTACATTTAAAAATGAATGAAAATTATTGGTTTGCTTATAGTACTTATAATTCAGCGGATTTATCTAGCAATATTTTTACGATTGCAAATAATTATTTTTTTATTCCACCTTCAAATCAAATCCAAAACGGAAATGTGCTATCTGTTCTAGATATTAGTGATAATATTAATAAAGGAGGACCTTCTGGTGCTGGTGGTGGTGATGCTAGTATGAATAGTATTACCGACCTTTCTGGAGCCCCTTTGCAACCTTCCCCCAATGCCACTTGGTTTAGACTGTATGATCCTAGTGCTAGTTTCATAGTAGGTCCACAAGGTCCAACTGGTGATTGTGGCTGTACAGGAGGAATAGGATCGACGGGAGACACAGGACCAACAGGAAACACGGGACCAACAGGAAACACAGGACCAACAGGAAATACCGGACCAACAGGAAACACGGGACCGACAGGACCCGATGGATTAGATGGTGCCAATAGTCGCCGATGGCCCGTATCAAGTACTTTGGTGTCCTCCACCAAAATACAACCATATCCTTCTACGACAACTAATAATAATTTTACTCGATGGAATGTCGGAATAACTGATAATGACGGCATTGATCAAACTTCTTGGTTGCGGGCACTTGAAACACATGTCAATTCCGGTGGATCAGCACTAGGAACATTAATTGATGTTACTAATACTACTAGATTTCAAATAGCATCTATTACTTCAGTTTTAGATCAGACGGCAACGCCGCCGCCACACTTTCGCTTAGACGTATCTGGTATTTCCTATAACGGTCCTCCTAGCTTATCATCAAGTGATATTCTAATGTTATCATGGGTATTAAATGGAAATGACGGACCAACGTTTTTGAAATATACGTATGGTGTACACATTTTGCCTACTAACAACGCATTACAAACAACTCAGAATAGGGTAATTATGGGAATGGATTCATTGCGTTCTAGTGGTGGAGCAATTTCACAGGATAATACAAGTATAGATACAAGTGGTTCTTGTGTTGGGTGGATTTATCCAGATTACGGTGGATTTGGTATCCGCGTAGCAAATCAAAGAGGAACGTCCACATCTAACTTTGCGTTCCCATATATTAATTGGTCAGATAGGTCTAGTTTACCAACAGGTACTTTATATAGTTTATTAGAGGGTTTTGGATATGATGGTCCAAATGGTGTTTGGTCACTACAACCAGGAGGTGGTTTAAATTATTATGCTAATGCAATTACCCGTTCCATAGATACTAAATTTACAATTGATGACAATACCATATTTTCATATATGTTTGGACCCTATGATGGAAATAATGTTGTATCTAATTTAGGGCTTGGGTTCACAAGTTACGGAGCATGGAATGAAAACCCAAGCGAAATAGATATTTTCATTGTTCATGTACCCTGTGTAACAACTAAGTTAGTCTTTGATGATACACCCTATGAGAATTTCGCTCCTGCTGGACCGGACAAATGGAATTTCGCACATATTAAAATGGTGCATCGTCTCAGTGCCACTTCAGGCATCGTTGATGTGAGCTCCGCATTACCTCGTTGTGGCTCTTTTTCTTTAGGTGCTCCTCAGATAACATTACCCGGTGGAGTTTATACAAATATTAATGTTCGCTGGATTGGTGCCCAAGGCGGCACAACTAATGTTACATATGACAGCTCGTGCATACCACATTCACCAACTTTGCTTAATAAAATTGTAGTAAATCCTGGAGATGGGTTAGGTATGTATATAGGAAATAATAGTTTATATTATCAGAAAAGAAATAATTCATACCCACCACCACCTGGTGGAGCACAACAAACTCGACATAGCATAACTCCAGCAATGTTCTCATTAAAAGTCACGCCATCTTAATAATCTTTCTTTCCCTTCTCTCACATATTTATCTATTTCAGGTTGTATTTTAATCTCATAACGATTGTCAATTATCATGTTTTTAACGAATAAATCGTTTAAATGATTAGAAAAATCTGGTTTATAGATCTCAGTTATCCAATTATCACAAAACCAATTGTCTATTCTCTTATCAAAAAATGTGCCGAAAATATGAAAATGCGTTTTATGTACAAATGCATTCTCAATTACAGCAGGCATTCCACCATTTTTTCGTTGTAAATAATTCTGCAAATGACAGGCGCCAACCACACCTATATTTTTACTTTCTTCTAATATCGTTACAAATATATTTGTCCAAGGACTTTCTATAATAACATCATCTCCAATTTGATAAAAATAATCAAAATCATCCCTAATAGCTTCATTAAATAACATATTCCATGCTTTCGCGGGTTTATGTTCACAACCGTTCAATTCCACTAATTTCATATCAATATTATTGCACATATCAGGTAGTAAATAAATGTTTTCACTGTAGAATTTATCAGTATTATCATAACCAATGAAAAAAGTGTATGTATAAGCATCGTCTTTATATTTCAGAAAAGATGGTAATAAATACTTCAAAAATGGCGTTGAGGACAAATTTGTATAATTTTGACCTCGACTACAGACAGGAACTAATATAGCTATATTCATAATAAATTACATAAAGATATCTTTTAAAATCGTTTTATCATAGACTTTGATTTTACTTGTTCTATCTTCGTTACTATGTGAGACAATAAGTCTATCATCTTCAACTACCAATCCTAGACAAAATTCAACGTTTACATTGGTATCAAAAGTAAATAATTTTGAATAATTCTTTAATTCTAATGTATTTTTATCTAATACAATAAACAAATGATAATATTTGCGAGGTTTGCTATATTTGACAACATGTCCTATAAACCACAATTCATCACCATACAAGGCACCATTTGTAGAACCGCGTACTTTTGTAAATATATGAGGCATCGTTTTTTCTGATAAAGTACCCATTTTTTTCATTTCATCATTAAATGTATAAATGGTTAAGGGGTTCCACTTATATACAATTTTAATAGAATCCTCGTGTAAAAATAAACCCCAATTCTTTTCACATTCAGCATTAACCGGTGACTGTATTTCATGATATTTTAGTATAGGCGATGTTAATTCATATGAACCTCCTGCCATTTTAAAAGTTTGTTTTGATACATCGTCGCTTTGTTTTGTAGAAATGTAACCAATATTTTCTCCACAATCAATAATTTTAACATCTTCCAGGCCCCTCACCCTGCATTTTGTATTTAATTGAGGATTAAATGCATGAGAATCTATTACTTCAAAATTTTTATTCATAATTAATGCCATATTTTTTGTATTTACACTATGTCCGTCTGAATAAGTATAGGAACCATCGCCATTTAATATAAAATCAACTAATCGTATATTTGCAAGATAACCGTCGTTATACTGGATAATTGAAGGCGTGCTTGCTTTAAATGTATCTTTTGTTTGTTCTTGAACTTCTTTATATGCGTTTAATGAAATAGCCCTATTTTCATATTGTGTTAATGGTCTAACGTAAAACTTGTAATTTTCAAGTAAATTATCAAATTTTAAAGCATTAATATTCATTAACTTCATATAAACCGGTCGCATATCAAGATTTTTATTTATGTAATATGCTAATATAGAAAACTCATAATCTAACAAATAATCATATACGTCAGTATGAATAAATAATATGTTATCCTTTGGATAAGGAATTTGCTTAGCCATCTTATAAAATACATATGCTAGTTGTTGCTGTCCTTTAATTCTATAATGTTTTACAATTTCATATAAATTTTCTGCTCTTTTTGGATGGTAACCATATGCTTCTAGCCAAGTTTGTAAAGCTTCGGCTTCTTTACCAATCTTCATATAACATTTTCCTAATTCATATCTACTATACCAATTTTCTTCTATCCAACCACCTAATGCAATACGTTTTTTAAAATATTCAATAGCTTTGTTAATATTACCAGAATTTTTATAACTACTTGCCAAATAAAAATAGGTTCTAGTATTGTTAGGATCATTTTTTAAATCATCTTCAAGAAGACGAATATCCCTTTCAAATTTATCTTCTTTGCATCCACCATCTCCTATATCATTGATACTAATATAATGTAATTGCTCGTTTACATGATGCTCTGTAATATCATAATATTCATGTGTTGAACCCACACAACTAAAATTTAAAGACGACCGAATCAAACGAACATTAAAATAATTAAATTTACTAGACCCTTGTGCTACAGTATAAACATCGGCTGTTAAATTTGACTTTTTAAATTTAGGATCAATAATTAACTTCATATCTGCATCTAAAAATAAAAGATAATCTGCCATACCTTTTGCCGCTTTTAATGCAACGGTTCGATTGTAACCAAAATTCTTAAACGGTTCTTCTATAATTTTTCCTTCAATACATCTAACATCAAAAAACTCTTTAATTAATTCTTTAGTCATATCTGTACTTCCAGTATCACAAATACAATAAGTATCAATTATTGGTAGCACTGTTTCTAACAACCTAAGAATAATCTTAGATTCATTTTTAACAATCATATTTAAGCAAATGGTCGGTGCTTTTTTTTCAGTTACTTCTTCTATACAAAGTTCCATTTTATTAAAAATATGATTTTTTTTTTAAATAAATTATGTTTTAATAAAAAATAAATTATATTATCAGATTATATAATGCCAGGAACATCCCATTCAAAAACATATAAAGGTTCTATTACAGGCAGAAGTGCTAGATCTGCCTTTCAAACTTTAGCTCCATGGAACTCACGGAAAAATGGAAATGTTAACCAAGTAGCAGTAAGTACCGGAGGGGGTCCATTAAATTTTAAATTAATGGGCGCGAAAATGATGTCTAATTACGATAAAAACAAAGATGAATTTATTTTGGATTGCAGTTTAAATGTGAAAGGTAATAAAACAGTCAATGGTACAACCAAAATGATTGGTGATGTTGATTGTTGTGGTAATGTTACCATCAAAGATCATCTAATCGCAGGAAGCGCATTCATTACGGATTTAAGTGTAAATCAAATCACGGATGTATGTGATAATATTTTAACTTTGGGTAATCACGGCAGCCCAAAACAATCACACATGAGAGGAATATTTATGAAAGTTTATAATCACAAGGAACAGGTGAACGATCACGCTTTTATGGGGTTTGATCCAAGCAATGCATGCCCGTATGGTCCAGTGCCCGATGATACCCATGGCCAATTTTTGTTTCTGACTGGAACTACTGATTTGTCATTCAACAAATTTGCAATGGATCCATCTTGTAATATAACTGGTGGTGATCTAGGTAGAGCAGCAATGGGTACATTAGATATATCAGGTTCGAATCGATATGGCGGTGGCGGGGCTTTATCGACCGGCGTAGGCGCTCCAACAAATGGAGTATCAGGTCAGCAGAATTCTTCCATGCATTTAGTAGGAAAAACAATCATAGCGCGAAATGCAGGCGCCAGCGCACCATTAGATATAAGTGGTGGTATATATATTGTTGATAACAGTGGTGCTACATTTGATATGAGTAATAATACGATTAAGATTAACAATAAAAACATAGACATCGATACAACTAGTGGTATTGATATTGCTGCCGGTGCTGCTTCTAATTTTACAACATCCGTTGGTACTCTTACATTGGATGGTGCCGCTGGTGTAGATATTTCAGGTAATGCCAGTACAGTGAACATTACTACAACTGGTACTGTTGATATTAACGCTGGTCCCTTAGATATTTCTGCTTCTACTGTAGATATCGATGCAACCAGTAGTGTTACTATAGACGCCGCCAATGCTTCTAATTTTACAACATCCGTTGGTACTCTTACATTATCAGCAACAGCAGGTGATGTAGATATTGATGCTGCTGGTGGACAAGATGTAAATATTGCTGGTGGTCAAGTTAAATTAGTTTCCAAGGATGCTACTGCTAATGCTATTTCATTAACAACAAATCAAGGAACAGCTGAAACTATTGTTGTTACTAATACACAAGGTACAGATGAAGGTGCAATAGCCTTAACAGCCACAGCTGGAGGAGTGGATATTAATGGAAATACTAATGTTAAACTCTCAGATGGAAGCGGTGTTTATATTAATATAGATAGTGGTCTAATTCATTTGGATGTTAGCAGTAATGGTCTGGCGTGGCCCGCGGACAAAGGACAAATTAAACTCTCAGATGGAAGCGGTGCTTATATTGATATAAGTGGTGGCAAAATAGATATTAGTGGAGATGATGTCAGTATTACTGGTTCATCTGGTTCTAGTTTGCATTTAAAAGGACAAAAAATTAGTATTGGACAAGCAGGCGGTACGGTTGATTTGAGTGGAAACGTCGAAACATCCGGTACTATTACCGCTGGTACATTAACTGCCACTACTGTTACTGGAGGTTCGATTACTGACGGAACTGCTACATTAAGCCAAGGTAGTTTAGTGCTGAATGATATTAGTTGCAATGGCGATATTAGTTGCAATGGCGATATTAGTTGCAATGGTATAACGATATTAGGCAGTGGTATAACTCTAGATGGTAGCGCTAATATTTCTGGACTGGACCTTTCCTCCAATACGCTCTATACGGGGAACACCGTAACTAGTGATCGTAACTGTGGAAGAATAGATATTAGTGGGCAAATAACACCCGGTATCACATACTTCACTTTACAGAATACTAAAATTAAAGCCAACTCAATAATTTTAACGACCCTTGATGCGGGGCCAGGATCCTCAGCGCTACAATGGACAATGGCTTCTTTGACACAATTCAACATTGGCAGTTGCATGTTTGGAATTTGCAACCCCACCAGCACCACCACTCCAGTCGATTCTTCAAACGGTATACAAGTGCATTTTCTAATTATAAATTCTACTTAATTTAAAATATTAAATAATAAAAATCTAACATAATTATATCATGTCATTCACAAGATTTAATTATGACCCATGCCGCACAAAGAAACTTTTAGAAGAATCAACAGGACCCGGACGATACATGCTCAACAAACCCGGTTGGGGTGATAAACCTTGCTTCTTCAGCGACCCACAAATCCGTATGCAAGAATGGGGAACCAATCTTCGCAGAGTACCTGGTGGCGCTCCTATTGATATTAATAGTGACCTTTTAGGCATTACAAGACCCCTAACGAAAGATTGCACAAAAAAAGACTTCCCGTTTGCCGGTGTAGTGTTTTCCATGAAAAATCAATATCCAACATGTAGTAAAGAAATTACTTCTCAATCTCGCGCAACTCACCCTGCTTTCTTGTATAGAGATTTAGAACAATCAAACCGCTACCCACTTTTCTTGAATCCTCAGGAAAACGTATGTATGCCTTTCCAAAATAATCTTAATACACAATTATTGGAGCGTGATCGCTTTGTTCCAAAAATCCCGTGTCCTATGAATAATTAAACATATTTTCTGTTTTAATTTAGTAAGAAAATATGTTGCATTATATATAATGGCTGAAGTAGCAATTCCTGTAGTAGCTTTAGGTGCAATGTGGTTAATAAATAACGACAAGAAAAATGAAGAAAAGACGAATACACGCGAAGGATTTGATAATGTATCTGCGCCAAACCAAAGAAGTTTACACGCCGGGCATGTTAAATCTCATTTACCCATAAAACCGCCTGTTAATTTTCCAAAACCAACATTTTCGGAATTAACAAGCAATACAAAATACTATCCTGCCCCAAACGCAGCAACTGACAGATACTTTCAACAAAGAATTTATGAAAAACAAGTTGAGGACCAAAAAGACCCTACCAATGCAGGGTTATTTAAATCTTTGTCTGGAAGTGATGTGCAAAAATGCGATATGAAGCATAATAATATGGTGCCTTTTTTTGGGTCCAAAGTTACACAGAGAACCACTGGTTACAATGGAAATGAAAGTATTTTAGACAATTTACAAGGAAGAGGTTCACAACAAATTACCAAACGAGCACAAGCTCCTCTTTTCAAACCCCAGAAAAATATGCATTTTGCACATGGTGCTCCAAATTCGAGCGATTTCATTCAATCTCGTATGAACCCGTCACGAAATATTTCCAATGCTAAGCCTTGGGAAGAAGTTAGGGTAGGTCCAGGATTAAATAAAGGATTTACAAGTGAAGGTTCAAATGGATTTAATGCCGGTATGGAAGCTCGTAAACAATGGTTACCTAAAACCGTAGATCAATTACGTACCACAACAAATCCAAAAGTAACATTTGGTTTAGCAAATCATGAAGGACCAGCACAAGGAATGGCTGTTCGTGGAATAGAAGGTCGTATTGAAAAGAATCGCCCAGATACATTCTATTTGAATTCTCCCGATAGATGGTTCACCACAACAGGTCAAGAAAAAGGACAAAAAGTGCGCAGTGCACAAGTCATGCAACCAATTAAGAGTAACGTAGGAAGAGAATATTTCGGTGCTGGAAATGGTAATCAAGATGGAGCTTCATTAGCTGGTCCATCAGAACAAAACTTTAGAAAATCCCGTCGTCCTGTTCTCGCACCATTTGGAAAATATCCCGGCGGCGCTTACAACAGAACCTATAAAGCTGGTGGAGACTCCATTAAAGAAGATTATGGAAGAGATGGTTATGTTGCTTTACCAAATTCCCGTACTACTACAAGACAAGCAGACGAGTTTGGCATTGTTAATGGTTGGGTAAGAGCAATTACTGCGCCAATATTAGATGTATTACGTCCATCTCGCAAAGAAAATGTGATTGGTAACATGCGACCAAATGGTAATGCTGGTGGCAACTATGGTGTAAATGAGGCTCGTGTGTGGAATCCAGCAGATCGTACCAAAACTACTATTAAAGAACAAACTATCGATAATATTCGACCTAATGGTAATGTTCAAGGTACGTACGGTGTAAATGATGGTGGTTACTTGTCAGCAGAATATCAACCTGTAGCCAATCAACGTGACACCACAAGTTGTCCATACACAGGAGACGCGGGTGCGACGCCTTGGTCAACTGGTCCTGTTGATTACACGGCTTATCGTAATGCGCACTTAAATCCAAATAAAGAAGAATTAGAAGCAGCTGAAGGTGCGTATGAAAATACTGGTAATATGTCATTGTTTAATGATATGCAAAATGTTTCAGTCGGTAAAATCGGAAGCATACAACCCGGAAAAATGATTCCAAATATGCCAAAACAAACTGTTAATGTAAATACTTATGGTTCTCTTGGTGGTAGAAATACAAGAGAGACGTCGCAAGATTGTACTAGGAATAATCCTGCAATGTTATCAGCATTTAATAGTAATCCTTATACTAAATCTTTACATAGTGTCGCTTAATTTGATATAACTTTTAAGATAAAGTTATATTAAACATAAGTAATAAATAACTAATAATGGAAGAATTATCAATTCATAAAGAAGTCAAAGCGAAATTATCTGTTTTTATTAATGAGAAAAAGATACCTCACATTATATTTTATGGTCCTTCCGGATGCGGCAAACGAAATGTATTACGGTTTTTTATTCATCAAATTTACAAAACACCTGAAAATATAAAAAAATACGTCATGTATATTAATTGTGCTCATAGTAAAGGTATTCGTTTTATTCGAGATGAATTAAAATTTTTCGCCAAAACAAACATACATTTACATCATGGAAGTATATTCAAAAGTATTGTTTTATTTAATGCAGATAAATTAACAACTGATGCGCAATCTGCTTTGCGCCGATGTATTGAACAATTTAGTCATACAACACGATTCTTCATTGTGATAGAAAATCAAAATAAATTATTAAAACCGATTCTCTCCAGATTTTGCAATATTTTCATTAAATTACCTAATATAAACGGCAATGCATCTAGTTTACACTTATACAAACAACAATTTAATACAAACAAATATAGAAAACTAAATCTTAAACGTCAGCAATGGCTACAGAAACAGTTAGAGAAAAAGTCTAATTATTCAAATAATGATAAGTGTTTATCATTTGCATCAAAATTGTATGAAAAAGCTTATTCGGCTTTAGATATTATGTCTTATATACAACATGATATGAATATTGAGGATAAAAGGAGATATGCTAGTTTAATTTATTTTGATAAAGTTCGTAAAGAATTTAGAAATGAAATTTTACTGATATCATTTATAATAAATATTGTATTTATGCGTCCGGAACTATGTTTAGAAAATATACAAGAAATGTAAATGGACGATTATAACACCTCCGTACTTTCAGAAGCAAAAAATGAATATTCAGCAAATCTAGTGAATATTTTAACACCACTTATTATTCAAGGATTGCAATCTATTTTCAAAGAAGCATGTAATTTATGCCAGTCTAACGATGAAGATAGTAAGTATTTAATGACATTTCAAAATTTTTTAACAAGGGTTCCTAAGTGGAATCAAGAAATTATTAATAATGAAACAAAACGAATCATACAACAAAGTAAATGTAGTTATTTAGAAGATCTTTTGACATGCGTTCATATTACACAATTAAAGGTTTTAACTAGCATTCGTGTAGCGACAAAACAAAAGAAAATCGATATTGATATTCCAAAACTAACTGATTTTATTCATAAAGTATATATTAAATGTGCCCGCAAATGTTATAGCAATGTTTATTTATTTGAAACAGATGTTGCTCCTTTAACGCAGCAAAAAAATCTTCGCGAATGTGAAACAATTTGTAAAGAATGTATATTAAATACTGTGAGAGAGAGTATGCCAGTAGAAAAGATTTTGAGAGCATATATTGACGAAACTACAGAGGAAGAAATTGTAGAGGAAGAAGTAGTTGAACCAGTTAAGGAAAATGAGGACACATCTGGTAATATGCAAGATACAATTTCCGCAGAGGTACAGGAAGAAATTAAGAAAGCTGCTGACGCTATCAAAGACAAAGTTACAATCAATAAAGATGAAACCGAAACTCCAGAAACTAAGAAAGAGAACATCAAACTAGAAATAACAGATACAATCCAAGATTTAGAAGCCAAAATAGAAGCCAAAAAAGAGGAAACAGAATCAGTTAGTACACCACAAGAAACGTTGAATATTGATACATCAACAATTAAGATCGCCACAGAAAAACCGGCAAGCCCTGTTGTAAAAGCTACTAATATTTCATTTAATGATACAGATAGCGTGGTTAAATATGACACAAAAGATAAGCCTTCTAATACACCAGAACCTGAAAAGGTTACTGCACCAAAAACAATAGAAAGATTAGAAGAAATAAGTCATGTAAGAAATGAACAAAGAAAACTAGAGGAAGCCGAAGAAGATGATGATGATGAAGAAGATAAATTAACTATTTTTAATGAGGCACCGTCATTGAAGTTGGATGCTTTAGACGTTCAAATTTTAGATGATTCGTTGGCATTAAAGAAACCACCAGCATTAACCGGAGTTGAAACACTTATTTAATGCGGAAAAATATTAATATGATTCTTGCGACTTATATTAATGAATACTTATACATTTGTAGGCGCTTTAGTAATAGCTGGATTATATTTGTTATTGCGTTTTCTAGAAATGAGATTTGTTTTAAAAGAAAATAAACCATTGAAAGTTTTATTAAAAGAAGCCGTTATGGTATATCTTAGTGTTTTAGGAGGCGATTTCATCTTACAACAAGTAGCTCCTTTAAAAAGTGCAATTAGCGCGCCCACTGTTTTTACATCTCCTCCCGATTTTTAATCGTACTTAAATATATATATGGCAGCGCCTAATCTTCAACGTACACCATCTATAGAGCAGAGAGACGTTTTTAGAGAGCATGATGACAATGTTTTTAAACCCAAACCCCCAATTGTGGAGACTGGTCCCCTTGATGATGCACTTTTAAAACGCAAGCGTCAATTTCAAAAAAAGAGGGACCTAACCCAAAAATCATTTAAATCGACATATGAGCATATAGAGCCTGCGGATATGCTTAAGAATCGACGTTCCGGTATTACTCGCAGAGGAGGGAAGAGAAAACGTCGCAAGACAAGAAAACGAAGAAAAAGGCCAAAAACACGTAGAAGAAAAAAGGATAGACGCAGACGCAGGCGCAGACGCAGAACTCATAAAAAATAATTTTATATATCTTAATTTTTCATTAATATATATTAAGGATACCTTATCATTAATCCGTTTGGAAGTCTAGGCGGAACATTAGTGCCAACTTCTGGTAATTCGTTAAAATTTCCGTAGTAACAAGCTGTATGAGATGGCCATTTACCGTCTCTAGAAACAATATTCCACCAATCGCTAACTATATGACCTAGTAAATGTGCTCTTGTGAGTGTTGGATTATCTCTGTATAATATTAATGCATCATCGGCCAATAAATATTTTTTTGTCGAATCTACTCTTTTCATGGCTTGTATAAATCCATATAATATTTCATCTTTTTTCAAATTTGATGCTTGTCGTAGATGTCGAAACCAACCGTCGGTTTTTTTAAGAGAATGTTCTTCTGCCCATTTATTACACTTTTCCATAAAAGCTTGTTGCGTAGGCAAACCTTTTTTTCCCTTGAAACAGTAACTACAATTATAGTTGTACATTTTAACACCATAAAATCGCTTACATTTTTGACATAAATAGTCTTGTAAATATTGTTTTCCGTTTCGTAGAGGCATGTTTATAGATTTAACATTCAATAAATCTATAAATTATTTTCAATTTAATTTAATGCTAAACATGGCATTTTATCAACATCAACAATTTTCGCTTTTTTACTAATTTTTTTACGAGACACAATATATTTATCAAAAAACGGACCTTCAAATTGCGCTTGTGGCGTATGTTTATGAACTGTTCTAGCTATCATTTTATATAATTTAAAATCGGGATAACGTTCGTCTCCATTCTTTTTATATAGAATATTTCTACCTTTATCATCTTGAGCCCATTCAACCATTAATTTTGCAAGATAGTCCATTGGTTCAATATCATCCATATCTTCAACAAAGTAATCAAACAAAGAACATGCTAATCTGCATAAATCAAAACTCATGTTTGGCTCTAGTCTAGGTTTTTTAGAATTAAAATATGGTCCAAAATTGTATTGTGTTGCAGCATCACCTTTTGAATGATAACTGTCACTACATATAGTTCTTCCTTTATATTTATAAATTGCTCTGCCAAAATCTATAATTTTAAATATTCTACCATGTGTGGGTACTTTATAGTGTCGTTGATTATATCTATAATATAAATACTGTTTTTCTGTTTTTTGAAACATGATATTATTCGTATGTAAGTCATTGTGAGTAAAATGAAATACCTTTTGATAAATAATTAACATCATTACAATTTGGAATAAACAGGCTCGCCATTCAGCAGTACTCATTTCATTTTCTTCACTTAATAAAGAATCTAATGTACCGTCTAAACATTCCAAACAAATAACCTGTGTTGGGAAGTCAAATAATATACTATTCACTTCTATATCAGAATCCAAACTACTTTGACTACTAGAATATTCATCATCATTATCATCGCTGTTTTCATCGGAGTATGATTCGTCATTGCCGTCTTCTGAACAACTATCAATTGTATTTGATGACCTAGACGAACATGTTGAATCAGTCTTTCTTGATTTACTTGTAGGAAGATCAAATTCAAAAACTAAATTAGGCTCGGTTAACTCTACATTAGAAATATCCGATAAATGGAATACCTGCTTAAAATCATCATTATTAATAGAAGAAACATCTTTATTCTTGACGTTTTCTCCTATATTTAATTTTTTCTTATAGTTGCGTGTATCATATTCAGTTAGCATACCGATATCTAAATTTTCTATTTTGAATTGTTCATTTTGATTTTTATGAAAATAGGTAGAATCGTGTAAATAATCTATATCATCCGCTATGTTATAAATAAACTCTTTTTGAATACCCAAGAAAGAGCCATAAAAATCTAACCCATGAGGAAAATAACAACTGTGATAAAGTTGGCTTGTCAAATAAGAGAAAAAACTATCTACATAAGCAGAATTATTTGGGTCTAATACTTTCTTGTGACAAATATTTTCATTTAATTCTGGTAAAGTAGTCTTTTTATTTTCCCCTAAATCTTCATATTTACCCACCATATATTTCACAGGATCTAATAATGGAGAGAATTTGAAAAAACAAAGTTTGTTTTCTTTTTTGTCACCTGAGCTAATTGTGCAATTATACTTATTGCGTTTATTTGTAGGTTCAACTTTAATGATATGGAAATGATGATTTAAATTTAGATTTTTATAATTGGTTTCTTTTAAAGAGAAAAACTGTTTATACAAAGGAATATAATTCTGTACCTTATGAATTCCTATATTATTGAATGATTCAAAAAGAGCGCTATTATCGTTTTTTTTATAATACAAGTCAAACATTAGTTTTATTAGATAAAATTAATAGTTTCTTTAAACTTATTTATTTTGCGTAAATTTAATATTATTTTTAATATCATTTGAAAGTAATATGAATCTGGAATTAAAAAAGTTCGATATGAAAAATATCAAATTTGATTCTAAAAAGGCTTCTGGCCCTGTTATTGTTCTCATAGGAAGGCGTGATACAGGTAAATCATTTTTAGTAAAAGATTTATTATATCATCACCAAGATATTCCAATAGGAACAGTTATTTCAGGAACAGAAGCTGGGAATGGTTATTATGCCAAAATGGTACCTAAATTATTTATTCATGATGAGTATAATACAGCTATTATTGAAAATATTTTGAAGCGTCAAAAAATGGTAATAAAACAAATTAAAAAGGAGAATGAGGCATATGGTAGGTGTAATATTGATGGTAGAGCTTTTGTTATTTTAGATGATTGTTTATATGATAACAGTTGGGCACGAGATAAATTAATGCGACTTCTATTCATGAATGGTAGACATTGGAAAATTATGTTAGTAATTACAATGCAATACCCTTTAGGCGTTCCTCCTAATTTGCGAACTAATATTGATTATACTTTCATTCTTCGAGAACCGTATATCAATAATAGAAAGAGAATTTATGAAAATTATGCTGGTATGTTTCCAACATTTGAGAGCTTTTGTCAAGTAATGGATCAATGTACAGAAAATTATGAATGTCTTGTTATATCCAATAATGCAAAATCAAATAAATTGGATGAACAAATTTTTTGGTATAAAGCTGACCCACATAGAGATTTTAAATTAGGTTCTAAAGAATTCTGGGAAATGTCAAAAGATATGGGTTCGGATGATGAAGAAGAATCATATGACCCAAAATCCCAAAGAAAGGGACCACGAATTAATGTTAAAAAGAGTAGATGGTAATTAGATTTTATTTTCAACTCTATCGAACTTACCACCTCCTAATCCTCCTCTCTTTTCTAAATTTTTTCTATGAAAGGCTTTGTAATCGAACGTACAGTTATGACTTTCTGCGTTTGAATGTAAACTACAAAACCTTTTCTCACATCGACAATCATAAGCGGTAATAGGTAATTTCTTCCTACAGCCTTCCATTTGGCATCGTTTCGGTTTTTTCTTTTTCTTTTTCTTTTCTTTTTTTGGTTTTTCCACTATTGGTTCCTTTGTTTCAATTACTTTATCTGTAACTTCCATTTTTTTTGTCATTGGAGGAAGTTTATCGTTAAATGTAAACTTGGGTTTGCAATTATCAGTCATCTTTTATTGTATATATAAATTAATTTTGTAAATCAATTTATAAAACTATTTAATCTTTTTTCTCTGTAACTTCCATTTCAACTGAATTTGCTTCTTTTTGAAGTGCTTTTGTATTTTTGTCACCTTCTCGCGTTCTAATATTGGCACCGTCAAATAATTCTTTTCGAATATCAGCCGATGAAACATTATCTCCCAATCCGCTTTCCGTGGTATTCATATTTGCAACACCGACAAGATTACCATCATCATCGATATTTTGTGTTAATTTATTACCACTTTGTTTAGCGACCTTAACATTCTCTTCAATGGCAGCTCGTTTTGCTTCTTTCACACGTTTCTCAAACGCAACTTTTGCATCTTTCTCGTTCTGATTTTTCTCATGCATCAACTGATTCAATTCATCTTCCAAATATTCAACGCGCCCGGTTTTGTATGCTTCAGGATTCCAAGGCATCCACATTCCAACAGGTCCTACATATACATCATGATTTGGGTCAACTTCTCTAAGCATTCTACATCTCAACTCCGCTTCTTGTTGAGTAGGATACGCTCCTCTTACTTTAATACCTCTAGTACTGGTTTGAAAATTGTATCTTTCCAAAAACTCCTGCTCTAATTCTTCATCTTTAGCATCTAAGAAGTTTTTATAGTCGTCATCTATACTAGTTTTAGCCAAATCATCAGCTTCTGATTTGGTATACTCTTGAAAATCGGCCATAACTTTATCAAAATCCAAATTGTACTTAAAAGACATAAAATTTAGAAACTGTGTAAATTTCTGAGTTGATTTAGAGAAATCCCAATGTTTTAGGAATTGTTCAAAGTAAAAGATTGATTTGTGTTTAAGGATTTTTTCTGGTGAAACAAAAGATACACAAACGAATTTTTGACCGGCAATTGGCTTATCTTCCTCTAATAAATCAACATATTTAGGATTTTTACTGCCATCGCTATTCAATTGTCTCTGATAATTACTTTTTTGTGCCATTATAATTTATTTTAAGCTTTCTTATTTTAAACTATTTTTTTGGTTATATATATTTTTTTTTCTTGATGAATTATATAAAATGCTCGGACAATTGGGACAAGTTTTAGACATTGGCGAACTCGTCAGACGCATCGTGAAATACGTTGTTGAAGGTATCATGGTTGCTATCGCAGCTTACGCAATTCCTAAGCACTCAATGAAACTCGATGAGGTTATGCTTATTGCATTGACCGCTGCTGCTACATTCAGTATCTTAGATACATATGTACCAAGCATGGCAGTATCTGCTCGCTCTGGTGCTGGATTCGGTATGGGTGCAAATCTTGTTGGATTCCCTCGTTAAGTAATTTTATATAATTATTATTAGTTTTAATAAAAATTATATTGTAGGAATAAATTCCCAATGAAGTTCTTTACATATTTTTTTCCAAATATCATCTTGTTCTATTCGTTTTACAGGGTCTTTTAACATTGGAAAATAAGATAAAAACTTTGTTTCTCCTAGTAATTCGCACATCTTATATAGAACATAGTAATAATTGAGAAAATTAACTCTATCATCCGGACAATGTTTCGCATAAGGTTTTTGAATATCCATGAACAAACAACATAACGTTTCTTCCAATTGTGGTTTCATAATAGGAGGTTTAATACCCAATTTATCTTTTATAAAAGGTATGTGTTCATAATACTTATTATACCCTAATTTCTTTAAAATATCTTTGGCCTTTTTGTTACTCATTTGTTTTAAGGTAATCCTTTCTTTTTTGATTTGCAATCGAATATTTTGCAAAACCTCATCTGGAATTTGTGTTGTTTCTTTGGCTTGGAATTGAGCCAATATTTCTCTAAAATGATTAATTCTTTTATAAGCATAAAAACATACTTCTTTAGGTGGTTCCTTATAAGAAGGCTTTTCATGTTCAATAATGAAGTTAATTTGGTTTGAACATTTCTTACAAATCATAACGCCTTCTGATTCAACAGGAATTAATTCCCCACCACATTTTTCACATACTTCGTGTTGATGAATATAATCGTTTATATTTAAAAATGATTCATCAATATTAGTTAAATATCTTTGAGTATTATTCACTTCTTGTTTGGTAGTTTTACTTACTTCATTCGTTTTACTAAAAAATGAATGTAATACTTTAGTTTTACTATCATTGCCATCTGCCAATTCTTTCTTTTTTTCATAATAATCAAATACATATCTTGAATTATCTAATAAATAGTTCTTTTTTTTCTGTTCATATTCTTTAATTTGTTTTGAACAACTTTTAATACTATCTTCTAGTTCTAATTTTTTATCAAGAGTAATGTTCTTTTTATTTAGCTGTTTTTTATATTTTTGTTTTTGTTTTTTTAATTTTGGAATAATAACCTCAGCTATATTTTGAAATTCATTCATTTTTTCTTGATGTTTACTATCTACCGTAACATTTGATTTTTTAGATACTACAATTTTTTTATTAGCCTTTGGCTTAAATGACGGCATTAAATAAATAAATTGCTATTTATTTAATTATGTATTTGTTAATAAAGTTAATTTTAATATTACTTTTCTCTCCAAAATCTAATGAATATTAACCATGATATTAAAATGCCTTTGTTAATTGACCCAATCAAATTGCACAAGATGGCATTTCTTTATAATGCTTTAGAAGAAGGTTGGAAAATAAATAAAAAAAAAGACATGTATATTTTCACAAAAAACCATGAAGGAAAAAAAGAAGTTTTTTTAGACAATTATTTAAAGACTTTTTTAGAAAATAATTTTGATATAAATAAAATTATTAATCAAAATAATCAAGAGGATAGTTAGATTCTTATTTAAAATTATTTTTTTTGTATGAAAGCATAATTTTAACTTAATTAAAACGTTAAATGAAAATTTTTTTTTCTTTAGCAATAGTATAACAAAATGGGAGGTGGATTAATGCAGCTCGTAGCCTATGGCGCACAAGACGTTTACCTTACAGGTAACCCACAGATCACTTTCTGGAAAGTGACTTACCGCAGACACACTAACTTTGCAATGGAATCTATTGAACAAACATTTAACGGACAGGCTGATTTCGGACGCCGTGTTCAGTGCACTATCTCCAGAAATGGTGATCTTGCATACCGCACATACCTTCAGGTCACTCTTCCTGAGATTGGCCAAGAGGGATGCTGTGGAACTGAGCCTGCCAACTGCGAGAAAACCTACGCACGTTGGTTGGACTACCCTGGTGAGCAGCTTATCTCTATGGTTGAGGTTGAGATTGGTGGTCAGCGCATCGACAGACAGTACGGAGACTGGATGCACATCTGGAACCAGCTTACCCTTACCGCTGAGCAGGAGCGAGGATACAACAAGATGGTTGGCCAGACTACACAGCTTACCTACTTGATTGATCCTTCATTCGCTGATGTTGATAGTGCATGTGCCGCAGCTGAAGTCCCAGCCGCAGTATGCGCCCCACGTAACGCTCTTCCTGAGACTACACTTTACATTCCTCTTCAATTCTGGTTCTGCCGCAACCCAGGCCTTGCTTTGCCTTTGATTGCCCTTCAGTACCACGAAGTCAAGATCAACCTTGAGCTTCGCCCTTCTGATGAGGTTCTTTTTGCTGTCACTGACCTTACCGAAGGTACTACTGGTAGCACTAATATTGCAAATAGTGGTTCAGTTAAAGACGGTGCTGCATACCAAAAATCTTTGGTTGCCGCATCCCTTTACGTTGACTACGTTTTCCTCGATACCGATGAGCGTAGACGTATGGCACAGAACCCACACGAGTACTTGATTGAGCAGCTTCAGTTCACAGGAGATGAATCTGTTGGTTCCTCAAGTAACAAAATCAAGCTTAACTTCAATCATCCTTGCAAGGAGCTTGTTTTCGTTGTTCAGCCAGACAAAAACGTTGACTACTGTCAGTCATTCCTTAAGAACCGTGACTTGAATGCCGCACTTGGTGCTCAGCCATTCAATTACACTGATGCTCTTGATGCCCTTGTTCCATCATTCGGTGCTTTCTCTGGATATTCTCAAATCACTAGCTCCAGTACAGGCGGTGCTAACCAATCTTTCATCACTTCCCGTGGTCTTTTCCAAGACCCAGGAGCAGACGACTATGATGCCAACCAGCGCGGGTTCCAATGGGGAGAAGTTGCAAGCGGTGCCGACTGCTCTGTGCCTGCACTTTCAGCACCTTTCCCAATCTCTGAAATTGGTGATTCTGGTGTATCTGATGCTGGAGCATTCGTTCTTGCTGAGACTGCACTTAACATGCACTGCTGGGGACAGAACCCAGTCGTTACCGCTAAGCTTCAGCTTAACGGACAGGATCGCTTCAGTGAGCGTGAAGGTACCTACTTCGACCTTGTTCAGCCATACCAGCACCACACTCGTTCCCCAGACACTGGTATCAACGTCTACTCATTCGCACTTCGCCCTGAGGAGCACCAGCCATCCGGAACATGCAATTTCTCTCGTATTGACAACGCTACTCTTCAGCTTGTCCTTTCCACCAACGCCATCGGTGGAGACGAGACCGCTAAGGTCCGTGTGTACGCTACCAACTACAATGTCCTTCGTGTCATGAGTGGTATGGGTGGTCTTGCATACTCCAACTAAGCGTAATATGCTTATCATAATCTTTATTAAATTATAATTATTTTCCTAGAAAATTATTATAAAAATATATACTATATGGAATTAGAACAGCTTGTTATGGTAGTATTAATTTTAGTAATTGTATACATGCTTTCACAAATGTCACAACAGCAACAACAACAGACGGCACAAACTGATAGCGTAGTTTATTTACAAGCTCCTTATTTTGGATATAATTTTGGACAGGGGCCTTTATGGCGCGGACCAAGACCTGGGCGCCGCCGCTGGAGAAGAAGAGGTAGGCGTAGATTCTGGTTTTAATTTCTAATTGAATATTATAATGAAAACATACAATATTCTCATTATATTAGCAGTTATTGTTTTAATCTTACTTGTATTTAGTAATTATGTAAATATGGCAGCAAATAATATTCCTGTTGTCATTCAAACACCATCATTTTTAACTCCTGTTTTTCAAGAAGTAGGCCCTACACCATGCCCATTCCCTTTTGGATGTGGAGGTAAAGGTAGACCCGGTCGCGGTGGATGGTTCCCTATGCCTATTGGTGGCGGTGGTCGAGGAAGAGGAGGAGGAAGAGGTGGTCGCGGCGGAGGAAGAGGTGGTCGCGGCGGAGGCAGAGGTGGTGGTGGCGCAGGCAGAGGAGGAGGTGGCGCAGGAAAAGGCGGAGGTGGTGCAGGCAGAGGCGGTCGCGGCGGAGGAAGAGGCGGAGGTGCAGCTTAAAATATATAGTATATATAATGACACGCATTGTACTACTAACTGGTGAAGATATAATAGAAGGGTTTATTGGGTTAATATCATTGATAATAACCGCCTATATACTTAGTCACATTATTCATACGCATCGCTCCGTTATCTTAGGTATGTCATTTATTATTACATGGTATTTTAGAAGATTTGGAGTTAATGTGTATAAGTATTTAAAATCACATAATATAGTTTCCATAAAACCATTAACATATACAAGAAAATCATAGGTATAAAAGGTTAAGTATACAAATTCTTATACTACGTAGTGATAATCCCTTACAAAATACTACATAAAAATTATGAAAATTGACTTAAATAATTGAATCTATAAATCATTATAAGATGCAAATATTCGTAAAGACTCTAACCGGAAAAACGATCACACTAGATGTAGAACCTTCAGATACCATTGAGAACGTTAAGACTAAAATTCAGGATAAAGAAGGAATCCCTCCTGATCAACAACGCCTAATTTTCGCTGGAAAACAGCTTGAAGATGGGCGAACCTTGTCTGACTATAACATTCAGAAAGAAGCTACACTTCATCTTGTGTTACGCCTTCGCGGAGGTGCAAACAAAAAATTTTGGTAATACAGTTTCAATCATAATATAAATATTTATTTTTAGATATTTATCTTATCCAAACAACCTATTCATATTCTCCACTTCTATCATATTTTCACTTTTCAATAGTAACGTATCTACAAATCTATCATCTCTCAAACGAATACTATAATCATTCTTTGTATTTTTTCTACCTACCCTTCCGAAAGCTTGTACCAACTTCTCTTGTGTCAAATTATTCAAATCCTTTCCTATGTATCCATGACAAAATTGATAATTTGTTCCATAAATATAATCTGTACTGGCAATAATCAAATATAATTGTTGATTTTGTGCTAACTCCTTCATAATTGCCACATAATCCCTCGAAGTATGATTTGTGAAAACTCCGATTCCCATTAATAGTAAAATCTTCCACATCGCGTCTACATCCAAAAGCATAATCTTTTCAACAACTGACTCAGGAATATCCGAAGCAAAGGACTTGCCTAACCAATCTTCCTTATTATATCTCTTTAAATGGTCCAACGTATTTGGAACAAATTCCTTATCCAATTCAACCTTAGACATCTTGGCACGCAATTTTTCCAATTTTCTCTGTAATTGTTTTTTAGCAGTATCTTCTTCTGGTTTTCCAGTCCTAGAAGCCTTCTTACTATCTTTACTACTCTTTTTATCATTGCTACCTCCTTTTTTCTTACTCGTGCTTTCTTGAACACTGCCTTCCAAAACCAAAAGTTCACGTTCAACTTCCTCTACTTCTTGCCTAATAAAATCATTTTTATTTATTGCTTCAGTGATAACTGCTAGTATTTCCATTGGGATCTTTGCTAGATGAAGACAGAATTTTCCTATTTTATCAATGTCTTCTGCCATATAAATAGTAGGACCATCGGTCAATGTATATGCATCTGAAGTAGTTAACTTAATATTCGATTCAAACATGGCCTTTTTTCTCTCTTGAAAATGTTTGAATACTTTATCATAGTCATTTTTCAACGAACCCAAAACCTTCAAATAGTATTGCTTTATACTAATAACATCGATATCTGCAATACTTTCAAAATATGTTTCTATCTTATACCGTTCTTTCAACTCTATATGTTTGTTAACATACCTTATAAAATAGGTAATTTCCTTCAAATCAAAATGTCGAAGTAGTGTTTGATAATTTTTAACATGCTTCAATGATTTTTTCAACATAGTAAAATCGCTATAAACTAAGTGTGGCAATACAACAAACCCTTTTGAATCAAGAATTGGGATTGTTTTGGTACAATCATGACTAACTACACTATCAATGTTGGTAGAATTAAATTTACTTACGAAACTTTGAAGACATGGCGCGATATCTTCTTGTTTTGGAAGAGTAGCCGATGACAATATAATATTTGGAATTAAATTTTCCTTCCAGTTTTTCTGTAAGATTGTATGGTATTCATGGTCCACATAATCTAAAGTAATGGTTGGTTCATCCCAATACCATGTAATTTCATCTGTGTCATTGAATGCCATCATATAACGCATAGCCGGCAAATAAGACTGAATATCAGTAATGATAATTTGAACATTGTCACCAACACTATTATCTACTCTGAAAATGCCACCAGTGCGCCTATTTTTAATGTAATCCTTGGCAGCGGAATAATGAAGTCGAATTCCATCTACATCATTGCAGCCAAACGCAACTGCAATTTTAATATTCAATGAAACACAAGATTTCGCCAATTGAAGACCTACATGTTTGGCAGCACATGTAAATATAATACGGCGTTGTTTTGGTAAATCTTTTAATGTTTTTTTCGTTTTTTCAATCTGACATCCATTATTTTTTCTAGCAAAATCTGGAGAATCGTTACTAACTTCATACTCCATGATTAATTCCTTCAAATTTTTCTTTTGTCTAGCTAACTCTGGATTGTGGGGCGACACTAATCCTATAGGAGTCAATGTTTTACCAGTCCCTGTAGGTGCTTGGTATAAATATAGTTTTGGCCCAGTAACTTTACACAACGTCAACAATTTCTTTTGATGTTCATATAACTTAATATCACGATATTTATGCAAATCCTTATTCTGTTCAATCAAATCATACGCATATTTAATTACATGACTTTTCTTCATTTTGGGTGTAAAATGCGTAAGAATAGTTTTAACAAAGGTAGCTATAGTTGGATTTACGTTTCTAATTTCATATCTAAGAATTTGACTAAGCGTGTAAAATGTATAATATGCTATCATAAGATTTGATTCCGACTTATCTTTTTTCTTATAGTGCCTAAGAAAACGTTTTACCTGTTCTAAAAGGACAAATTCTATAATTTGGTCATAAATATCATCTATTTTTTTATCTACATTCGCAATTCTAATCAACTCTTTCTTTTTCAAAGGTTTATGTTTTTTCTTTTCTTTTTTAGATTTTGGAAATCCATCTGACAAATATTTACTATAAATATCGTCTGTTATCTTTTTAAAATATTTATCATAAAAGTAAGAATGATGCATATCCAAATTTTCACTTACTTTTATAAAATTTATTAAACTCTGAGTATCGTTAAAGAGAATATCTACATTATCGTAGCCTTGATTAATCATCTGTAAAATACGTTCTTCATCTTTAGATACGGGGCGCTCTAACGCGTCCCATTCTTCGCTAGTAAGTTTTTGCTGTCTTAAGTCCATGATAAATGTAGTGTAGTATAATATAACTTATACAAACTAACTCTCTAATCAATTTTTTTTAATATTAAACTAAATTGAAAAGACATTTAAATTATAACATATTTATATATACATAATGACGTACATATTTAGCGTAGAAGGCAATATAGGTTCCGGTAAATCAACATTAGTAAAAGAACTACAGAAAAACATGCCAAATATTCTTGGTAAGCAAATAATATATGTCCAAGAACCAGTAGATGAATGGAGTAAAATTAAAGATAGCAATGGGGAAACAATTCTAGAAAAATTCTATGCTAATCAACATAAATACGCATTTTCTTTTCAAATGATGGCATATATTTCCAGACTTGCACTACTTAGAAATATTGTTCGAAGTAATCCAAATGCAATTATTATTACTGAACGTTCTGTTTTCACGGACCGTGAAGTTTTCGCCAAAATGTTATATGATGAAGGAAAAATAGAAGAAGTAAACTACCAAATTTATCTTAAATGGTTTGATGAATTTATTGAAGAAATACCAATCGCTGGCTTAATTTATGTCAATACTACACCTGAAAAAAGTAAAGAAAGAGTAAATATAAGAGCGCGTACAGGTGAAACCATACCACTTTCATATTTACAAAGATGTCATGATTATCATGAAACTTGGATTAGAAATCTAAAAAAACAAGTGTGTCTATTTGACGGAAATATTGATTTTAAAAATGATCTTAAACATGAAGCCCAGGATTTAGTGAAAGGATTTATTATTAGACATGTCTTTCCTGATAATGACCCACATATGTACACCATGTGTAGTTGTTAATCAATATATTCTAATAATAATCTATCTTGTAAAACAGTAGCTGCTCTATATTTTAAAATATCTAACTCTTCCGATGTTGTTGGAAATTCATCTTTTCCATAAATATCTTGTAACAACAACCATTCAAATATTCCACCTGTATAAACAAAAACAGAACTAAACCCTAATTTTAATAACTGTTCATATTTTTTAAAAATAGAATCATCATTCGCATTTTTTCCATAAATAACAATAGAAATATTCTTATTTAAATGCCTATTAATAAACGCCTCTTCATCATTTACTGATATTGTTCCAGGAATCAAACATTCTTGTTCTGTAATAGCTAAGGTATTTATCATGACATAGTTTTTTTTCTTATTTTTTATTACATATTTCATATCTTCGAATCCTATTTTTTTAATTGATGTTGTATTCCCCATTAAAAAGGATATAATAAATTCCATTATAAAATTAATAAAATTTTTCTTTATTACATAACATTTCTATCTAATTATATGAACATTAACATTTGCTTTCATATTGAACTTTCCAAGCTGGAAATCCCATTCTGGCTATAGCCTGCATGTTTCTCATTGCACATGCAAAACTGCATCCACTGTGTGGATTATCGAGATTTCCATTATCATCTTTCAAATTGTCTGATATTTTACTTATATTTGGGTGTTCCCACCAAGAATAACCTTTACCCTCCGGCGGATTTTCTTCCATAAACCAAACCCACAACTCCAGTTCAGTAATGGTAGCTGCCATTAAACGAAGATCGTTACTAAAATGACCGGAAGGCCACTCGCTTTTATTAGTCGGTATATTCATTTGCATCTTTTCTAAATAACTAGTCCTATTGTAATTAGTTCAATTTAATCAAATTTAACAACAATCTCAACTTCCTCTTTTCGAATACTTTTTGTAGCAGAACAAGATAATTCTTGTCGTTTCTTTCTTGTCTTGACTTTTTTCTTAACAACTCTATTTTTAGCAGTAGAATTTCGTCTATTCATATCCTTTTCTATTTCGTCTAAATGCTCACTTATATAGCTTAAAATATTATTCTCCAGTGCCCATTTAAAAAAATTCAATTGTCCGATAGTTGTTTGAATATGCATATCATTTTTATAGGGAATGGCAATTCTATCCCAACGGCAAAATGGGTCAAATCTCTTCTTAGAATATGCTTTTAGTTTTAGCTTATAATCTATATACACCTTGAATCTTTTTGTTCTACCATGTTTATCTACTAAATCATAACCAATGAAATTCTTTTTTGCATAATTTGTGACAAACCAATCAATTAATCGCAACGACTCTTTTGCATGTCCATTAATAATAGATAAAATTTTACTCAAGTTATCGTCTTTGTTATAAAACTTCAATAAAGTATTTAATAACAAATTATTCTGTGTTGTATACTGCGAATTATTCATGATACTATATATGCTAATGGATAATCCATCTTTAAATACTTATTCCGCGTCAACTTTTATATTACTATCTTTAGGTCTTAAAAACTGATCTTGTATATTTAAATCGTCCAAGTAATTATTAGCAGATAAAAAAGGATTAATACTTTTTTGTATCATCATACCCCTTTCGCTGAGTCTTTGACTATGTAACTCTCTATCATTTCTTTTTCTATCATCTAATCGTTCCTGTATAGGTTGAGACTGTTCCTCAATTTTCACATTTTTATTTGTTTCACGGAGAGATTGCTTTAAAATACCGCCATTACTCCATTTCCAATAAATATATTTCTGCGACATTATAAAATAAAAATATTTAATTTTTCTTAATTAATCTCAAATACTGCTATTAATAGTATATAATTATATTCAATTTATTCACTTAAAATTTGTGCTAATCTAGTATTCATTTGTTTTTTATAAGTATCATATGGGATTGGATCATCGGAACCTTGTACCCATTTAATTTTATTATCAGTAGCTAATTTTAATATATACTCAGCCGTCCAGCTTGGATTGCCTGATGTATTTAACATATTCATCATTTTTTCACGCGTATTGTGGTGATGTAGAGTCATCATTAACAATTGATTATGAAATATTTGTCTAAGTTCTAGTAGGGTATTGATTTCACCCTGATCGAGACAGTAGACAGGCATAGTTTTTGGTTGAGAGGTAGACATATTGGTATTACCAACATTTGTCTAGTCTATAACTCATTCAATTTTAATAATATCAAATTTTCTTAATTAATCTCATCTGTTTTGTGAATAGAAATTTATCATCATTTAAACATCTTCTCTCCAAATTACACTTTAAACATGAAATTACAACGTTATCCTTAGTGTGCCCACAACTATTATCCAATCTATCTAAGGTCCATTGTTTTTGTTCACGATTATTTTCATATAATAGAAGAGCTTCCTTTTTACAATAATAACAACGTAATTTCGAAATAACTAATTTTTCTAATAATTCTTCGTAACTTATCAAACCATTTTCACTCTTATTTTTTTTGATATCTTGCTGCTTGTAGCTATTTAATTTCTTTTGCAATTCTTTTTTTGTCGTATCATCGCCTTCGAAAGATTGATTAAGAAACAGTTGATTTATTATACTGATATGATTTGTTTTGTCTAATAAAAATTTTTTGTGTTTCCATGTTTGAATAACTTTACGTTCCTTTTTTTCTTTTTCACCTATTTTAATTTTTTTATGCATATATATTAATGACCATAGATAAAAAATATAGTCAAAATATCGTAAATGTAGACAAATCTCACAAACATAAATATACCACAAATATTCCAAAAATGGTATTTGGTTTTGCTATATTTGTTCTTATATTTATAATCGCTATACCAATCCTACTGTTAAAAAATAAAAAGTATAATTTACTTGAGACATATATGCCAAATATTGATTTAATTGCTACGGTAATAACATGGCATGGTGGACCATATAAAATATGGGAACATTTATATCCACCAACACCATTAACTATCTACGGATTTTCATCACAAACACTCATTAATTATATGGCGTTATTAGGATTAACTTATATTGTTATTAGAGAAACGAAAAGAACAAATAGTATAATAAAAGGTTGGGCTTTTGCGTTTGTAATGATATTAATGACCTATTTATTACCGTCTCAATTAATTTCATATACAATGGATAAAACAAGTGAGTTACTCAATCAATCGAATTTAAGTAAAATAATCGTATTGATATCAGGATTTTTGATTACAGGTTTAATTATTATATCAGAAGCTTATATACTTAAAAATTACAAAACACAAATTGAACATATCGTACAAAAAATTCTCAATATTCCTAAGTTTGTTAAAAAAATAATATAAACTCATCTCTTTATATTAATATATTAATGAGTGAAGAATGTCAAGAACTGAAAAACATAAAATACCAAACAATGCTTTTAAATAGCAATTCTAAGATCGTATCTACGAAAAAAAACTCTAAAAACCTAGACGACTTTTTACAAAAAGAAAAAGCTCAAAATAAAAGCAAACCATGGAGTAAATTGGGACGATCTACAAAATTAAAAAAACTTGACGATTTTGTGACACGATTCGCTATAGAGAAAAACATTAATGATGAGGAAAAAAAACAACTACATACTTATTTGAATACATCATTGGATAGAAAAAAACTACAAAGAGTAAAAGATGTTAACTACGATGTTAAAACCGGGCGAATTAAAGCCATACCCGGGTTGACATACAACAACAAGAAACATAAATTTACTCTACGACGTGTAGATAAAAAAAAATCCACATTAAAAGGCTTAGCGCCCAAGCGAAAGAAAGATAAAATTGATATAAAAGAAAATGTGTAATATATATATAATTCCCGATGTTAATGAATGAATTGCCCCAATTGTCCAACATAATTCATTCTATATCTGTTCCGAAACAAATTCAAGAAACCGATATAGACGAACTACGAGAGAGTGTATATCTGGTTATTGATGATTTTATAAACAATAATATTCACGAGTATCGATATAAGGATTTTGCACATCGTATCTTTGAACATACATATCATATAATAGAAATTCTATATAATGACATTGATTCAATGATTGAGTTAAATTTAACCGAACTCATTGATGAAGGTATTTATAGTTATTTTGAATTTTATGGTACCAAACGTTCAGAAACAACAAAAATAACTACACCAAAAAATAAACGACCTTATTCAAAAATATTGAAACATATTAAAAGCAAAGATACTCACGAACAAGGGACCATAGAATGGTATAAATTTAGATGGAACCATATTACAGCTAGTAGTGCATGGAAAGCATTAGAGCATGATGCTACTAAAAACCAGCTAATTTATGATAAATGTAAACCAATCAATACAAAAAAATATTCAAATGTTAATATTACATCTGCTACTCATCATGGTCATAAATTCGAACCACTATCTACGTATATTTATGAGAACATGTTTGATACTGTTGTAGATGAATACGGTTGCATTGCAAGTGATGATTATGATTATTTGGCAGCTTCGCCTGATGGCATCAATGTTAAAATAGATAATCCAAGATATGGAAGATTACTTGAAATTAAAAATCCTACTAGTCGTGAGATTACGGGTATTCCAAAAAAAGAATACTGGGTACAAATGCAAATGCAGATGGAAGTTTTAAACTTAGACGAATGTGATTTTCTAGAAACGTCTTTTAAAGAGTATAAAACAGAAAATGAATATCTAGAGGACGGTGAATTCAATAAAACAAAAGAAGGAAAGACAAAAGGGATTATACTGTGTTTTAATGATGGAACAAAACCTGTGTACAAATATGTTCCACTACATATCAATTCTTATGAAGAATATGAAATATGGCGTGATAAAATTATAGATGAAAATGCGGGATTAACATGGATTACAGATACATTTTGGTATTTGGAAACGATATCATGTGTATTGGTAAGACGAAATAAATTATGGTTTAATGCTATAAAACATAAATTCAAAGAATTATGGGATATTGTACTTAATGAACGCGTTAAAGGGTATGACCATCGTAAACCGAAAAAACGACAAAAAAAATCTTCGGTACCAAAAATAACTATTACAACACCTCCTTTAAAAGCTCAAGAAGCACCTTCTATTAAATCATTTAAAATTACAACACCTATGTTAAAAGAGACAGAACTTGCTATTTAAATTTTACTGCAAAAAAAATTTACTCTATTACAATGTTCCGAAGGTGGTACAACTGGCGGATGATCACAATGACGAGGTTTGTACAATCCACCACACATATCAGGCGGAGTTGTTAATCCATTACAAGGCGTGGACCAATATCTTTTATTATTAGTTACTTGTGCATATGAACCAACTGCGTAAGATGGATATAATTTATATGCTTTTTGCATATCTAAATCAGAAAGCCCAGGATTATTTTTCATTTGATACGCTGGATATAATAACCCTTTTGTATCACTTTCTGGATAGATTCCGGGTGTTAAATTATGAAAGGCTTCTTTCTTTTTATTTAGAATAAGCATTATCCCTAAAATGGCTAATACTGCTATTACTGCCTTTAAACATAAATCTTTTTTCATATATAGATAGCAAATATATTATTTTGTCTATTTTATAAGTATTGTAAAATATAATATTTATAGAATCATTATTTAAAATCTATACAATATAGAATTATTAAGCATGAAAAATGAAGAATATGTCATTAAACGCAATGGAGAAAAAGAATGCATTTCATTCGATAAAATCTTAACTCGTGTAAAGAAATTAGGAGGAAGTGACCTATCGGTGAATTATACCGCTCTTGTGCAAAAAATAATTGATAGACTTTATGATGAAATTCCTACTACCAAAATTGATGAATTAACTGCTCAACAGTGCGCTTCACTTATTACAACTCATGGAGATTACGGCGAATTAGCTAGTAGAATATTGGTTTCAAACCACCATAAAAATACACCATCTACTTTTTTTGATGCTATGTCTCAATTGTATTATTTTACTGATATTAATAATGAACCATATCCTCTTATTTCTACTGAACTATGGAGTATTATTGAAGCCAATAAAGACGTTATTGAAACCATGATAGATTATGATAGAGACTATTTAATAGATTATTTTGGTTTCAAAACACTTGAACGTGCATATCTTATGAGAGTTAATAAAAGAATCGTAGAGCGACCCCAACATATGTGGTTACGTGTGGCTCTGGGAATATGGGGTAACAATTTTTCAAAAGTTAAAAAAACATATGACGGTATGTCTCAAAAATTTTTTACACACGCAACGCCCACACTTTTTAATGCTGGTACACCTAGAAGTCAATTATCTTCTTGTTACCTTTTAGCTATGAAAGACGATTCAATCTCAGGGATTTATGAAACGTTATCCGATTGCGCAAAAATCAGTAAATGGGCAGGTGGTATAGGATTGCATATTCATAATATTAGAGCTAGCGGTAGTCATATTAGAGGTACAAATGGTACAAGTAATGGAATAGTTCCTATGCTTAGAGTATTTAATAACACGGCCCGATATGTAGATCAAGGAGGAGGGAAAAGAAATGGGAGTTTTGCCATTTACATAGAACCTTGGCACGGAGATATAATGGAATTTTTAGACATGAAGAAAAACCATGGTGACGAAGAACAACGAGCTAGAGACCTCTTTTATGCATTATGGATTCCAGATGAATTTATGCGACGAGTTAAAAATGATGAAATGTGGACCTTAATGTGTCCTGACAGATGTAAGGGATTATGTGATGCGTATGGTGAAGATTTTGATATTTTATACCGACAATACGAGTCTGAAGGTAAAGGTCTTAAGCAAGTCAAAGCTAGACAAGTCTGGTTTAAGATTCTAGATTCGCAAATTGAAACGGGTACCCCTTATATGCTGTATAAAGATGCTTGCAATATGAAAAGTAACCAAAAAAATCTAGGTACTATTAAAAGTAGTAATCTCTGCACAGAAATTATAGAATATTCAGGACCAGACCAAACCGCAGTGTGTAATCTTGCTAGTATTGGACTACCAAAGTTTGTTAAAAATCGCAAGGTAAATTGGAATTCCGTCAAAGTTTATTCTAAACAAGGATGTATTTATTGTAACATGGCAAAGAAAATGTTGGAAAGAAATAATATTTCTTATGAAAATCTTGAAGTTAAACCTGAAGAACTTGATAACTTTAAACATTTATTTTTGAAAACATATGATGTTGAGGTGAATTCGTTTCCACAAATTACAATTGATGAAACATATGTAGGTCCTTATACAGAATTAGTTAAACGTTTACGTGCAGAATTCGACTACGAAAAACTACATGAAATAACCAAAATCATTACAGATAATTTAAATAAAGTTATTGATGTTAATTTCTATCCTACTGAAAAAACAAGACGTTCTAATATGTTACATAGACCCGTTGGTATAGGCGTTCAAGGTTTATCTGATACACTTGCTTTGATGGATATTCCGTTTCATTCTGATTTGGCAAAAGATATAAATAAAAAGATTTTTGAGACTATCTATCATGCTGCTTTGGAGAGAAGCAATGAAATTGCTCAAGAAAGAATTTCTAACGTAGATTATGTTTATGATAATTTAAATGATATGGATTTTAATTTAAATGAAAGTTCACACAAGCAACTCAGTAAAAGTGATATTTTACAAGGTTCTAATGCTACAATGCTAACTGTAAATACCGCCACCATTGAACTTGTAGAACATCTTAATTTAAACAAAGCAGAATTGGTGCAACGTCATAATCATCCTAATTTAGCGGGGGCCTATAGTAGTTTTTCAAGTAGTCCAGCAGCACTTGGAACTCTTCAATTTGACATGTGGAATGTCACACCTAGTAATAGATATGATTGGACTCAACTAAAACAAAATATTATTCGGCATGGGCTAAGAAATAGTCTCCTCGTCGCGCCTATGCCCACTGCTTCAACTAGTCAAATCTTAGGCAACAATGAATGTTTTGAACCTTTTACTAGTAATATTTATGTGCGTCGTACAATTGCAGGCGAGTTTGTTATTGTGAATAAACATTTAATGAAAGAATTAATTGGTTTGGGAAAATGGGATAATGATGTTAAAAATAGTATTATTGCAAATGGTGGTTCAGTTCAGCAATTAGATTTGCCGAAGCCAATTAAAGATAAATACAAAATTGTATGGGAGATTCCTATGAAACACATTTTAGAAATGGCTAGAGATAGAGGTGCTTATATCTGTCAAAGTCAAAGTACCAATTTATGGATGAAAAATCCTGACTATAAAAAGCTAACAGCAATGCATATGTTCGCGTGGAGTTGTGGTCTTAAGACCGGTATATATTACCTTAGAACAAAGGCTAAGGCTGCTCCACAGCAATTTACTATTGAACCACCATCAAATCCAGCAAAAAATATACAAACAAACAATGATGAAGAAGAGTGTTTGATGTGTGGTGCTTAATTAATATATAAAAATCTAAATATATATTAATACTTAATGTCAAGAAAATTATCTACTAAACAACCTTACTCCGCGAAAATATTACAAGGGTTAAATACAGTTGGTAAAAAACACAAAATAGCTAAAATTCACCTCGATATTTTAAAAGATATTAATGCCACTCATAAAAAAATAATAAAACAAACAATGGCTCTTAAAAAAACGCCCAATGATTTAAGAGCAAAAGATATTTTAGAAAACTTAAAATTACAAAAACAATCAAAGGAAAGACAAATTCAGGCTTGGATAAAAGCAAAAAAACCAACAACAATGAAAAAATTTGAAAAATTCATTTCCGAAGGATGTTCCGTGAATGAAACAAGATTACCAAATAATATAGGTGATATTTCATTTAAAAATTGTATTTTAAAGAACATGCGTTTTATTCCTAGCAAACCAGAAGTTAAACAAATTAGAAATAGTATTCCTAATTTAAGCAATAATGATTATAGGATTATAATCTTAAATGGTCATGGCGCAATTGAAGGCGGTATTGTAATTCAAGGACAAATTGAGAATCAACCAACTATAAAACAAGCTAAAAACGCGCCCGTTATTTTGCCAAAATTACCAAATGGTATGTGGTATTTTGCACAAGGGTATCCTGGTACTTCTACGATGATGTGTAAAAGAGTAGATACAGCACAATTTCAAAATTTAAACCATCAACGAAAAAGAAACAATTTTGTTAGAAGATTGTTTTCTGATGGCACTTTTCAAACTTTCTTAGAGGGAAAATTCTATGATGAATCTGATACAGCAATGGTGGGCATTCCAACAATGCCATTTCACAACAAAGCATGGGATTTTGGTCAATGGGCAGAACATAGAACAATAATGGGTATTTATGATATTTCAGACCCAAACTATAGTGTTAATATTGATGCGACAAGACAAGCTGACCCTGGTGGTACTTATGTATATCCTACTTTATCCGGAGATAAATCACCCTCTGACGTATTAAGGAGTCATATTTATTTTCATGGGAGTATACCAGGTAATACAAATAGAGAACCTGCTGTAAATCAATTTCATCATAAAAGACTAGAAATAGTTCGAAATTTAGTTAAAACATTTAAATCTGAAAAAAAAAGAAAACCAACATTGGCCGAATTGAAAGACCTAGCTAAAGGTAAAACATTTTCATTTACCGCATATGGAAAAACAAATGATTACTCCTTGCAAATACCAAGGGCTAATGCTAAATTTAAAAGAATTTATCGCAATGAGTTATTTGCCTCTGATTGGGCTCCTCTTAGAGATTCACCAAATGGTGTATTCGATCCTATAGCAAAAGGTTCAGATGGCGTGTCTGTTAGACAACGAATGATTGATGCCATGAATAGTAAAAGAGATATTACAATGACAGACCTACTTAATTGGTTTGATCCAAATGCTCCAAATGCTGTTGATAAACGCAAAGTAATTTTCATAGATTGGAGTTGTCAACCGTTATCTGTAAGAGTTCAATATGACGGTCGTATTAGAGGTGTTGATTTTGATACTGCGCCTGACCCAACACAACCATACCCTCCAGAAAAAATACCATCATTGCTAGGCTTCCAAGCAACACGATTAGCATTTGAAAAGATGGCAAGAAAGTTAAATTTAACCTTTAATCGCGTTCAATCATTGTTTAAAGAAAAAAATGGCGAAGAAGAATTAGGTGCTTCGCCATTCATTGCCAAGATAGAAGCAGATAAAGTTGGAGAAGGTGATTATTTATTAAATAGATCCGCACGTGAAGCATTATCGCCTGTACCTATGGACGTAGCTACGATTTCGAAATCTGCTACTCAAGGTGGAAGAAGAAAAAAGATAACACGACGTAATAAAAGAAAAAGAAGAAAACGAAGAAAAACAAGAAGAAAAAATAATTTCTCTCCATCATTGTAAATGAGATATTATATTCCGGAAAATATATTATCTATAGCTCATAGGGGTTATTCTGCCAAATATAAAGGAAATACATGGCCTGCATTTAAAAATGTTAAAAACAAAGGCTTTGACATGATTGAAATTGACATTCAATTATGTAAATCTGGAGAGATTGTTATTTATCATGATTTATTCTTGAAAAACCATCGCATCATAAATCTAACTTTAAAAGAAGTAAAAAAAAAGAAAAAATCAATTATAACATTACAAGAATTTTTCAAATACTTTGATTCCAATGAACAAGCGATTTATTTTGACATGAAAGGAAAAGATGAATTAGCACATAGATTATTTTGTTTTATCAAAACATATAACCTTAATCTTAGCAACATTATTTGTTGTAGTTTTAATAAAAAACATATCGATTATTTGAAACTTAAACTACCTGAAATTAAAACCGGATTGATTACCACAAATAAATATGCCAAAAATGACTTATGTCAATTAATTAAAAATATCAATTATTTAATAATTGAATGGTGTGTTTTAGATAAAGAAACTATCGATTTATGTCATGAACAAAACATCAATGTTTTTACCTATACAATGGAAGACACCGATGCCTTTAATTATATTAAAGATTTTGACGTTGATGGGATAGTAAGTAACTATAGACTATTTAAATCTGATATAGGTTTTGTAATTTTACATTATTATTAAAGTCCACAATAAATTTTACAGTATTGTTTCATTTGTTCATTTGTATCTACAGGGTCTACATTATATGCCAATGCATGGAAACATCTAAAACAGACTATAACATCAATTAAGGAATTATGTAGATTTTTCGGTTCAGTATTAAATAAATTTTTATGCAACTCAATTAGTTTTGGAAATTTTGGTTCTAATTTTCCAGTATAAGGATTCTCCTTGAGAATATTACATATCTGTTTACCCATTTTCATAGTACAATGCGTCATTTTTCTATAACTAGATAATCGCCTACATTTATTCCTAATACATTCCACTTCCAACATCTTTTTATCAAATTCTATATTATGTCCTATTACACCCGTACAAGAACTAAGATCTCTCATAAAGGTATCTAAAACCTCACTTGCTGGTTGACCTTCTTCTAACATTTGTTCTTGTGTAATACCATGAATTTCAGTAGCTTTTTTCGGTATTTTAATGTAATTTGGTAATTTTATTATTTTATCTCGCACGGTTTCAATCTTATTTGTACCTGTATTGAATATCAACCAACTTAATTGTACTACATATGGAAATTGCCATGTGTCTTCTGGCTCTGCATATTTGCTTTTTGGTAAACCGGTTGTTTCTGTATCAAATACTATAAACTTCATCGTATTACTTGTTAGTTAAAAATATTTTTATAAATCAATTTTAACTCAATACTTATTTGTTTGATTAATATGTTGCAAATTCAGGATTCGAAATATGCAAACACATTACATTATCGGGTTTGATTCGTCTAGCCTGAAAGGATAACTTCATATAAGGACCACATCCTCTGCCTTGTTGATTTCCTATATGATGAAGCTCAAATGAAAACAGGTCATCATCTTTTTCGTCTGCTATATATTTTTGTATTGCATGCTTTGATAGCTCAAAATTATATATCCACTCTACATCATATTTATTTCTTACTATATCCAGTAAATCAGAACACGAAGAATGATTGGAACAAGATTTTAATGTTCGTGTTAACTCACTGAGTACAGTGCTTCTATTAATCGGTATGACCATAAATTCACGAATATCATCAGGACACAGAGTCTCCATGTACCACATGTCTCGTAAATACTGGCCCATCAAATGAACGTCGTCAATTTTAGACAAAACAAATAATCTTCGCGATACCCACAAATCATCGTTTTTTCTAACAACAAATATATAACGTATACCATTGGGTCCAATACGGGGGTTGCTCATAGTCAATTTGTTGGTATGTTGTTTAAACTGGGTGATAGGAAGGCGTTGAATACATTTTTATTATTCTAATTTTCCAATTTCAATTTTTTCCCAATTGAATAACCTAATCATATTGTCTACAAATGCCAAATGTTTTACGATGCCACTTACTTATACCATGCTGTTTTATTCCTTCCATATGTTTAGCGGTACCATAACCTTTATTACTGGCAATACCATAAAACTCGTTTAAATTTTCATATTTATCACATAATTCTTCTATATATTTGTCTCTTTCTACTTTTGCAAGTATAGATGCTGCTGCTATAGAACTATAAGTATCATCACCTTTTTCAATGCAAACGTTACTAATTTGTTCGCCTTCAAAAGAATAAGGAACAAAATGGCTACCATCTACTAAAATTAAATCTGGTCTCACTTGCAATTTGTCTAAAGCTTTATGCATCGCATCGTATGTCGCATTAAATATATTTATTTCATCTATTGTTTTTTCATCATGGTAAAATACGGCCCAATCTATGGCATTTTCCTTAATATAATCGTATGCCTGTAATCTTTTTCTGTATGATAATTTTTTACTATCGCGCATTAAAGAATGATCAAAATCCGTAGGATGTAGAATCGCTGCGCCTACATAGACTCTACCAAATAAAGGTCCTCTACCTGCCTCATCTACCCCAGCTTCTAAACTATCTTCGGCATAAAAGCCTTTAAGTATCTTTCTAGCTTTACGCATTCCGTTTCTTACTTTAGAACTCATATTTGATATAATTGTAAATGATACTTTTATATCAATTTTAATTAACGGCAACCAAGAGGCCAGTATCTGTTGACGCCACCGGCGCATTGACGACTTGCTGGGGCTTGCAACTTAAGCAAATATCCATTATTAGCTACACAAGTTACACATCCCTTGTTGTCGATATTTCTACGTTGACCAGTTCCGTTACCTTGTGCATCAACACAACCAACGGCAATATTACCATTTACGCGAGTTTGATGAATTCTCCAACTACTTATCAAAGCACCTGTGCGATGAACATTACCAGCCATTTTTTGACCAACTTGTACTCTGTTAACATTGACCATTTGTCGCGCTCTTCCGTGATATCTTACCATTATATATTTGTCAAAGAAAAAAAATTATTGACAACATTTATTTTTATCACCTTTGGGATTTTGACAAGTTCCCATACATGCATTTCGTGGGTGATTTTTAGTCATTGTAATTAAACAACATGCACATTTTCCGTCAGTTTGTGTATCTGTACAAACAGCATTCTTTGTTGGCCACTGTTTCATAGTTCGTGGTTGAGTAGCAGAAGGTGTATATCCTGGTGCCATTTGGTTTCTATTTTGAACGCGTCTACTTATTGCACGCTTAACAGTGCTCGAACGTGAACCAACACCGCCTAAAGCTAATGCCCTTTTTCTCCCTCTGTTAGGAGTAAACGAACATAATCCTCTTCTACATCCCTGAGGTTTAGAATTACTTGGTTGTATTGCAGGACCACAGCAATAAGCTTTCTCACATTGAGCATCTGTATTGCATGGTGGTCTGTTTAAATTTGTAAGACGTCCGCGACTATTAGCTAAAATATGAAATCCATTTCTTACTCTACCGTGTGTTTGAGCTGGCATATATGATATATGGAGAGAATTATTCTAAATAATTGGCGATTTTTTCTTACTCATTATATATAATGAAGTTAAGTCAATCAACATTATTTTTTATAATATTAGCAGTAGCATTATTGGCCACATTAGGAATGAATATTAAGGAAGGTCTAACTCCTGACTCATTTACCGGTACCAGAGAAAAAGAAAGCGTCCTAGCAAGAGAACGAAACGTAGCAGGAGTTAATCTTGGTTCAGACGACATTAGCTCCATAGAATCCGGTGTTACTGGTAAAGATAATGAAACTGAAAAGCGCAGAGAAAGATTTTGGTCTGAACGACGTGGTGTTCGTCGTGTAGATATTCCTGAAGGAGATGAAGATTTATATGTTCTTAAATCTTCTATCGTTCCTCCTGTATGTCCTAGATGCCCACAACAAGCCGCTTGTCCAAGACAAAAACCTTGTCCACCTTGTCCACCCTGTGCAAGATGTCCAGAGCCCGCTTTTACTTGTAAAAAGGTTCCAAACTATAATTCTATGAATAATCAATATTTACCTCTACCTTGGTTATCACAAGCTAGTCTTAACAATGGCAACACGTGGTAGTTGTTTGAATTTCTCCTATTTTATGTTTAGCCCACAGTTTTTTAGCATGTGTGCTATGCCATTCAAAATGTTTTGAAACGTCTGTACCAGCTTTAGATAAAAGAGTATACGAACCCCCTGGGTGCCTGTTAATAAATTCTGTTGCATCATATACAATATTATTTGCAACAATCCAACAACTTTCTTTAGTATTATGATTAGCCACTTCTTCTAGTGTATAAAATGTCATTTATAATTAAAAAACATTTTATCTTTAGACGATTCTTTTCTTTTTACATTTTTTATCCATTTGGAAACTTTTTCCTCTTACATATTTGGGAACAATTTTAACAATGCATTTTGATTTAGCACCATAAAGCGGTTCTGTACATCCTTTTTCTTTTTTCTTTTGAGTTTTTCTAGCTGCTTCTTGAACTTTTCGCGTTGTAAATTTCTTTTCATTTGTACATCTGGAACGGAAATGCTCATAACGTTCTCTTACCTCACAATATTTTAATCCGGATTTCTTTCCTAACATCGTGTTAATTAATTCATGTAATTTAAAAACCCATTTAGAAAAAGATCTTCTGCTTCGCATGTCATTATTGGTCAATGGCAATGCTTTCAAATTTTTAGTTAAATTTTCTCTACAATATCGACATGGTAATACATGACGCAAACTTAATATAAATTTTTTATAATTGCGTTTATCAGCAGGTGTAGGTTTAACAGGATAATTAAAGCTCATGGTATGAAGATAATGCCATAATGGAGGACCCCATACAGACGTTACCATACCATCTCCACTTTGATAATGTTTTTTCGTATATGTTCTTTTTTTATGTTTTTTAGATTTATTACGCAGTTTTCGGGTTTTAGCCATTGTTATAATAGAATCAGAAAAAAGAATTTTACGAAATAATTAATTGCATGAGTTCGTTATTAAAGTCAACTTGCTCTTCATTTAAATTTACATTAAATTTAATCTTCCACAACTTGATATATAAATCAAATTCATTATGATATTTAGTAATATCAAAATAAACTAGCTTGCCCTCATAATTTCGAATCCACATGTTATAATTATATAACATTTAAACTTTATATTCGTTTGAAGTTGTTTTTTCCGTTTCTATATGTATATATATAAAATGAGTTCTATGATGGACAATGTTAAAAATAGCGTAATGCAGGCTGTATCAAATAAAAAGTTTATTATGATTATCGTGTTGCTAGCTTTATTTATTGGTCTAGCATTCTGGGTGTACACAACTTATATAGCTCCTAAATTAAACCCAGAGTATAAAGATAACAAAGAATTTATTGACCCTACGGGCTCAAGTGATGGTGATGTGACAAATGCTACAATATACGCTTTTTATACTGATTGGTGCCCACATTGTAAAAAAAGTATCATTGCAAAGGATTCGGGATGGAAAAAAACTGTTAATAAGTTAAATGAACAAAAAATCAATGGAGTTCAAATTTTATTTGTAGAAGTTAACGGAGAGACAGACGATGGTACTCTTCAAAGTTTCGAATCCAATCATAATGTATCTATTAAAGCTTATCCAACCATTTATTTAGTGAAAGGTAATAATGTTATTGAGTTTGATAGCGACATCACTGAGGATAATTTAACTAATTTTTTGAACACGGCTCTCTAGATGGTAAATATAACAAAAATAATTTGGCACATTCCTCCCCTTTTTTAATATAATTATTCCTTACTTCTTTATTTTTAACAAGTTCTACAGCTCTGGGTATATTGATACGATCACAAGGAATAATTATTTCATTTTTAATTTCATTTGTCGGAGATTTTCTAGCTACACCAATCAATTTATCAAACATGTAATAACCATAATATACAATATTTGTTGATTCATAAATATATTTATTGGTATCTTTATTTAATGAAAATTGAATTCCCATGATTTCATCTTTTGACCCTCCATCTTCTATACAATAATCTAATGGATAATTGCATAAAACACCACCATCCACCAAGTAGGTATCATTTAGAAAAGTCGGTTGAAATACAAATGGCATAGAGCATGTTATAAAAACTGCATCAATGAGTTTAAGTGTTGGATGTGTTTCATATGAAATCTTTACTACTTCAAATGTATTTACATCTACAGCAAACATAAACAGCTTAATTTTAGAGAAATCATAGAATTCTTTTAATGTAATTTCATCAGATAAATTTTTAGATTTTAATAAGTTTTTAAAAAATATTTTCATATAATCTGAATTAAGTATACCTTTTTTGGGTATCATATTAAACATCATATCGGCACTAAAAGTTAGATCTCTTTCCCAAGGTCTATCTAGAATATAATCTATAATGGTTGACCACTCGATTTTTAAACATAGTAGAGTACCAATAAATCCACCAACAGATGTACCATAGATAGATTTAATATTGTTAATATCAAAAAACTCTTTTTCTATTAAATGTTTTAAGGCACCAATAGTATAAATCCCATTGTAAGCACCGCCGGCCATAACAATATGTTTGATGGTCATATATGGTTTTATCGTTTATTTTTAATAGTTTTTTTCTCTTATGATTCTAATATGAATAACGACGAATATCGTGATAAAATTAGTTTGGATGATTTATACCATCGCACACAGGAAGTCGAAGATTTGCGTCTACGCGTTTATAAGAAGATTTTAAATCGTGCTCACCAAAAAATAAAATATACATCTAGGCAACGTAATACAGAACATTTCTGTTTCTTTGTAGTTCCTGAATTTTTAGTCGGTACGCCCAGATACGATTCCGCAGCATGCATAGCATATGTTATGGATAAATTAACTACAAATGGTTTTGTTATTAAGTATACGCATCCCAATTTATTATTTATATCATGGCAACATTATATACCAAAATATCAACGACAAAACTTCAAAAAAAAATACGGATATTCTATTGATGGATTTGGTAATCAGGTACAAGAAAAGAAAGAAGAATCAAAAAAGGTGGACCCTACAAATATGAATAGTTTATTATTAGCTAGAAAACAAAACGTACCTGTATCTGTAAAGAAAAAGGACGATAAAAAATATAATCAGGTGTCAGAATATAAACCAACGGGCAATTTAATTTATAATACGGCTCTGTTGAAAAAAATAGAAAATAATAATAATTAATTAATTTTGGTACTTAAAGAATGTGTGCAAAAAATTTTTTAAAAAGTTGGAGCACTTTTTGATTTTGGACATTTTTAAGAATGTCCAAATTCGATTTTTGGATATATTTTGGGCTTCAAAAAATGCACACGTGTATTTTCTTCTCGAATGTTGTAGAGCATAAATAACAATAGTGCCTTTTTTTCAGTTCTACAACCATTTTTTTCGAAAACTATTTAGGGGTTTTTTTTGTTATCCATATATAGATGGATAAAAAACCCAGAAAAAACCCCAAAAAATATTATTGTGAAAAATGTGACTTTACTTCTAAGAACAAAAAAGATTTTAATCGTCATTTATCCACTAGAAAACATCAAATGGATAACGTGGATAAAAAATGGATAACTAAAAAAACCCCAAAAGTAAATTCTTACGAGTGTACCGTCTGCGGCAAAAAATATAAATATGCATCTGGTCTCAGTAAACATAAAAAAAAATGTATGTTACCTAAGGTTGAAGAGAACACTGAAAATTTAACAATAGAAATAACTCCTACATCTGTAGATAAAAACGAAGTTGAAGCTGAAAATGAGTCATTGAAACAAGAAGTGGCAGAATTGAAAATAATGATGAAACAAATTTTGAATAATCAGGATAAAAATCACGAACAAAATAAAGTCAGAGATGAATATTTAAAAGATATCATTCCGAAAATAGGAAACACCTACAATAATGCCATGTCTATAAATATTTATTTAAATGAAAAATGCAAAGATGCTATGAATTTAACGGATTTTGTTGAAAATGTAAAGGTTTCTTTGGAAGATTTGCTTTATACTAAAAATCACGGCTTCGTGAAGGGAATAAGTAACATTTTTGTAAAACAGTTACAAGATATGGAACCAACACAGAGACCCATACATTGTTCGGATAAGAAGAGATTACAATTCTACGTGAAAGATGCTGATAAATGGGAAAAAGATAAAAGCCATGAAAAAATAGATAAAACAATTGATGAAATTACTTTTAAGCAAATAAAGCAAGTGAAATTATGGGAAAAACAACATCCAAATTATTTAGAAGACGATAAATTATTAATCGAATGGCAAACGATGATTAGAAATATGACAACAGGTACAAATAGAAATATGACCATGGCAAAAGAAAAATCATGTATTAAAAAGGAACTAGGAATGACAGTGGAAGTTGCCCCAGAGATTAGACAATTAAAATTAGAAGCTGCAAATGAATTAATAGATAAGAAAATCTAAGTCATATATATATGTCAAAACAAACACTGAAAAATAAATCAGGAAAAAAAAATAAAACATTAAAGAAAAATAAGAAAAAAATAAAGCAACATGAAATTCTATTGGAAGCTAAGAAAGTACCGAAATTATTTCATCATCCAACCGTTGGCATTCTTAGTATTCCAATGACAGTAACTTATCATAAAAACACACACTCTTATATTCCTGCTTCCTATGTGAAATGGATTGAAATGAATAATGCCAGGGTTATTCCTATTCCTTATGACACACCTATTGGTGCAATGGATATGATACTTAATCAGGTTAACGGTGTTTTATTTATTGGCGGACAGGTAGATCATGGTATGATCAGTGAAGAATATTCGCTTTTTATGACTGCATTTAAACACATTGTTAATCATGCGAAAAAATCAAACAATCAAAATAATTATTTTCCTTTATTTTCTATTTGTCTTGGTTTTGAAATTTTAGGAATGATGGGAGAAGATGTGACAAAGATAATTAATGGTTTTACAAATTTAAAAGGGTTATCAAATGTTGACGCGCATCATTATAATTCTAAATTAAACATTGTAAAACCAGATTCTAAATTTGTTCAAATTTTTTCAAAAGAAGAGCAAGATGAATTTAGAAAAAATCCATGTGTTTTTCAGAATCACGGACAAGGTTATATAGTAAATGCACCTTATATGAAAAAATGGCATAAATATTGGAATACAGTGGCAACGAGCATGAGTGAAGATAAAAAGCCCATCGAATTTGTAAGTATGTTTGAATATAAAAAATTTCCATTTTACGGCACGCAATTTCACCCTGAAAAAGTTTTATTTGAATGGATTTTGCCCGAAATAGGGAGAACCCCTCTATTTAGACTGATTTCAAAACGATTATCTCATTTCTTTATTAATGAATGTAAAAAAAATAAAAACCGTGTTAAAGTTTCTGATTTATATATAAGAAATTATAATTTATGGTCACGTAGTGCAACTGTTAAAAAGATTAATCCAAATCAAAAATTATTCAAAGACAATCATAGTGCTTTTGAAAATTCGTATTATTTTGATGTTTTATCTTAAAATATTTATTCAATATATATGAGTAGTAAAACATCAACATCTGTTAACAATCAACCTGTCATTGGTATTTTAACAATTCCATTATCAAATTGGTTAGGCGATAATATAGCTATAGATAGCGAAAGAGCAAAATCTTATTTACCTGCAGCATACGTAAGATGGATTGAAAATAGTGGAGCGCGGGTTGTACCTATTCAATATACTTTAACAAAACCTATCATGGATTCATATTTGGCGCAGGTAAACGGTGTAATTATATGTGGAGATATTTCTCCTGTGAATATAAGCAATATGAAACCAGATACTAAAATAGAAATGAATGTTATTCGGTGGGCAAAAGCCGAATTTCATATTTTCGAATGGGCCAAAAAACAAAATAGAATGGGAACTTACTTTCCTGTATTAGGTATTGGAATGGGATATGAAGAATTAATTTTCATGCATCTTTATCCAAAATATTATAGTCAACTAAAAGATTCGAAAACAGCAATGTCAAATAATCAGCTTTTTAATTCTAAGGAGATGGTTGAAATAGCTAAAACATATACTTCTAATCCTTTTAAGTTGACGAGTAATCCTGGTATATTTGGTAGAAAACTTAGTAAGAAAGATCAAGAAATATTTGCCACAAATAAGGTATGTTATACAACTCCTGGATGGGCATTAAATGCAAAAAGTAAAAATGTTAAACAATTTGAAACATTCTTGGAAATAAATTCTATAGGTAAAAATAGAAAACTTAACACAGTATACATTAATGCATATTCGTTTAAAGAATTACCTTTTTATGGTCTTGCATTTCATCCTGAAGCAGTAATTTATAGTTGGGTAGAAGAAATGATTCCACAAACAGATACTGGTGTTTATTTTTCACAAAAAATGAGTGAATTATTTGTCAATGAATGCAGAAAAAATCTGACACCATTGTCTAGTACACAAATTCTTATTTATAATTACACATTATTCTCTCCAACGAAGGTATTGAAAATTTTATATCCTGAAAATTGGGAAACAATGCAATTGCGAAAACATTTTACTAATTCTTATTTCTTTGGTTTAGTTTTACACAAAGAAAAAAAACACAAACACTCAAAATCAGCAAAAGGTAAATCTAGTGCTTCACAAGAATAATTAAATTTTTAGGTTAATCTTTTAATATACAGATATAGTATATGAAAAGACCGCGTAAGACAAGACAACATAAAAAAAAACATAAAACAAGTAAAAGAAAGAAAAGACAATTGGTAGTAGGTATGATATCAGTTCCTTTGACCCCTGGTAAGAAATATTATCAGGTTTGTGGGGATTCTTATATTGCTAGTTCTCATATAACCTGGTTGAAAAGATTTGGAGTTAAGATCTTGCCTATACCATACACCACTAAGAACTATAAAAAATATATGTCAAAAATAAATGGTTTGTATTTTCCAAGTGGTGGAGCATTTGCTGGCACTCAAAAAGAATACTATAATTGCTGTAAGAAATTTCTACAACTCGCTATGAAAGAAAATGATAAAGGTAATCATTTTCCAATCTGGGGAGGTTGTATGGGAATGCAGCAGCTAATGATTATAGCAGATGGTCACGATGATTTAGAACATTTATTACAACGGTTCGATTCGTTTAACAATTTATTATCAACATTGGATTTTACTGAGGAAGGGTTACGAAGTCGTATGATGAGAAATGCTACAAAAGCGGAAATTAAAAAGTTGTCTACCAAAGATTGTACGTTAAATAATCACAAAATGGGACTTACACCAACAAAATTCAAGAAACACAAAAACATTGATAAATTTTACAAAATTGTATCTACAAGTGTAGACAGAAAAGGCCGTGATTATGTTTCAACTATTGAAGGTCGTTTTTATCCATTTTATGGTGTGCAGTGGCATCCAGAGAGAAGTGCGGCGATGGATTATTTTGCTAAATTTTTCGTAAATGAATTAAAGAAAAATCGTACTAAAAATAAGAAACATACTAGAAAGATATACACTAAGGAGATTGATTGTTTTAATTACAGTAATAGGTTGTATAAGAGATGTCGGTTCTACTGGCATAAACGTACATCTAAACATAATAAAAAATTATGCAATGCTGCGCAGTTGTTAAAGAATGATGCTGCAAAAAATAAGGGAAAAAAGACAGCAAATGGGCGTAAGTTTACAGGGGGTGTATAATATTTTAAACAATAATAATGTTTAAAATATTTATTTTTTACGGTGCTTTTTTTTATGTTGTGCTTTCATTTTGTTCCATTGTCTTTTATCTCTGTTTGTAAATTTTGAGAATCCAGGAGGATAATCTGATACGGCTAATATAGGTCGATTTCCACCGCCAAGAATTACTAGATTTTCTTTGTAGCCACCGCCAAATACTTGCTGTATACCTTCACCTCCTTTTCTAGTTCGTCGGGTTTTTCTTTTTTTATGATGACGGCGAGTTCTGCGTCTTTTATGAGTTTTTCGTTTTTTATGATGTTTTTTGTATTTCCTGCGAGTTCTGCGTTTTTTACGACCTCCGACAAATTTAACGCATCCACAGCCTTTAGTTTTTGGGTACAATGATTGTGTGGTTGACATTATATATAAATATATTTAGAAAAAATTTATCTTCTCTTTTTTCTAGAACGTGTACGGTGCTTTTTTTTACGTGCGCCTCCTGCGGCAGCGACGGTAGTTTGAGGTATTGGTGGTGGCGGCGCTAATGCTGTATTTACGTTTTGCTGTACAATCTTTTCTAGTTCAGGATTTTCTTCTCCTACAACTACTTTATCTAATTCGGTTTCTAAAGCTTCTTTTTTTGCAATGGTATTTTGAAGCATTCTTTCACCTACAATAGCTTCAAATAATTTGAGACCTTCCTGATATTCACGTTCACATTGTAAATAAATATTGATAATCAACTGGCGTGTTTGGTCTACTAAAGTTTGTAGTGATTTACTAGTAAGTTTAGGATTAATAGTAACCATTTTATTTGCCAAGTCTCCTGTATTAGATGCATATTCAGCAGGAGTATCTACCCATACAAATAATTTATCTAAAACAGCAAGAAGCTTTTGTTGATTTTTATTTGTATTTTTCAACATGCTTTTCACATTATCTGCAAATTTTACAAAAAGCCTATTGCTTGTGCTTCCTGTATATGATTTTTGCCATGCTGAATCAACATCTTTACATGCATCGGTTTCATGATAAGCAATAAGAGGGATATCTCCAAATTTCTTTCTCCCACTAGCATTCCAAGAAGAGTAGTCTTTTTTACCAGTAAATGTTTTATAGAATGTTTTTAGGTCGCTTTGATAAGCAGCCCTTGCTTTTTTAGACATGGCGTTAAATTTCCCAGTACCAAAATCATAGATATCATAATATAATTTTTCTAATTCAGGTATTCCTATTTCTTGACCCAAGGTTTTATTTCTTACAATCTCTTCACCATAATCGATATCCAAATCATCAAGAAGATTTTCGTGCAATTGTTTAGTAGTTAATTTTCGATTCAGATTACAATTATCAACTTTAACTTTTATTTTACCGTCTTCTGTGCTCTCAGCTTTCAATGTTTTAATTCTACGATTGCATAAGTTAACTTCTGCAAGTTTAACACGAGCTCCTTTAGGAATTTTGGATTTATTCATAATACTCATTTCATGACCGTTGTATTTATAAATAGGATTAACAGCTTTAAGAATAGCCGCGAATAGATGTGCTATTTTGATATAAAATTTTGCAATACCTTTGCACATACTATCTTTTTCTCTTTTGTTGCGTACATCAAGTTCTGTGAGTAATGTTTTTTCTCGTTTCCTTGTATCGCTTGGTCCAGTCATTCCTTTATAGATAACTTCTCTATATGAACCATCTGGATTATAAACTTTCCTTTTGTATTGGGCTTCTTTTGTTTCACCAGTTTCTGTTTGCTGCTTGAGTTTATTAGTGGAGAGATAAATCACGGAAGATGTTTTTTTGGCGTTAACCGGAACACCATCAACCACCCGCTGTGCAATATAAGTAATTTCACGTTCTTTTAAAAATTTTTTAATTACATCGGCAGTAAGAATAACCAATTTATTACAATACTCTTTGTCACCGAGTCTTTTCATATCTTGAAAATTTTGGGTAAGGATATATTTAGTGGCTAATATGTCTAAAATATTGGCCGCTTTTAATTCTTTTTCATCAGTACCAGGTTTAGATTGCGTTGCTCCCATATATATGTTAAATAGATATAATAATAAAATTGAATTAAAAGTAAAATTTAATTATGTAAATTAAGATAAATGCAGAGTAATTTTACGAAAAAGAAATCAAAAAGGAAATCAAAAAAGGTAACAAAGGATTTGTGGGAAACCTTTACTACTGAGATAAAAGAAGATAGTAAAAAATTAGAATGTGTTTATTCTGAACAAGAATTGAAGACCAGAGAATTTTGCGATTTATGTAATAGTGTGGTGAATTATGGTGATGATAGATTCCTTACATGTACGAATCCTAAGTGTGGTATTATTTACAAAGATACTTTAGACTTATCGGCTGAGTGGAGATATTATGGTGCTGATGATAATCAAAGTTCGGATCCTACACGTTGTGGTATGCCAATTAATCCACTTTTAGAACAGTCTTCTTATGGTTGTAAGGTTATATGTGGTAGTAGATCTTCGTATGAAATGAGAAAGATAAGGCGATATACAGAATGGCAATCGATGCCGTATAAAGAAAAATCACAATATGACGAATTTCAAAGAATTAAGGCATTATCGGCTGCATCAGGTATTCCTAAAATGTTAGTAGATGAGGCGTTGCGATATCATAAGAAGATTTCTGAAATGAAGACATTTAGAGGTTGTAATCGGGATGGTGTAATTGCGGCCTCTGTTTATATTGCAAGTCGTATTGCAAACTTTCCACGTACAGCAAGAGAAATAGCAACAATCTTTCATTTAGATAATACTGCTGCAACGAAAGGTTGTAAAAATGCGATCCATCTTCTAAATAATATGGAAAAGGATATGGTTAATAATGATAAAACATATTTTCATAATACAAAACCAATTGCCTTTATAGAGCGTTATTGTAGTAAATTGAACATCAATAAGGAATTAACGAAGGTTTGTGAATTCGTGGCATTAAGAATTGAGAAATTGAATTTGATGCCTGAAAACACGCCACATTCAGTAGCAGCAGGTATCATTTACTTTATTGCTCAGAGCTGTCATTTGAATATTAGTAAACATGATGTTAATTGTGTCAGTGAAATTAGTGAAGTAACAATTAACAAGTGTTATAAAAAATTAATAGGATTACAAAAGAAAAAAGAAACATCGCTAATTCCATCAGTGATTCTTAAAAAATATAAAGCGTAATGGTTATTAATTAATTTTGTCTTATTATTTTAAATGACAGAAACTACTAATACACCACAATTTGATATGAAAGAATTTAAAAATCCTGATATAGATAGTTCTAGAAATGAAGTTGTAAATATTGTAAAAGAGCTTGTACCGGCTAAAGTTTTTATTGTTCCATATAGAGATAGAGAACCACATAAGTTGGTATTTACACGCGTAATGCCTTATATTTTAGGCGATTCAAACTATCGTATTTTATTTATTCATCAAAAGGATAGAAGGCCATTTAACAGAGGAGGTATTAAAAATATCGGGTTTCATTATGTAAAGAAAAAATGGCCTAATGATTGGCAGAACATGACATTAATTTTTCATGACATCGATTTTATGGCATATAGAAAAGGTCAATTCAGTTTTGACACAAAACGCGGTGAAGTAAATCATTTTTACGGATATCCACATACATTGGGTGGAATATTTGCAATTAAGGGGATTGATTTTGAGAAAACAGCGGGTTTCCCTAATATATGGACGTGGGGATTAGAAGATAATGTATTATTAGAACGTGTGTTGGCTCTCAAGTTTAGAATTATTCGTAATGAATTTGTACATGCGCAAACTCAAACAAAAAATATAATAAGTTTATGGCATGGGTGGGATAGATTGTTGAATCCAAATACGGGTTTACAAAAAATGCATTATCAAGTAGATAGTTTATGGACTATATTAAATATGAATTGGTATGAAGAGCGGATTGAAGATAAAATTTGGATGATACATGTAACAAGTTTTGATGTGCCTATAACTGATAAAAATCCACTAGTTCAAAGTGCACGTGTTTCAAATTCTAGAATCAATAGAAGTTTTAAAAGCTGGAGGGGGGTAGAGCGAAATAGAAATAACATGAGAATCCAACAACAACAACGTTTGAAACAAGGAAAAGGTGGATTATTAGTTAAATGGGGGAGAAAATAATATAAAAATACATTTGATTATTAATTAAATGTATTTATCAATTTCTAGAAAGATAAAAACAAAAGAAAAACCTGACAATGAATCTATTTATTTGATATATCAATATTTCGTACATCGTGATGCGTCAAGAAATAAAGAATTACAAGAGTGTTTGCGAAAAAATGTAGAAAATCCACATATTACTAAGATTTATTTGTTGAATGAAAAAATCTATGATAAAAAAGAGCTTGGCATTGATAGCTCCAAAATAGAACAAAGAAACATAGTAAATCGGATTAAATTTAAAGACATATTTAATTTTGTGGAGAAAGAATCATTGAAAGGATATATAGTAACATGTAATGCAGATATATTTTTTGATAAAACAATAGATAATTTGAGAAAAAGTACTATGTCAACCAAAAAGCAATTACTAGCGCAGTTACGATTTGATTATACAAATAAGCAATTGGGAAAATGCAAGTTATTTGGTCCTAGAGCAGACAGTCAAGATACTTGGATATGGCATTCTAACTTTAATCCGTACAAAGAAGGGAAAATTTTTAATATCATGTTTGGAAAACCTGGTTGTGATAATAAGTTAATTTATTTATTCAATTTGATTGGCTTTGATGTAATAAATCAACCTTATTTTGTAAAGACTTATCATATACAAAAAAACAATAAGAGAGATTATGATGGGATTCAAGCGATGCCTGGTCCTTATATGATGAAATCGCCCTACATTCAAAATCGACAAATGATATATACTGATATTTGGGGCACCGTTGGTTGGCGTTTAAAAAATACACATAAGACAAGTATTGAAGCAACAACAAATAATTTTTCAAGATTTATTACGGAAGTAGATAATAAAGTATTAGGTGAATTTTTAGATAAACGATTAAAACAAGATGACAATTTCTGTATAGCACGAATAGAAAATAATGCAGCTGTATTAACAAGTGTAATTTTAATGTTAAATCAGCTTACAGAAGGTACGTTATTTTCTACAATGTCAGTGCAACCAAAATATCAAAATAATCTCCAATTGAAACATTTATGGAATATACTAAATCAATTAGTAGGAATAATTGGAAACAACGATTTTAGAAATTTTTCATATATATTAATGTTTGCTAATAAGTACATGGAATCTTTGCAAACAGCACATATTACTATAGGTTTGTCATTATGGGACACAAATTATAGAATATTAATGAGTGAAAGAAAAGAACAATTATTTAACGGATTAGCTGACCTATTGAAACATAAACAATGGGTTAATAAAACTACCATTAATGTTTTTAATTATTTGCATGATAATCCTTGGTTATCTAAACTTAACAATCAGAAATTATTAATTATCTCTCCATACACGGAAAAAATAAAGGACCAGATAGATTCGAAGAAGCTGACTATGTTGTATAACTTTGATATATTTTCAAATTGTTCTTTTTGTTTTATTAAGTATACTACTTGGTGTACTACCTTGCAAGAAGAAATTATAAATATGATAGGCGATTATGATGTAGCTTTATGTGATTGTGGTATGCATGGCTCAATTGTCAGTAAATATGTATATAGTGTTGGGAAATCATGTATAGATATTGGTGATATACTGTCATTGTATTTTGGATTATGGAGTAAAAGTTTAATGAGTAAACATAAAGATATAATTCAATTATATTTGAATGAACATTGGCATAAAATTTAATTTAAATACAAAAATGGTTAATAAATTAGAATGAATATCGATGATTTATTAAAACAACTTGGATTATTTTGGCAGTATCCGGTAAAAACAGAAAAGGAGTTTTATAGACAAAATAAGGGTGATGTTAATTATCTTCCTTTTCCTTGGGCGACTGTAATAGATAAAAACGTAAATCTACAACAATTACTAGGGATATTAAAGACAGTAATTCCGGCAAATAAGAATTATTACACATGTTGTCAGCATATAGGTTATCATAAATTAGTAAATCTTTGGAGTTTGTTGGGTATAGGTACAGTGTACACGCCTCATAAGTGTTTGGGAAGAGATAAAATGGGGTCTATCAATTTGGTAGCTTGTCCATTATATGCAGTAAATTTGGAAGATAAGACACGAAATGAAGTATTTAATGGTGTGGATTTATTAAAGAAAGAAAGGAAATATTTTTATAGTTTTGCTGGGGGTTATCAGGCAAATTGTTATTTAACTGATATTAGATTGAGAATATTTGATTTAAATAAGAAAGGCAGAAAAGATTGTATAATTAGAAATACGGGAGATTGGCATTTTAATTGTGACGTATATGGTGGCGGACAAGATATAAACGGAAAATTAAATGAAGATCAAAGACATAAGATAAAGACAAAACTATACAATTCAATTCTGCTTGATTCCAGATATGCTCTTGCTCCCAGTGGTAGTGGTCCAAATTCAATTCGATTTTGGGAGGCTTTGGGCACAGGTTCAATTCCTGTATTATTAGCGGATACATTAGAATTGCCCAAACATGCATTATGGGAAAAATCTATTGTGCGAATAAAGGAATCAGACTTGGATAATATAGATGATATTTTGGGAAAAATAGGAAGAGAGGAAGAGAAGGAACGAAGAGAAAATTGTGTAAAATTGTATGAATATTTTCGAAACAATTATAGAAATATAGTAAAAAAAAAAGAACTAGTGATGTTTACAAATTGTCATGGTGAAAAATATATAAATATTTTTAAAAGAGACAGTGACATAGAAGAAAAATTTAACATAAATTACATAGTAAGCTATGAACAACTAAACAATTTTTCAAAATGGAAAAATATTTTTGAAAAAGCTGATATCTTAATAATTAATAATATTAAAAATTACACTGACTATACGCTAACAAATTTAAAAAAAATATTGAAGAAAGATGTTTTATTAATTGTTCTACCTTTCGTTAGGTTTGAGGGTTATTGGTTACCTGAACCATATAAAAGATTACGATTTTTTGGTGGGAATAGTGTTAGTTATTTTCCAAATCTAAATATTGATAACATAGATAAATATTTGAAAATAAAATTAAATGAAAAAATAGTTAAAACACATTTTGAAAATTGTTTGATTAAATTAAAAAGTATCGAAAATGAATCAGATATTAAATTCTATGATTTTTTTATTAAGAATCATCAAGAGTATCCAATGTTCCGTGATAATTATCATCCAACAATGAATATACTGGAATATATAGGCAAAGCTTTAATCAATAAAATAGGTGAGAGGTTTGATATTCAATATGAAAAAAAACCATCGCTTTTAACTAAAAATGTAAAAGAATATGGTCATTATAAACCGATCTTAGACGATGTTAAAAAATATATAAAAATAAATTATAACATTGATAATGTATTTATATGGAGTAGACGGGATTATTTATATAAAATATTAAATTATGAGAAAAATGGAAAATTCCCAATAAAAGACTTGGAGCATATGAAAGAGGTTTTATAAATATAATAGGATTTTAGGGATATAGAATAGGAGGAAACGGAGAGAAACAACTGTATAAATATAAGTTAAAAAGGTTAAGTTTATTTATATAGAATTATTATAAATGGATTTTGACTTTGAAAAAGAAATGGTTTTTGGAAAGAAGCACATAAACAAATTAAAGTTCGATCAAGAAAAATATAGCTTCATAACATGTTTAACTGAATTATTTGGGGTTACTAATTTGGCCGAGTTGCATAAAATTAAAACTAAAGATTATGAAATATTTACAAAATTTGGGAAAGACTCAAATACAGAATTTCATGAGAAATTTTATTCTTATTTAAATAGTAGTACTGGAAGTAATATTAAAGAAAAATATGAGAATTTTATTAAGGATGTAATATTTCCTTATTTAGGTTTGAAAAAAGCATTGGTGCAACAGTTTCCAACAATGCGATTTCAATTACCTAGTAATATAGCTGTAGCTAGAAAACATATAGATAGTGAATTTCATCCACTCGGGGAAATAAATTTTTCATATGCTTTTACAGATATGTTTGATTCTAATACAATTTGGATTGAAAAAATGCCTAGAAGTGAAAACTATGTTCCAATTATAATGAAAGCTGGAGATTGTACTTCATTTAATGCTAATTTATGCATGCATTACAATAAAATAAATAAAACAGGTAAAACACGTGTGAGTATGGATTTTCGGATTTTACCGTTATCTTATTATAATAAGACTGAGTCCAAACAGTCAGTAACAACGAATATGAAATATGTTGAAGGAGGATATTATAAATTACTAGAAATATCTTAAAGAGATGAATGGAATATATAAATATTATGTTAAAGTGGGAAGACTCCTTGATAAATTATAGAAATGTGAAAAATTTTGATGATAATGCTGTTTGCAGCTGGGTTAGATTAAAAGTAAATAAATTTAATGAATATTTAGGGAAACATAATTTGAGTGGTGTTATTTTATCTTTAAGTGGGGGAGTAGATTCTGCAGTAACTTTGGCTTTATTGTTAAGAACAAAAGAATTACCAAATAGTAATTTAAAAAAAATATTGGCTATTAATCAACCAATTCATAGTTCAGATTGGGCATATCGCAGAGCAAAAGAACTATGTGAAAAATTTAATATAGAATTAACAGTAATAGATCAAACTGAAATTTTTGATAACTTAGTCAATGTGATAGAGAAAAAGACTGGTATAAAATCAAATAAATTTTCATCAGGACAATTACGAAGTTACATGAGAACACCTGTTAATTATTATTGTGCTCAATTATTAACAATGCAAGGGTTTCCATCAATAGTTATGGGAACAGGTAATATGGATGAGGATGGATATTTAGCTTATTTTTGTAAAGCAGGGGATGGCGTTGTCGATGTTCAATTAATTTCTGATTTACATAAAAGCGAGGTATTTACAGTAGCCAAATACTTAGGAGTAACAGAAAGCATTTTAAATGCTAAGCCTAGTGCTGATTTATGGAATGAACAAGAAGACGAAAAAGAGTTAGGCTTTACATATGATTTTATAGAGTTTTATACTGGGGTATATTTAAAATGGAATAAGAAGCAAAAGAATAATTTTTTAGAAGAATTAACTGAAATGTCCTATAAAGAATTTATTATGTTTGAAAAGAAATGTGTTGCTATTCATAATAGAAATAAACATAAAATAGATGGTATCATCGATTTATAATTCGGATAAATAATTTAAATATTTTATAATAAATTATTTATAAAAATGAGTAAAAATATAACAGTAATAGGTATAGGACGATTGGGACTTGGTTTAGCTCTTTTAATAGAAAAGGCGGGTTACAACGTATGTGGTGTAGATATATTTCCTGATTATGTCAAATGTTTAAATGATAAAACATATAAAACAAAAGAGCCAGATTATGAAGATTTATTAAAAAATAGTAAAAATTTTAATGCTACAACAGATTTAAAAGAAGGTTTAAATCATTCAGATATTATTTTTATAGTTGTTCAAACTCCTAATGGCGGCGGTGATAGATTTTATGATCATACTATTTTATCAAATTTATTAGTGAAAATAAATAATCATAAAGTAAAAAATAAAGACATTATAATTGGTTGTACGGTAATGCCAAAATATATTGATGAAATAGGAAGAACATTAATAGAGGATTGTGAGAATACTACATTAAATTATAATCCCGAATTTATTGCTCAGGGGGAAATTATAAAAGGATTTTTGAATCCTGACATAATTTTAATAGGTGCAGAAAATAAATTATTGGGTGAAAAGTTGGAAGAAATTTATTCAAAGTTTGTCTTAACAAAACCGCGCTATTGTGTATTGACTCCTTTAGAGGCAGAAATAGTAAAAATTTCGATTAATGGGTTTATAACTACAAAATTATCGTTTGCTAATATGATTTCTGATGTATGTGATAATTGTGGTGCAGATAAAGGTAAAGTATTAAATAGTATTGGAGGTGATAGTAGAATTGGAAATAAATATTTTAGACCAGGATATTCTTTTGGTGGTCCATGTTTTCCAAGAGACACAGTTGCATTAAAACAGTTTGTGGATAAAATGGAAATAAACAGCGACTTATTAACAGCAACAACTAAGTATAACAAAGAACATATATTGTTTCAAACAGAACAATTATTAAGAGAAAATCCTGCTAAAAAAGTATTTGAATTTACTGATATTTGCTATAAAGAAAATAGTAAAATTCCAATAATAGAAGAAAGTGCCAAATTAAAAATAGCAGAAAATATGGCAAAAATGGGAAAAAAAGTTGTTATAAAAGATGAAATACAATTAATTAATGAATGTAAAAAAGAATATGGTAAATTATTTAATTATGAAATTATTGATTAATTATTTAAAATTAAATTACAAATAATAGTTATAATGACTAAGATAATTATTGATGTTGGGGCATCTAATGGACATTTTGCAGTTCCCTGGAGTTATAATTATTCAGATTATAATATATATTGTTTTGAACCAAATAATAAAAATTATAAATTGTTAGAACAAAGAACAAAAAATATAGAAAATATTAAAATTTATAAAAAAGCTATAAGCAATAATTCCTGTATTAAAAGATTTTACGAAGCTAATTATACAAATTCTTCTTCCCTGCTTCCTTTTAACAAAGCTGGTGTTGATAAATGGAAAAACCCAACACCAACGATACCTAAATTAAAAACAATAGATGAATATGATGTCGAATGTGTTAGATTAGACGAATGGTTAGAACAAAATAATCTTAATGATGTAATAGATTTTATAAAAATAGATACTCAGGGACACGATCTAGAGGTTATAAAATCATTGGGCGATAAAATTAAAAATGTAAAAGAGATCACCGCGGAGGTTCAAACAGTTGAAACAGAGGTATATAAAAATTCAAGTAAAAGAGAAAATTTATTAAAATATATGAAAGAACAAGGATTTTCTATATGGAAAATACAACCTTGGTCTCATAATCAAGAACAAAATATATGGTTTACAAATGATTGTTATAATAATTATTTACATTTGCAATAATATAATTGATAGAATTTAAAAATAATATTAATTATATAGATATAATGAAGAAAGTAGTCTCTTTTTGTTTATTTGGAAAAAAACCTATATACTGCGTTGGTTTGATAGAAAATTTGAAATTAATGAGTGAAATTTATCCTAATTGGATTGCCAGAGTTTATTATAGTAATGATGTTCCAGAAAAGTATATAAATGAATCAAAAAAATATAATTGTGAATTGGTTTTAAAAGAACGAAAGGGGGTTTATGATGGTACTTTATGGAGGTTTTTGCCATTATTAGATAAAGATGTTGAGTTATTTGTATGTAGAGACTGTGATTCAAGAATAAATTACAGAGAAAAAGCTGCTGTAGATGAATGGATAAACAGTGATAAATGTTTGCATATAATGAGAGATCATCCTCACCATGGCAACAGAGGTAATGAACCAATTCAATCTGGTATGTTTGGTATAAATAATTTAATATATAGAAAAAAATATCAACCAATTAATATTCCAAGTGATAATATAAATATTAAAAATTATGACAACTTATTTTTATTTAATACTATATGGAATATTTTAAAAGACGATCAATTAACCCATGATACCTATGGTTGTAAATGGACGAATTATATTAAAAAACCATTTCCATCACATCTTCCTATTAAATTTGGATTATATATTGGTCAAATTATTTTAGAAAATAACGAAATAAGAAGATACGCTGGTGTTGAAGAAGAATATAAACGAAGAAATATTAAATATTAAAAATTTATTTATGATTTATAACGATTCTGTTAAAACTTCATCTAATTTTTTAATAAAATGCTTTTTAAGTTTTCTATATTTACTTGACAAGATGGAGAATTTTGACTTCCTTGAACTGGTAATATCCAATAATTTAAACCATTTGATAGTGCTATATTCGCCAAACAATGCATTAAATCAACAAAACATATTTCAATAAATAATGTTTCTGGTTTGCAAGCATAACTATAAAAGTTGGCGTGAAGGTGGTAATATAATAATTTAATCTAAATAATATTTATTTTTTAAAATATTTATTATCTCCTCCACAGTGCCAGATATTGGAACCAAGTTCATTATGTCTAAATAAATTATTAGTAAATTTATATATATTTAAGTGACACAAAAGTGAACAATTGGCAATAAAACAATCCAATGGACCTTCTATCTTATTATCCTCAAGGTATTTTAATATTTTTTTTATTCCTTGTTTATTAATTAAATATGAATAGGCGCCATTAAACCATAATCCTTTAAATTTTAAAACATCATTATTAATTACTGTTAAATATTCTTTTTTTGTGTTCCCACCACCAAGTAAAACAATATCCCAGTCGCTAGGGATATTATCAAATCTACTATTTAAGAATTTTTCAAGATTTTGATTTAATATTATGTCATCCTCTAGAATTAATGCTTTGTCTATATTATTATTTAAAATATATTTCCATAATCTTACCGTTGAATCTAAAATTCCCCATTCTCCTTTTGATAATGTTAATGACTCTTCTCCTCTAATAAATATAGGATTTACATATTCTGGACAATATTCTAATAAATTTCCATCGGTTGCTTCCCATTTTTCTATTTTTCCTATAAATTTTTCTTGTTGCAATACATGATTCCATTTATCGTTTCTTGTAGTTAAATTAATACAAAAACATTTCATTATATATATTTATTTAAAAATTTATTTATATAAATATATATAATAAATAAATATGCGTACTTTTAAAATTTTAAATAACTGGAATAGTTCACAAAGAGAATTATGTGAAGAATTTTTTAAACAGAGTCAAGATAATAAAGGAAAATGGAATAATATTCAAATGGTCACACATAATAACCCCGATTATTATGTTATTTTAAATGGTTTACTTACAGACAAATTACCGTGTGAACCAAGTAAAATTATTTTACTTCAAATGGAACCACCATTTAGATTATGTCTTGATGATAATGATCCAAGAACTTTTTATTATAATGGTGAAAATGGTAAAATGGAAAGTAGAAATCTAGATGTAAACAATAAATATAAACCACAAGATATATGGTTGAAAGAAAATGATGATTTTTTACATTGTAAATTATTACCAAAATATCGTCAAGGTTATCATTGGCAGATAAAATATGATTATAATAGTTTATTAAATTTTAGTCCCAAAAAAAGTAAAATATTAAGTTCTATAATATGTAATCTTACATATATTTATGGTCACAAAAAAAGAGTAAATTTTTTAAAATATTTAGATCAAATTAATGTACCAATAGATATTTATGGAAAAAAATATACTAGTGCAAAATATGCGGATCAAAAAATTTTTAATCAATTAAAAAATTATAGAGGCAGCTTACCTAAATTTAATGCTGATATTGGTCTAATTCCTTACAAATATACATTTAATGCTGAAAATTGTAGTGAAATTAATTATTATACCGAAAAAGTAAATAATTCTATTTTATGCGAATGTTTATTATTTTATTGGGGATGTCCAAATCTAGAAGATTATATTGATCCTAATGCATTTATAAGATTAGATTTAGATAAACCAGAAGAAAGCTTAAAAATTATTGAGGATGCAATTAAAAATAATGAATGGGAAAAACGTATCGATATAATAAGAAAAGAGAAAGTAAAAATATTAAATAAATTACAATTATTTCCCACAATAGAAAATATAATTAATACAAATAAATAATTTATACTAACACATTATTATGTTTACATAATAATAAATATGTTTATATAATAATAATGTTTTTATTTAAAAATAAACATATTATTATTATATAATGAATCTTATAATTCAATATTATAATGATAAAAATCTTGAAAGACAAAAAGAATATGATTTTTGTCTAGAAATGAATTTAAAAAATCCTGCAATAAAAAAAATTTATAATATTATTGAAAAAGAAACTATTGTTCCAGAAAAATTTATAAATAATAAAAAATTAGTAAATTTACCTTTTGATTATTCAAAGAGTGGAAATGTTGATGGTAGATTAACTTTTAAATATGCTTTTGAATTTGCAAAAGATAATATAAAAAGTGATGAAATAATATGTATAATAAATTTAGATATATTTGTAGAACATTCTATAGAATGGTTAAATTTAAAGGAACATTTATTCAATATAGATAAAAAAATAGCACTTTGTTTGTCTAGATATGAATATTATTGGGATAAAAGTTACAAAACAGAACGTTCACAATGGAACGGTGCGAGTAGTGATGCCTGGATATTTCTAAATCCTATAGAAAATATAACTGATTGTAATTTTGCTGTAGGAAATGCTCCTGGTTGTGATGCTGCAATTACTAGAAGATTTTTCGATGCTGGATGTAAAATATTTAATTGGGCAGAAAAATATAAATTATTTCATGTAGATATTTGTAGGGGGCATAAAAATGGAGTAATGATTATAACAGAAAAAACAGATAATGAAGCAAGAAAGGCCTTACTAAGAGGTAGATTGGATTGTCCTCCCTTGCAAAATTGGGTGGAAATATTAAATAATAATATTCTACCAAAATATAAAATATATTAAAATTATAATACAACATAAAGTGGTTTGGTGTTGCATTAAAGTTATTCTAATTTAATATCGTTAATATTATAATCAATCATTAATTTCAACTGTTCATTAGAACATTTCCATTCATTAATATATGGTTTTGTTAACTTATATGAATATACATTAATATTTTTTGGTATTATTGTTTTGTCTGACAAACAATGATTCCAATTCCAAAAAAATATATTTTCAAGATTAGGATTAATAAATACAGTGGTATCAGAAAAACTAGATCTAGAAAGAACTATTGATGTTGTTTGCAACATTGCAAAATAATGTTCATATAAATTACCTTTTATTAGTTTGACTTTATTTGAGTATTTTAATAATTTTTCAATACAAGGATTATTTATTGCTCCTATAAATCTAGAATTATAATTTTGGTTAAAATTATTTTCTATCATTGGTTTTGTTATTAAGTAAAATTCATCAAATTTATCATTAAAATCGTTTATAATTTTTATATAATAATTCAAAGGAGGTTGGACATAACTTGGATGCGGTGATTGTTTAAAAATATCACCTCCTCGGATATGTATACAACAAATCCTTTTGTGAAACGGTATAGGTTTAATTTTTAATGAAGGAATTATATAAGTTTTTGCTATTAAAAAATATTTACTTATATCTACTGTTCGTTTATTAACCAAATGTAAGTCTTTTGGAAAAAAATTACTTTTAATATTTTTATAATCATCTTTATATAATTTGTTAAATATATTTTCAATATACTCAATATTAATAATCTCAGTAATAGGCGTTAAATAATTAATATTATTTAATTTGACAGGTTGTTTTTTTTTAATAGCTTCATTTAAAATGTTCATTAATTGATACATTTTATTTCCCAATCTTCCATAATATGCTTCTAATATTAACATATAATTCTTAATAATGATTTATATTTAAATATTATTGTTTATTTAAATAACATAAATGAAATTACATTTAGGTTGCGGAAAATTGTATTTGGATGGTTATATCAATATAGATATAGATTCTCCTAATGCTGATATTAAAGCAGATATTGTGAATTTAGATTTTATTAATGATAAAAGGATAGATGAAATATATATATGTCATGTATTAGAGCATATAACTAGAGGAAAAACAATTAATTTATTTTTAGAATGGAATAGATTGCTTAAGAAGGAAGGTGTATTAAGAATTTCTGTCCCTAATTTTCAAAGTATAGTAGATATTTATCAAAAAAATAAAAATATGGCTGAATTAATAGGACTTATAAACGGTGGTCAAACAAATAAATATGATGTGCATTATATTTGTTATGATTACAAAATATTAAAAGAGATTTTATTAGCAACAGGTTTTTATGATGTTCAATATTATGATTGTGAAGAATTTTTAAAAAATAAGGATGATTATTCAAAAGCTTATTTACCTCATATGGATAAAAATGGAACATTAATGTCTTTAAATTTAATTTGTAAGAAAAAGGAAGATAAAACAAACGTTACTCTAGAATTATCTAAAAATTTAAAACAATTTTTTAAATTAAAATAGTCAATAAAACAATATAAAATGATTAAATCAATAATTTTATAATGAAGCTTATTATTTTTACAACTTGTAAACCATTTATAAATGATGATGCATGGAGACAAGAACAAGCGATAAAAAGTTGGACTATGCTTGAAGGTATGGATAAAATCATTATCGTAATGGGAAATGACAAAGGAACAAAAGAAATATGTCAAAAATATAATATAATACATGAACCAGAAATTAAAAATTTATATGGTGTACCATATTTACATGCAATGTTTGAAATAGCAATAAAATATGCTGACAAAGATGATTATTTATTTTGGACCAATTCAGATATGATCTATTATAATGATATAATTAAAAATATATCTGCTTTTGATACATTTAAAAATCATAAACAAATAAATAATTTTGCTTTAGTGGGTGGAAGATTAGATTGGCATAATCCAAAAATATTAAATGATCTTTCCAAAAAACATTTCATTTCAAATGTAAATACCAAGAATCGTTCTACAACTGATGTGTGCCAACTAAATTCTTCAAAATATGAATGCTCACATCACGCTTTGTGTGGAATAGACTATGTGATTCATAGTCCAACAACGTTTATAAATAGAATCGATAAGAATTTGGTAATAGCAGGAACACGACATGATATGATATTAGTCGGAACATCTATTGCAAATAAGTTTTATACTTGTAATATTACTAATACAACATTTGTAGTTCATCAAAACCACGGTTATAAATTTGGACAACATGGTTCATCCAAATTATGTGTAAACGTATTAATACCTAATAATACCAAATGTACTGGAGTATTGGCAAACATTGACGAAGCTCCTTATCAAAGTCAGTACGACGGTAATGGCGAAATAGTTTTTAATTAAACATATCTTCAATCAACTTATCCAATGTATCAAACTCTCTTTTCCATCCCAATTCTTTCTCAGCCTTTTTTGCATTTCCAAGCAATAAATCAACTTCACAGGGTCTGTAATATTTTGGATTAATCTTTACTCTAATAATACCATTTTGATCTCGACCTATCTCATTTATTCCTTCCCCTTCCCATCGAATTTTATATTTTTTAAATGCAAAGGTTTTTTCAACAAACTCTCTTACAGTATACGTTTCTCCTGTAGCAAGAACAAAATCATCTGGATTTTCTTGTTGTAACATTAACCACATACCATACACATAATCTTTCGCATGACCCCAATCTCTTTGAGCATCCAAATTACCCAATTCAACGAATTCCTTTTTTCCTTCAGTGATTTCTTTGACATTTTTAACCACTTTCATTGTAAGAAAATTCTCTCCACGTCGCGGACTTTCATGATTGAACAATATACCATTAACAGCAAATAACCCATATCCTTCACGATAACATTTAACCATATAATATGCATATAACTTAGCAGCAGCATAAGGAGATACGGGATTAAATGGTGTATTTTCATCTTGGGGGACAGCAAGAACTTTCCCATACATTTCACTAGTACCTGCTTGGTAAAATTTAATCTTTTGTTGTATTTGTTGTGGCAAAGACCTTACAATTTCCAACAGACGCATTACACCAGTTCCATCTACATTAGCTGTATATTCTGGTATTTCAAAACTTACTTTAACGTGGCTTTGTGCTGCAAGATTATAAATTTCCAAAACTTCAAAGTCAGGATGATTACTTATAATGTTAAACAAATAATTTGCCAATCCAGAATTATCTGTCATGTCACCGTAACGCAATGTGATCTTATCTCTAATATGATCTAACCGTGTATGACTGTAAAGAAGTGAGGTTCTTCTAACAATTCCAAATACTTTATAACCTTTTTCCAAAAGAAATTCAGCTAAGTAAGAACCGTCTTGTCCAGTAATACCGGTAACAAATGCTAGTTTCGTCATTTAAATAATATAAAAAATACTATTTAAATTTAAATTCATGTTTGTTTATTATAATGCGCATCGCAGTAACAGGAGGTAATGGGCTCGTTGGAAGCTCTATTAAAGCTATAGCACATCAGTATCCAGAACATGAATTCGTGTTTTTGACACGTTCCGATTGTGAATTGTCTTCAAGAATGGCTGTCATGACGTTTTTCTCAAGTGCTTATAATCGTTTTGACTATATTATTCATCTTGCAGCCAAAGTAGGCGGTCTTTTTATGAATTTAGATTCCAATGTTGAAATGTTCAGTGAAAATATTAAAATAAATGAAAATATACTTTTTGCTTGTAAGAAGTATGGTATAAAACGTGGTATATTTTGTCTATCCTCGTGTATTTATCCTTGCAATCCTAGTCGATTTCCTATGGATGAATCCATGATTCATGAATCACCACCACACCCTTCTAATGAAGGCTACGCATATGCTAAGAGAATGTTAGAAGTTCAATGCCGACAACATAATAAGGCATATGGTACTGAATATATTTGTGTTGTACCAGTAAACCTATATGGTCCTTATGATAATTTTAGTATTAAGAATGGACATGTTATTCCAGCTATTATGAATCGCTT